TGTATCGTTTCTTGCTAGTCCTCATAGGCACATTTTTCATTTCCGGGTGTGGATCGATGTGTTCCACAATGACCGGGACATCGAGTTCATCCAGTTCAAACGATGGCTCGAGTCGCTGTATAGTGGTCAAAATACCATTTTAGAACTTGACTGGAAATCTTGCGAGATGATCGCAGATGACTTGTATATTCAGATAGCCGGCAGATATCCTGACCGTGCTATATGGATTGAAGTAGCCGAAGATGGCGAGAACGGCTGCCTCATTAAGTATGAACTTTCTCGTCCTAACCTAAGTATTAAATTTTAAGGAAACATAATGGGTAAGCAAGTTTACAAACCCAGCCCCAGGGCTTTAGCAGTACAAGACGACCTAAATAAGTTTTTAGATTTTTGCGTTGACTATGGTTATCGCTTTAATGAAAACGACTTGTATAATTTTAAAAGTTATGCTTGGCAACAATATAACAAATTTGTTCAAGGAAAAAATGCTAAGAATATGTGGGTCGAAGATGCTCGCCGTTTAGGCAGGTCAATTTGACAGTTTTTTTAGTCGACTTAGAAGCAGTTCCAACAAGGTACACGGGTCAATGGAAGACTCATGTACCTGCTTTACTTGAAAGGGCAGGACACAATGTCAAAATTATTTCTGGGCCTGAAGATATTCCTTCAGCCACTACTCCTGGTGCTTTTCTTAACTTTGGTGGCACCAATATATACAAGTCTAGTCAGGTTGAACAAATGGGTAGGCTATTTTGTAGCGGATCCGTTCATCCCGGCGACCACTTTATTTTTACTGATGCTTGGCATCCGGGCATTATAAACTTAAAGTACATGAGTGAACTGTTACGAATTCCAGTAACAACCCATGGACTATGGCACGCCGGCAGTTATGATCCACAAGACTTCTTAGGTAGATTAATAGGCAATGCGCCATGGGTCAGGCACGCAGAGAAAAGTTTTTTCTTTTCTTATGATCATAATTACTTTGCTACAAAGTTCCATATTGATATGTTTGCTCAAAACTTATTTGATACTATTGATGATGGTAGTAATCCATATGTCACACAGACAGGATGGCCAATGGAATATATGGCAGATGAGTTGGCTTCATACAAAAATCTTACAAAACGAGATTTAATACTGTTTCCACATAGAATCGCTCCAGAAAAGCAAGTAGATATCTTTAAAGATTTGGCAACTAGATTACCACAATATGAATTTATCGTTTGCCAAGAAAAAGAATTAACCAAACATGACTATCATACATTGCTAGGCCAAGCTAAGATTGTGTTTAGTGCTAACTTACAAGAAACATTGGGCATTAGTTGTTATGAAGGTACATTACTAGATGCTATACCGATGGTGCCAGACCGTTTAAGTTATACTGAAATGTATCAGGAAAATTTTAGATATCCAAGTGTATGGACTGAAAATTATCAATCATATGATACATATCGTTCTGAACTTTGTAATACTATTATAGAAGATATCGAAACATACGAAAATAGGGTTCCGTGGATTCGACAACAAGCCGAAACTTTATCTAAAGACTTCTTTTCGGCTACTAATTTACTTAAAAATATCACATAACCTTGACTTAAACCTAAATAACCTATATAATAATAGTATGACACTAAACGAACAATTTGAACGCATAACTTCTAATAAAGAAGAACATACTCGTTTGTATGAATCTGATAATTTATATATTGTTTGGGTAGTTAAAAAAGATGATCCTAAATTAGAAGGATTTATTAATTCTATCGATAAGGAATATTATAATTGGCGTTCTACACTTAAAGGAAATACTAAGCGAGAGTCAAAACTTGCTAACGATAAAAATAAATTAGCAGAAGTTAAAGGATATATCTATAGTGTTACTAGAGATCAAATGGATTTATTTGAAAAGATAGCCTTAATGCCTTCGATGAAGTATGGATACAGGTTTGAAAAATATGATGTAAATGATATTAAAGCTAAAGAAAAACAAGAAATACTAGAAGCACTAACAGAGGAAAACGAATGACAACATTTACAAGCGAAGATTTAAAAAACGCACTCATTAATTCCAAACTAGTCGAAGAAGCGCCATACCATCCTGGATACGAAGATGCTGTAATAAATCCAGATCCGGTAAGATTTGATAATATTGACGAAAACGGTTACAAAGAAAATAACCTTGCTGATGCTATTCGATTTAAAATGAAACGTGATAAAAAACGTTTCTGGGCAGGCGATAATATAAGCGATTATGTAAGCGAAAACGATAAAGAAATTTTAATCAACGAAGCTACTGCGGCATTTGAAAAAGTTTTGGATACATTATTAATTGATCGAGAAAACGATCCTAACAGTCATGGCACAGCTAAACGACTAGCTAAAATGTATTTTAATGAGATTATGGCAGGACGCTATGAACCATCTCCAGATTGTACAGCATTTCCCAACGATAGCGAAGATAGATATGAAGGAATGTTGGTTGTACGCAGTGAGTTGCGTAGTATGTGTAGCCATCATCACCAGCCTGTTACAGGTGTCGCCTACATTGGCATTATCGCGGCTCAGAAACTAATTGGTCTGTCAAAGTATACTCGTATCGCTCAATGGTGTGCTAGACGAGGGACTCTCCAAGAAGAATTGTGTAATGATATAGCAAAAGAAATAATGAAGGCCACAGGTAGTAAAGATGTAGGTGTTTATATCCAAGCTACGCACGGGTGTTGCGAAAATCGCGGAATTATGGCACATAGCTCATTGACTCAAACTACAGTACTTAAAGGTGCGTTTACTACTGACGCTGGTACTAAGAAAGAGTTTATGGATAATATTAAATTACAACAGGACTTTGCTCCACGATGATTGATCGAATTTTACATGAACTATATGTATGGTGGATAATGTTTATCGCATTCATACAACACATTTTTTCATAATACTAAAATGATCCAGCCTTTAAGAGATGATCTAATGGTACAACAACAGTTGCCCGATGGCCTCGAAGGTAGTAATGCGGTATGGCAACACATGGTTGCGGTTATCATGTTGAACCAAACAGGCCGTAAACCCGTAAAGACAGTGGCACCCATATTCTGGAGCCGTTGGCGTAGTCCCCAGGCATTCCTAGAGGCTACTCCAGACGAAGTACGTGATATTATCTGGAGCCTGGGAATGGTCAATCGTCGGTATGAACGACTAGTACAGATGAGTCTGGATTTCATGGAATGGGATGGCGAAGACGCTAACATGTTATACGGTATTGGCAAATATGGGTCAGATAGCTATGAAATATTTTTTAAACAGAATTATTCGGTAGAACCTACCGACAAAGAATTAAGACGCTATTTAGAAGAAGAAGTTTGTGCATAATAAAGGAGAAATAATATGGAAAATATAAACATTTTGGCCAGCAGAGCTATTGAACGAGCAAAAAACTTACAAGAGTTTTTAGTATTTCGTAATATAGAGGAGGTAGTATTTGACGGCAACCCTATACCTTATAATCTTAATCATATTATGGGAGAAAAAGTAGAAATTACTGTTCCTGCTATTGACCAAGAAGAAGCTGAAAATCGTGTCGACGAATGGTTAAAAGGACAACGAGTATGATTCGTTGGATGTGGCACCATCTAATAAAATGGGGATTAGACTATAATTTTCATCGTGAAGTGGAAAAGATAGAGTTAAGCTATCCAGAAGAATTTCATAATATTGATATGGATAAATCTATTCGAATTTCAGTACTCCCGGCCAAGGGCGGATGTGTAGTAGAAACGAGAACATTGGATAAAAAAAATGGCGGCTGGATCAATGAAGCCCACATTATTCCCGAAAATGAAGATGTAGCACATCGTGTAGGTCAAATTATAGCCTTAGAGTTATTAAAAAGATGATTGCGTTAACAGCCTTAATTAAATGTAACCAAGCAGTAAATGAGGAGACTAAATAGTTTCACAGCGGTCTTCGGCGTCATCCCGCTTGACAAATTCTGCCGCCTATGCTAAATTAACATAGGAGAAATTAATGGCAAAGTATTATTCAACAAAACACTACGGACATAACATTGGGTTGAGTGCTGTGTTTAGACAACCCAATGCCGACCACAGTCACTGTCACTTGCTACATGGCTACAGTCTGGCATTCACATTTACTTTTGGATGTGATAATTTAGATGATAAAAATTGGGCTGTAGATTTTGGCGGCCTTAAAAAACTCAAGGCTTGGTTAGAAGATAACTTTGATCATAAATTAGCTTTAGATCGTAATGACCCACATCTAAACAAGTTTCGAGAATTGGAAGAATTAGGACTAGCTGAGATTAGGATCTTCGATGGTGTTGGAGCAGAAAAATTTGCTGAACACGCTTTCAATTTTGCCGATACTTTGATCCGTGAAGCAAGTAATAATCGTTGTTATTGTGTAAGAGCAGAGTGTGCTGAACACGGAGCTAATTCGGCTATCTATGAAAGCTAAAATATGGAAAAACATCAGACTAGTCATAAAAATTTAAAAAAAATTAACGAAATACTTGATATACTTCAGGAAGAATGTGCTGAAGTAATTGTCGCTATAAGTAAGATCCGTAGATTTGGTATTGATAATTCATATAAAGAAGGCGGTACACAACGTGATCACCTTATACAAGAATTAGGCGATGTTAGTTTATTAATAGAATTACTACAAGCTCACCATGTATTGCATCCTCAACAGTTAAAAGAGGCACAGGACCGTAAAGCACAAAAATTAAACAAATGGTCTACTATCTATAAAGACTAAGAAATTATTAACTACCTATATTATCCAGTAAATAGTTAAACTGTACAAAGGATAATAATGGCAAAGTCCAAAAATGAATACAAAATAGCGGTACTGCTTCCTACAAGAGGCAGGACTACAGCACTAAAACTTAGTATTATTAGTGTTTTCAATAGGGTACTTAATCTTGACGATGTTCAGTTATTGTTAGGTTTTGATAACGATGACGAAATTGGGTTAAATTACTTCAACGACACAATTCAACCATGGATGGATGAAAAAGGTATACATTATACTGTAATGCAATTCGATCCTATGGGCTACATTGGATTAAATCGTTATTACAACGGACTAGCAGCACAAGCATCAGCTGATTGGTTATTTGTATGGAATGACGATGCTCTTATGGAAACAACTGGGTGGGACAAAATTGTTACCAAATATACAGGCGACTTTAAATTATTAAAAATTCATGTTCATAGAGAACATCCTTATTCAATTTTTCCTATCTTACCTAAAGAGTGGTATGATTTATTTGGTTTCATGTCTAGGCATCAAATGACCGATGCTGAGTTAAGTCAAATTGCTTATATGCTAGATTTAATGGAAATTGTAGATATCTATGCCACCCATGATAGACACGACTTAACCGGAAGTAATGCTGATGACACTTACAAAAATCGGATTCCGTTAGAAGGCAATCCAAATAATCCAGCAGATTTTCATAATCCTGCGTACAATAATGCTAGACTAATCGATGCTGAAAAAATTTCCAATCATTTAGCATCCAAAGGGTTAGATGTTAGTTTCTGGTTAAATGTAAAATTAGGCAAACAAGACCCATTTGAAAAAATGAAAAAGAATGATATTAATAAACAAATGAGACATAGCGTATGGCAAAAATAACTGAAAGCACACATTTAGACCGCTGTTTGATTACTGGCGAGTTTGTGACAAAAATTTTAGATTTAGGTCAACACGCCTATGCTGATACATTTATTGCCGAAGATCAGCTTCACATGTCCGAGCCTGTTTTTCCATTACAATTATTTTTAAATCCTAATTCAGGACAAATTCAATTAGGCTATGTCAGTAATGCGAAAGATCGTTATAACTTATATAATTATAGCTACACATCATCTAATTCAAAGACAGCTAGAAATCATTGGGACGAATATGCTAACACTATTAAAAACAAATACAATACAACAGGTCTAGTTGTCGAAATTGGTAGTAATGATGCTTACCTTATTAAACAATTTCAAGATAAGGATACTGCTGTGTTGGGTATCGATTCATCACAAACTATGTGCGACATTGCTAAAGATAAAGGTGTAGAATCTTTAGCTGCATTATTCAACACTGATACCGCAGTTGAAGTAGCAGAGGAACATGGCAAAGCATCTGTTGTCATAGCTAATAATGTATTCAATCATGCTAACGATCCTATTAATTTTGCGTCAGGGGTAGCTCAATTATTAGATGAGGATGGAATATTTGTTTTTGAAGTACCATATTGGGCAAGTATGATTGATAGTAATCGATTTGTCGACATGGTATATCACGAACATATTTCCTATTTCACTATCAAGAGCACTTGGAATTTATTACAACAAGTAGGATTAGATATAGTAGATTTTGATATTGTAGATTATCATGGTGGTAGTATTAGAGTGGTTGCTAAACACACTTCTAATAACGGTATGCCATTTTTGGTGCGCGGGGCTATAGAAAATGAAACTGATATGGGTTTATTTGATCCTATCTTTTATGAACAGCTACAAGATAAATTTATCAAACAGCGTAATGAGTGGTTGCATAAATTTTATCAACTCTTAGCCGACGAACCAAATGCTATCATTATTGGTGTTGGTGCAGCGGCCAAAGCTAATACTTGGTTAACTTGGCACAAACTAGATAAAACAGTATTAAATTGTATTACTGATGCTAGTCAATTTAAACAAGGCAAATATACTCCACTAAGTCGTATTCCTATTCTTAGCGACGATGAATTTGCTAAACATGAAAAGCCATACGCCTTAGTACTAAGCTGGAACATAGGTGAACCATTAAAACAAGCTCTACTAAGCATTAATCCCAACACAAAGTTTATTTCACAATGAAACATTATAACATTTACGATAACAACGAAGAAGGTTTAGGTAAGTTTTCTGATGACCGTGGGTCTATTACTGATATTTTTTATAAAGCAAATATGAATCATGCTTGTATTATTACTAATGCCCCAGGAGCGGTTCGTGCTAATCATTATCATAAACAAACTACACAGTACACATATGTACTAGCAGGCACTTTACATTATTATTCTAAGCACTTGGATAGCGAAGAAGTTGCCAATTCTATTACAGCAGGCCCCGGTGATATGATTATTAGCGAGCCTAATGAAATTCATGGTATGGTTGCCGGTGATGATGGTTGCGTTTTTCTTGCGTTTGCCGAAGGTCCTAGAGGCGGCGAAGATTATGAAAACGATACATACCGCGTAGATTCAATTGTCCCAAAGCATGACTAAAAACGTAGTAGTATTTGGATCTAACGGCGGCATTGGCGAAGCAACAGTTAATGCTTTTGATAAAGCAGGCTATAATGTTATTCCGGTGGATAAAAACTCTGTTAATTTTCTTTATAGTACAAGTCCTGCTGAAGTGGAGTCTATATTAACACAAACAAATCCAGATGTTGTAGTAAATTGTGTCGGGCATTTTGATAAATCAAATTCTGAAACACACTCTAATACTTTTGATATTAATGTCGGTTCTAATTGGTCAATTATTCGTTATTATATGTATGCTAAAACGCAAAAACCTATTAAGATTATTATGGTAGGATCAAGTGCTTACAAGTCAGGGCGTAAGGACTACATTTTATACGCGGCCAGTAAAGCAGCACTATATAATGTATGGCAAGGAGCATGTGAATACTTTAAAGGTCATAGTATTACTTTAGGATTGATTAATCCAGTACGAACACGCACCAAAATGATAGATATGACAACATCAGCTATTTGTTTAGCGCCACAAGATGTAGCACAAGAAATATTAAGTATGGCATCAAGCAAGAGTAATCAACTTGTTGATATGAACTATCCAGAGGAGAATTAAATGAAGATTGGTCTTATAGGTAAAGGCACAGTAGGTAAAGCAGTATATGAAGGATTAAACCATTTAGGTCATCAAATGAGTTTTTTTGACCCAGCGTACGAAGGTTCAACCCTTGATGATGTATTAGATTCAGAGTGTGTATTCATTTGCGTACCGACTAATCAAGCAGACAATGGTGATTGTGATACAAGTATTGTAGAAAAAGTAGTCGGTCAGCTAAATGATGCTGGGTATAAAGGATTAGTTGGTCTGAAAAGTACTTGTGTTCCCGGAACCTGTGATAAATTATCAAATCGATATCCTAATTTGCGTATCTGCTCAGTTCCAGAATTTCTGCGGGCAAAGACCGCATTAGCAGATTTTATGTATAATCATGATTTGTTAGTAATTGGTAGTAATCGCGACGAGGATTTTATCATTGTTAAAGCTATCCATGGAAAATTGCCAAAAAATGTCGCATGCGTTAAGCCAGCAGAAGCAGAAGTTATTAAATATTTTAATAATGTAAATCATTCAGCACAGATTATTTTTGCGAATATCGCATATGATGTATGTAAAGCATTAGGAGTAGATTATAATAATGTTTACGAGGCTATTATTAAACGTGAATGTTTCAATCCAGCATATTTAATGTGTAACGAAAATTTACGCGGCTTTGGCGGACATTGTTTGCCTAAAGACACAAGTGCTTGGGCTAATTTAGTGAAAAATCTAGGTTTAAATTATTCTATGATTGATGCTATACAGAAAGATAATGAAGGTTTATCCAAATGAGTAAAATACTTATAACTGGTGCTAGCGGATTATTAGGCACAGAATTCTGCCGCCAACTGAAAGATGCTGGACATGAAGTTTGGGCTATAGATAATCATAGTAGGAGCACTACAATACCTCCTTGCGATAAATGGATTAAGATGGATTTGTTAAATAACGGTAGTTTTACAGGTTATGTAGAATTACCAACAGACTTTGATTACATTTATCACTATGGTGCTATCAATGGTACCACTAATTTTTACAAAATGCCTAACAAAGTGTTGACTAATAACTTTATTTCAGATATTAACATTTTCGAGTTTGCGGCAAAATGTAAAAACTTAAAACGATTAGTATATGCTAGTTCGAGCGAAGTCGTAGCAGACGATCCTACAAGCCCAGTGCCGGAAAACGAAAATGTCTTTATTAAGGATATTCATAATGCTCGTTGGAGTTATCGTTTAGCCAAAATTACTTCTGAAAACTATTTGGCTAATTCAGACTTACCTTATGTTATGATACGATATTTTAATGTGTACGGCGAAAATAGCAAACAAGGACACTTCTTGGGCGACCAAATTAACAAAATTAAAAATGGTGTATTTTCGGTAATTGGATCACAAGAAACTCGTAGTTTTTGTCATGTCAGCGATGCTATTCGTGCTAGCATCTATGTAGCTGAAAATTGTAATCGCGAATTGGTTAATGTAGGAAACGACCGCGAGATATCAATCGGCGAAGCTGTTAAAATTATTGCTACAGTTATGGGACATCCAGACGCTCAATTTGAACAGCTACCAAGTATGCCTGGATCTGTAGCTAATCGCCGCCCAGACATAAGTAAACTTCGTTCCATTATGCCCAATTACTGCCCCATGAGTTTTGAAGAGGGTATTCGGCAAATCCTTAGTTGACAAAATTCCTATAGATAGTGTATAATGTCTAAATACTCTACTCTATAGGAACAAAATGAAAAAAGTATTTGTAAGTTGGCAAGAAGTTGAGGGACACACTCAAGAAATCTTGCGCCAAATTCAACAAGATGCCTGGCTTCCAGATTATGTAGTTGGCCTTACCCGCGGTGGACTAGTTCCGGCTAATCTTATTAGCCAATATTTAGAAGTCCCCATGGAAACTCTTAAAGTAAGTTTGCGTGACGACAACAGCCAACCAGAAAGTAATTTATGGATGGCTGAAGAAGCTTTTGGTAACAATGAAACTGGTGGCAAAAAGATTCTTATAGTTGATGATATCAACGATTCTGGTGCTACATTAAATTGGATTAAACAGGATTGGCAAACAAGTTGTTACCCTAATGATGAGCGTTGGATCGATGATGTTTGGGGGGAAAATGTTAAGGTGGCAGTCTTGTATGATAACGAAGCAAGCCAATCTGAGCTTGACATAACATATTCTAGTGTTACAATAAACAAGTCTGAAGAAGATCAGTGGATCGTCTTTCCGTGGGAAAATTGGTGGGCAAATGACAGAAGATAATCGATGTTGCGGTAGTGGAACCTGTATTATTAATTCCGAAGGTGAGTGCTGGTGCGGACAAAAATGGGATGGTGAAAAAATGTGTCAACCTTATTTTATAAACGAAGCCGGCTTAAAAATTAATGCTACAACCGGGAATCTTATAAATGATTAAATTAAGGATAGCATTAGCCCGCTGGATATTAGGAAAACATTGTACTTGTTATAAACTGGGTTATCATAAACTCAACGATTATAATACTATAGCAAAGGATAAAATAAAGGCAAAAAATGAGCAAATTAAAAGTAGCTGAATTATTTTATAGTATTCAAGGCGAAGGGCGCTATATGGGCGTGCCTTCTGTCTTTTTACGCACATTTGGTTGTAACTTTAAGTGTGCTGGGTTTGGTATGCCAAAAGGTCAAATTAGCACAGAAGTAGAAGACATTGCCGAAATTGTTCATATGTATAACAAATATGAAGAGTTGCCTTTAGTTAGCACAGGTTGTGATAGCTATGCTAGTTGGGACCCACGCTTTAAGAATTTAAGTCCACTATTAGAAACAGATCTTATTGCTGAACGAATTATGGAAATACTCCCATTTGGAGAATGGGGTACCGAGCATTTAGTAATTACCGGAGGGGAACCATTACTAGGATGGCAGCGAGCTTATCCAGATTTATTAAATCATCCGCTTATGTCAAATTTGCGTGAGATTACATTCGAAACTAACGGTACTCAAAAATTAAGCGAAGATTTTAAAAAATTCTTAATTAATTGGCAATTAGACGGAGTAGGTAAACCTAGACAAGTTACATTTTCTGTTAGTGCTAAATTAAGTTGTTCTGGTGAGTTGCGCGAAGATGCTATTATGCCCGAAGTTATTTGCGATTATCAGGATGTAGGGTACACTTATTTAAAGTTTGTTGTATCTACTGAAGAAGATGCAGAAGAAGCACTAACTGTAACACAAATTTATCAAACAGCCGGATTTAAAGGCCCAGTGTACTTAATGCCTGTCGGTGGTGTAGAAAGTGTATATATCTTAAATAATCGTCGTGTAGCAGAACTAGCTATGTCAAATGGATTAAGATATAGCGACCGACTACAGGTACCCTTGTTTAAAAATGAGTGGGGAACTTAAAATGTTAGAAAAATTAAAAGGTCTTTTTAAAAAGAAACAAATTGCGGAAGTAGCAGAAGCCCAAGTTAAATCAGCTAAACAAATTGCTACAGAGAAAGGTGAACCATATTTTGAAATTTTAAGTATGGACATCAATCCCGATGATATCAACTCTGGCGCATTTGAATTTGATTGGAACGATAAGATGATCGCTGATTTAGTCAGACATGGTTATATGATGAGTTCAAAAGATACTGATGCTGATATTATTGACCGTTGGTTTACCGCTGTGTGTCGTAATGTAGTATTAGAAACAGCAGAGCAATACGAAGCAATGAACAATCGTGTAGTTAAGACTCGCGATATGGGCGATGGCAGGAGTGAAGTAAGTTGATATTCAATCATGTTCGTCGTTTAACCGAAGAAGGTAAAAAAATTGGCATTACCTTTTCGACTTTCGACATGTTGCATGCTGGCCATATTGCTATGCTAGCCGAAGCTAAGAATCATTGCGATTATTTAATTTGTGGTTTACAAACAGATCCTACTATTGATCGCCCAGATACTAAAAACAAACCTGTTCAAAGTATTGTAGAGCGACAGATACAACTAGCCGCTTGCCGATATGTAGATGAAGTTGTAGTATATCAAACGGAGCAAGACTTAATTGATTTATTATTAATTCTTCCTATCGATGTTAGAATACTAGGCGTTGAGTACGAAGATAAAGAATTTACTGGAAAAGGCGAATGCTATCGTCGTGGTATTGAATGTATATTCAACAGTCGAGATCATTCTTTTAGTTCTAGCAGTCTACGAAAGCGAGTAGCAGAAGCAGAAACTTTTAAGGTACTCAATCAAAAATGATGCTATATGTAAACGGTGACAGTCATACCACTGCCGCCGAGGCAGTTAATCAATATATTGTAGCCGGTGAAGACTCAAGATTGGTACATCTTGGAAAATTACCGCATCCTGAAAACTTAGCAGTAAGTTGGGGGAAAATGTTGAGCTTGTCTCTTAAAGTAGCATTTCATTGTGCTGCTTATTCAGACAATACTGTAGATAAAATACTCGAAGATACAAAAAAATATATTAAAGAAAAAGGCTCCGCTGATTTAATAATTATACAATGGCCAGCTAGTGCCGAGGACGAAGATAAGATTTTCAAATTTCATCAGGAATTACTATCTCAAAATATCAAACATATATTTTTTAATAATAATCAAACTTTTAGTTTAGATCGAGATTGGAATAATTGTTTTATCAGAGTACCATACGAAAATTATATTTTGGATGAAAAAATTGATACTGTTTCTCCAAATTCCAAACATTTTGGAAAAGACGGTCATTCTGTTTGGAACCGTTTTCTTATAAATTATATTATTTCCCACAAATTCATTTGACATTTAATACAATTCCTGCTATACTGTTTGTATGAAATATGTTCTTATAGATACAGCTAACCTTTTCTTTCGTGCCAGACATGGGGCATTTCGCGCCGCAGATACTTGGGAAAAAGTAGGTTTCGCTCTCCATGTTACCCTTATGGCTGCCAATAAAATGGCCCGAAGATTTGAAGCGGATCATGTAGTTTTTGCTTTAGAAGGCCGCAGTTGGCGTAAGGACTTTTACAAACCGTACAAAGCTAACCGTACTGTAGCTAGACAAGCCCTTACAGAGGCAGAAATAGAAGAAGATAAAATGTTTTGGGATACATATGATTCCCTGACTAAATACTTGTCCGAAAAGACCAATTGTAGCGTAATAAAATGCCCGACGGCAGAGGGTGATGATATTATAGCTCGTTGGATAGCATTACATCCACAAGATGAACATGTCATTATTAGTAGTGATACTGATTTTGTTCAATTATTAGCAAAAAATGTAAAGCAGTACAATGGAATTACTGACGAATTACATACTGTAGAAGGAATATTCGACGCCAAAGGTAAACCAGTCATTGATAAGAAGTCTAAAGAACCCAAGCAGATACCTGATCCAGAATGGTTATTGTTCGAAAAGTGCATGCGCGGCGACTCGTCGGATAATGTGTTCTCGGCCTACCCCGGCGTCCGGACGAAAGGAACTAAAAACAAGGTTGGCCTCCAAGAAGCATTTGAAGACAAAGACAAAAAAGGATATAACTGGAACAATATGATGCTACAACGTTGGACAGATCCAGACGGTGTAGAGCATCGCGTATTAGATGATTATATCCGCAATGTAACATTAGTAGACTTAACAGCGCAACCCGAGGAAGTAAAATCGATAGTAGATGCTGCTATCCGCGAACAAATTAGTCACAAAGATGTAGGCCAAGTAGGAGTGAGATTTTTACAATTCTGTGGCAAATACGAATTGAATAAATGCAGCGAGACAGCAGAATCCTTTGGTAGTTGGTTAAACGAAACTTACAAAGGTGTATTAAATGGCTAATCAAAAAAAAAGGAGTAGTGAATGAGTTTAGTAGCTAAACCAGTAATCGATAAACAATTTTGGATTTTACAAGAAAATAATAATAAAGTAGGAAATATTGAAGCTTGTGATGGTGGGTATCAAGTCAAAATTAATAATCAAGTAGTAGCGCAATATAAAACTATTAAACTAGTCGAACGTAATATTAATGTACATTTTGAACCAGCTATCAAAACATTAAAGAAAAAAATTACTAATATAGTACATGGCTATCCAGCTGCTGGTAGAGTGTTTAATCCTATGTGGGACGTTCCACAAAAGCTACCAGTCTATACCAAAACAAAGAAAAGTAAATCTTGGTATGCGGCCGGTTGGTATACCGTTAGACAAGGACGACACTGGCATGCCCAACAAGATCCTAAATTAATCGTTTTACAACGATACCCTTACAAGGGACCATTCCTAACTGAAGAAGAGGCACAACCTAAATGACAAATCCATTCAGAGATCAAGATAAATTCATGACCGCCTGTGAACAAACAATATCAGGCATGAACGATGAACAATTTAAAATGTATTGCAATTTAATTACAGAAGAATATGAAGAACTTCGTGTAGCTATTGCTAATCAAGATAAAGTTGAAACATTAGATGCTTTAATTGATATTATTGTAGTTACCATTGGTGCTATTAACTCCTTAGGAGCAGATGGCGAGGGCGCTTGGCGTGAAGTAATGGCTACCAATTTTGCTAAAATTGATCGACAGTTAGGCAAGGTACGACGCCGCGATGATGGTAAAATTCTTAAACCAGAGGGGTGGGAACCACCTAAATTAGAAAACTTTTTAAAGAGAGAACATTGAGTATACACTTACAAAAATTTATCGAAAGAGTCCGTGCCAATGATGCCAAAGGGGGTAAGGACTTTGTCATGCCTATGAAAGATGCTAAAGGTATGGCAGCCGACTTAACCGAACTACTACTCGAACTTAGAACCTTTCAACAAGCGGCATTACAAGCCCAAACTGAGGAGGTTATTGAGGTCAAAATTGACGGTGGGAAGTTTTAATATGAGTATATTATGGATAAATAATATACTATGTCGAGACCAAAGCCAACGATCCTAGCAGAGCTTACAAACAAGCAAACATACAAAACCGAGCAAGTACTTGCTTCGGAAGGAGTATGGGCTGTTTATTTTGATAGTAAACCAGTTAATCTTAAAACTTCTAATTTATTAGTTCAATATCCTGGGCCTAAATATAAAAAGGTAAGTTTTAGTAATCCTGGTCATGCAATTAATCTTGCTAAAAAACTTAATATACAATTTAAGACTGATAAGTTTAGCGTAATATTACTCAAGCAAGGCGAACAAATATATCCTTAAGATGATATTATTGTGCGTGATAAAATTAAACTTACAAAAAAATTAATATCACAACTTCCTGAAGGAAAAAGGATTAGTTTGGATACAGCTAAAGTATTATGGTGGTACAATGTGCGTCCAACTGGTGGGTTAAGACTAACTTCTACCGGGTGGGGAGCATTGGCTAAAGATCTTGATTTAGAATTTTATGAATACAAAATCAAAGATCCTATGACATTTAATCAACATATGATATTGGCGCTAGATAGAAAGTTGCAAATGCCTTATTATATCATAGCAACAAAAGGCATTCCAAAATCTGTAGTGTTTTTTGGCAGTAAAGAAGCAGTATTAGCCAATTTATACGGCGATTTGGAAAAGTTTCTTGACAATTATAATTGAAGATGTTATATTATTAATATAGGGCCGTTAGCTCATTAGGTTAGAGCAGAGGATTCATAATCCTTTGGTGCTAGGTTCGAATCCTAGACGGCCCACCAGGACTAAATAAATTTATGGAACAGAACAAAAAACCAGTAGAAGGATATTACTACTCACAAAGCGAGTGGGATAGATTAGGTTGTGGTCCATTACCCCCAGAGCGTGATCGTGCCCAACAATTAGAAAATGTAATAGTACGAGGCAATCCTATTCATGATGGTAAAAACGTGAAAGGGTACAACTAACATGGGCATAATATTAGCGATACTTGTTGTTGGTATTTTACTGTATACTATGATTTTATTGAAAGAATGGATTGATAATGAATAAACATTGGAAACGACTTTGCACTCCCGAACAAAATGATCGCCAGATAGGCGCACTCAAAATTTTAGCCGGCGGGCTTACCTTATTATTTGTAATTTGGTTTTTAGGAACATATCTATGAAAATAAAGAAAACTATTGACGAAATGCGTCAAAGCCACATGCCATGGCCCTTAGTCGGGGCTATTGCTGTGTTTTTAGCATTCATGATCTTATTTCAATACTACAAATAATATGAATCAAGATTACAATTTTGCTATTGGCGTGGTTATAGTAACCATTGTGTTTTTATTAATTTTATAGTTTCCAATTTTGTTTAAAATTGGTGGTAGGACGGACCTGGTTGACACATAAATACTTGTGTCGTATAATAACGATATTGTTGTAATTCCTTCCAAGTGAAGGCGCTGTGGACGGCGGTTCAATTCCGCCCGGGTCCACCAAAAGGAACTTATATGGATAAAACAGAACTAAAACTTAGACAGATGTATATAGATACCGCTAGGTCAATTGTGCGGTTCATCCGAGCAAGACATTTTGGTCATTGCTAATTAGGTTATTTTTGATGGGCCCGACCGGTTTCGACATGGTGAGCTAATAAGGACGGCAACACAGTAGGCGATGACTGTAAATCAAGCAAATCTCGTAAATGCAAAAGCATCTACTGGCGAAGTAACTGTTTCAGCTAAGAACATCAAGTTCCGCACTTTAGCAGCCAAAGGCCAATCTTTAGCAGTTTAATCACTGCTTAGGGTAGGTATACCTCGTAACAGAAAATCCCAAGAACGGCACTTTATTGTGCCGTTTTTGTTGACTCCATTATGTATATACATTACACTTAAAATTTATCGAAATCAAGCAATTTTTCTGCTGGCTCATCAGTAGAAACACTAAATACTGTCTTAGTATTATAACATAAAGGAAACAAAGCATGAAAAAAGTATTATTAGCATTATTCGCGATTGCTGGTATTAGTACAGCTCAAGCACAAGTAACAGGCAATTTAGGTTTGACTTCTGATTATCGTTTCCGCGGTATCAGTCAATCCCAAAATGCTCCTGCTGTACAAGGCGGCATCGACTACGCACACAAGAGTGGATTTTATATTGGTAACTGGAACAGTTCTGTTTCAAGCCAAGTATACACAAGTGGCGCAGGTGTAGAGTCTGATTTGTATGCTGGTTATAAGAAAGAAATTTTTAAAGGAATCTCAGTTGATATCGGTACCTATAATTATTTCTATCCACGTGCGACAACTTCAGCACGAACTGGTTCAAACTTTGACACATACGAAGGCTTTGTCGGCTTAGGCTACAAAGACATCATTAGTGCCAAGTATAGCCAAACACTCGGCAACGGTTACTTCGGTACTGCCAATGCCAAAGGTACCAACTATACACAAGTCGATGGCAAGTTGCCAGTTCCTGTAGTTAAAAATCTAGCTGTTGTAGCTCATTATGGTCGTACAAATGTGGCTAACAGTTCAGCATATGATTACAACGATATCAATGCTGGTTTCGTTTATTCTTTGCCAAAAGCATTTGATTTAAGTGTTAAGTATTTTACCAATACCGGAACAAGCAGATCATTTGAAACTGCTAATACTGTAAGTGGTCAAAAACTCTATAAGAACGCAGTAGTAGTAGGATTGACCAAAACTTTTAATTAATTTTTAAGAGTAATCTAAAAAAGCCCGTTCGCGGGCTTTTTTGTTGACCATTTACTATTAATATAATGATATGATTTAGTTCTTAAATAGTTGTATCATGCGAGCACTTTGGGATCGACATCCCGAGCTTCCTTATAGGGCTGTAGCGCCATGGCCCGTCATAGAAACCAATGGGAATCTAGATTGGATAGCCGCAGTTGATATTATGGAAACCTGGCTTGAATCTAACATTGGCCGACATTACATTCAGTGGACCTGGACTATGTGGACACTAAATCAACCTCATTTATGTGGTGTAAGTTTTGCCCGTGATACCGATTCTACATTATTTTTACTAAAATGGAACCATTAGTAAAAATAAAGGTTGACAAACAAACATAAATACCATACAATATACAATATTATGAAAACTATTATTCATTCATTATTACAACAGCCAACATTAGGCGGGCTATCCTATTGGGCAGTGGATTGTGTAATGAATAATGATGTTTGCGAACCACATAAGGGTCTTAGTTAATATTGTATTAATAATATATTTTTAACCAAGACCCTGGAACTAAACACTCCAGGGTTTTTTACTTTATAAAGGAAAGAAAATGGCAATTGATTATACCAAATTAAATGATCGCATTGTTAAACAGGCTTATTCGCACGTCTTATCCAAAGAAGAGAAGCGTAAATTGATTGACGAAAAATTGGAACGAGCTGTTCACTATTACGAATCTTTGAAAAAATCAGTCTATCATCAAATCGAAGACTAGACAAAGTAGTAAAATTGTAGTATAATGTGTTATAGGAAACGAGATCCTGGTCTGCACGTAAAACATGGACCGAATGGGCGGGCACTAGGATGAAATCCCTCTTGTGGGAAGAAAAATTAGTGTATAGTAAAGCATATTCTACCGAGTGTGTTTTACTATGCGGAGAAGAAGCATCAATGGTGATGCAGTGGACTGTAAATCCGCCGCCTTTGGCATGACTGGTTCGATCCCAGTATTCTCCACCACTTTATGTGGGTGTGCCGCTGAACGGTTAGGCTACGGATTGCAAATCCGTTTTATGCAGGTTCGATTCCTGTCACCCACTCCAAAACTTGGTCTCATAGTATATCGGTAAGTATTCCTCACTGTCACTGAGGGGAGACCGGTTCGATTCCGGTTGAGACCGCCAAGAATGTCGCCCGACCTAGGGGTCAATACTAGGGGTTGCTGACTCGCCATAGCAGTTAGGGTTAGGTAGATTAGACAAAAATCTCCACGCAGGTTGTAGCGGATACAACTAACAGTGATAACTCTAGCCCGGGGCTCTATGACAATGAGTAGCCGGGCACTTCGCTCCCGTCGTCTAGAGGCCTAGGACATCGCCCTTTCACGGCGAGTACACCGGTTCGAATCCGGTCGGGAGCGCCAAACCATTTGCTAAATAGTATTATGATATATACTATTATAGAAGATTGTAGTCCGTATTATATTAGATTTACCTTCGATGGATTAAATAAAATAATAGAGTTTGTTGCTAATCAAGATTTTAAAAAAATCGATACTAGAATATATAAAGCATATATTCATCATAATTTTAACAAAGAATTGGCGCAACAAGTTCTAAGTATGTTACCTATGGCGCTTCTATTTGACTTTAAACAAGACAGAGTAGCAATTTTTGAAACTCCGCCAGGCCAAAAAAATGGTATACATAAAGACGGTATTGATACTAAAGTAAGTTTCAATATTCCTATACAAATATTAGATAGTAATTGTTTGACTAGTTGGTTCTCCGACGAAGAACTTAGTGATTGCGATACATTAGATCCAGATGCGTTACCATATGCTCGAAAACCTAAAGAATTTAGTAAAAGAATAAGAACTCCTTCGAAAACATTAATAGTTAAACCAAACGAATTTATTTTATTTAATACCGATATATGGCATCGGTGGGACAATTCAAAGTCTACAAATGTAAGAAAAATTCTTACACTAAGATTAAATAATCACTCATTAGATTTTAATACTGTTAGGAATATGTTGTTTGCTATATAATAATTAAAACAGATAATATGAGTCCCTGGTATAATGGCATTACATCGGTCTCCAAAACCGCAGATCGGGGTTCGATTCCCTGGGGATTCGCCAACCAACTTTGAAAGATATTAATGAAATTCAACATACCACTAATCAAAGAATTTATTGACCTGCAAGGTCCAGAGACTAAAATTTATATTGGCGTAGACTCTGAACGAATTAAAAGAGATAATGTATGGTATGCTGACTATACTGCAGCTATTGTAATACATATAAATGGTAATAACGGGTGTAAGTTATTCGGAGAAGTTACTCGCGAACGAGATTATGATCGAGTAGACAAACCCAATACCAGGTTAATGACAGAAGTATTTAAAGTAAGCGAATTATATTTGAAACTTTCAGAAGCATTAGAAAATCGAGTAGTAGAGGTACACTTAGACATTAATCCAGACGAACATCACACAAGTTCTAATATAGTATCTCAGGCAATAGGATATATCCGAGGTACCTGTAATGTCGAACCACTGGTTAAACCTCGCGCATTTGCGGCAACTTATGCCGCAGATAGAATGAAAAATTTAAAAGTAGCTAACGAGTAAGTACTTAAATATCAGTTATTCTAAAATTAAATAGTCACGAACAGCATCTTTTTTAAATCTTATAGTAAGATAATATCGATTTTGATTACTAAGATTTATAGCCGAGTGTATCTGTACATTATTAAAAATATAAATGCCACCTTCAACTAACTGAGCTACTATAGATTTTAAATCATTATCTTCGGTGTTGCGCCACATTGCAGCCACTTTATCATTTGTAATAATAGGAATTTGTATTTTTATAATATTGTCTTGCATTGATCCATAATTTACAGCATTATAATCAGCATGTTCGACCAAATAAGTATTAGGATACATACAAGCAAAATTAGTTTCTATATTACCTCCTGGATCAAAAAACTTTGCCAGCTCTTTGTAAACTTTGTTAATTATATTCTGATAGTTTTCGGCAAGCTGGCGTCTACTCCTACTAACTTTAATAACATTGGCGTGAAAATCAGGAACACTAAAATATTCTTGCTCGGGCGCTATTATTTTTAATTCTTCTAATAACGACTGAGATAGATTGCCAATAAGTTTATAACTATATGGATGTTGCATAATTATATAAAATTGAAAGTTAATCTTTTGAGCAACCTAGGGCCATTTACAGCTTCCCGTTTATGAACGTTAAACCAATTGTCATAAACAATAATATCGCCTAACTGCCATATATGTTTATAAAGTGTGTCGGGTTTACTTTCTAATAATTTATATGTATTGAACATAAACAGATCTATTTCTTGAGCTTTTAAAGCTACATTATTTTTTAATATTCTATTAATCCAAGCCTTTTGATTGTTATTAGGATGATCGTAACAGTTTAAATTAGGACTAGGTTTATTTGTTTTGGGATTAATTTTAAGAAACGGAAGTATTTCTAATCTTGTATTTGGAACATACATATCTTGAAATATAACTTTATATTCAGAAAAACTATCTTTTTCAGCTTGAGTAAGTTGATCCCATGCTAATTCAAGATTTAACCAGGTTGTATCACCAGATCCATCAGGAGTATTTTTAACCATATATAATGCTCTGCCAGGATAGCTAAGTTCATTAACATGTGGCATGTCGGCATGGTATGCCATATAATCATTTTTAAACATATTGTTGTCAGATTGAAAATAACTTACAGGTTTTAAATTATTTTGATCAATAGTAGAATCATTGCCTTGAGAAATAAAAGACTTTTTGTAATCGTCCCGAGCCCACACATTGCCAAATTTTCCTCCTAAAGAATAAAATTCTTCATCAGATAAATTAGGACCAAGTCCTTTGATTATAATTAAATTTCTATTAAGGACTAGATTTGTTAAGAGTTTGCTATCAATAGACATAAACTCTTCAAAAGAATCTACATGTGTTATACTAGCCCATGAGTTAAAAATATGTTCAATTTTCATGACTATATTTAGTGCCAGATATTTTTAATCAAAAAGTTTGATTGGCATGAGATAATATTATATAATAATAGTCGTATCGGGAATGTGGAGAAACAGGTATACTCAGCAGACTTAAAATCTGCCGGCGCAAGCCATGGCGGTTCGACCCCGCCCATTCCTACCAAAAGTCAATATTTCAAAGCGGGATTAGTTTAATGGTAAAACAGCAGATTTCCAATCTTCGGTCAAGAGTTCGATTCTCTTATCCCGCTCCAGTTCTGAAAATAAATAAAGTTTCGAAGCGGGTATGGTGTAATGGTAACCCGAGACCTTGCCAAGGTTTAGTTGAGAGTTCGATTCTCTCTACCCGCTCCAAGTATTGCGGACCCGTTTAATATTCCGCATCCGCTGTCGACGAAACCGGGATGGGCTGTCGGCACGGGGTTTGATAGTTTTCCTGACATCCGAAAAACTATCACTAATTAAACATATTGACGCGGGGTGTAGCAGAGGTAGCTAGTCAGTCTCATAAGCTGAAGGTCGGTGGTTCGAGTCCATCCCCCGCAACCATTAAGGAGAAATATATGCCAATGTATGAAACAACTGTAAGAACACCAGACGGTGAAAAAAAGGATCGAGTCTACGCTAAGGATTTACAGGAAGCTAGACAACTTCTCGAACAACGCCATGGTCCTAGAAATGTTCCATATATTCCACACATAGTCCCAAGCTAATTTTGACTAGTTTTAACAAATAAATAAGTTTTATGAAGTATAGCCAATCTATTCAAATTTCGCGCTGGCAAGAAATATCAGAAAAATATAACCATTATGTATCAATGGTTGGCAAAGTGAAAGCCTTACATTTGCCAAAAGAAGAGTTTTCATTTTTGGAATCTATAGTGTTAGATGATTTAGAAACTCAACTTAATAGCAAACATCGTATTCAAAGAGCTATGCTTTTTTTCATGTACGGTAATTCTAATAGAGGAATTCATGTTGATGGTGATCAATTAGATCGATCGAAAATTCCAATGTGGGGGTTAAATATTCCTATTTTAAATTGCGATAATTCAGAAATGAAATGGTACGATGGCAAATATGAATTGGAAGTGATAAGCACCCCCACTGGATTAGATTATTTAGGCCTTACTTGGCTCGATGGTCCTCGTGAAATAGAATCTATTAAGATAGACAAACCGACATTGATATATGCCAATATTCCACATACTGTAGTAAATTATAGCGACGCCCCAAGAGTACTATTAAGTCTAAGGTTTGATCCGGATTTATATATTACATAATTAAGGTTAATTGGGTTATGGTGTAATGGCAACACTACGGATTTTGATTCCGTCATTCTAGGTTCGAGTCCTAGTAACCCTGCCAATAATATTAAACTTAGGAACAATAATGCGATATATTAAAGAAGCGTTTGATGTAGTAACTATCGAGCAAGCAAAAAATGTTGTTTTAACCGATGATCCAGCTAATCCTAATAAATTTCATCAAGAAACAAAATTTTTAATTGACATAATCAATGATGAAAATATTATAACATCAGAATCAAATATATTAGATTTTGGTTGTGGTATGGGCCGAGTAAGTCGTGAACTTATTAACAACTTTAATTGTAGTGTAATAGGCGTGGACATCAGCGTTAGTATGTTAAACTTTGCCAAATCATATGTTAATAATTCCGCGAAATTTACACCGTTGATAAGATATACAACTCCTAATAGTATAGATATATGTATAAGTACTTTTGTTTTACAACATACCGAAAATCCTAAAAGAGAAATTTCAAATATTTTTAATGTTGTTAAAACAAATGGTTATTTTATTTTAGTAAACGAGCTACATAGATTTGTTCCAGATAGTGTTGATAATAACAATTATATAATTTGGAGGGACGACAACTTTAATATTTTTGAAGAAGTAGAAAGCAAATTTAAAAAAACAAAGAGTATTCCATATATGGATACTGGAATAGATATTATTGTTTATCAAAAATGCGAGGTAAATTGCCAAAATATATAATTTTGATAAGATCGCTGTCAACCCGTTAGTAAATTAAGGCGTTATTATAGTATGTTAGGAGGTTTCTTAACATATTAACTTTAAAAGGAAACTTAAAATGAAAGCATTACTCGCAATCGTAGCATCCGTATTCGCACTTTCCGCTGTAGCTCAAACAGCTCCTGCTAAGAAAGAAGAAGCAAAACCAGCAGCTGCGGCACCTGCTAAGAAAGAAGAAGCCAAAAAGGCTGATGCCAAAAGCGACGCAAAAGCTGCTCCTGCCAAGGACGCTAAAGCCGCTAAGTAATCTAGTATTCGAAGACGACGAAGTCGAATTTTATGACGAATACCTAGACTTTCAAGTTGGGTATCGTCGTCCAGAACTAATCACAGAAGAATCTGGTTTAAGTGATTATGTAAAATTTAGATTATGGCTTGCTAGGCAACTAGCAATTCGCAAGTATAAAGAGGTTTGGGGTTAATACTTCAACCCTCTTTTTTTATAAAAAATATGAATAAAACTTTTAGCAATATCTCAAATATATCAACTAAATATCACTATGTTTAAAAAATTAAAAAATACCTTTACTTTTAGTGATTATCAAACCCTAGAAAATCAAGTACGATATGGAAAAGTTAGAGATGATAGTTTTTATGGAATTTCATATGACGTTGTAACGATTGGACCAAACATTAAATTGTTTGAAGTAATCCCCGAACAATATCGTAATAAATTTGTATTGTTATCTATGAAAATAAATTGTCATGTTAGGCCGCATACTGATAGCGGCATTTTAGCTACAATTAATTTTTATATAGAGTCACAAGATGCCATTACAAAATTTTATTCAATTAAATCAAACGATCCCACAACTTCAAAAATTGAAAATCAAACTAACGGAGCACTTTTTGAATTAACTGACTTAGCTGAACAAGATAATTTTATAGCTAAGGATGGAGAAGCATTTATTTTAGATGTTACTAATCCACATTCAGTAACTTGTACCAAATACGGTATAAGAAAAGCATTAGTATTACAAACTAAAGAATTTTCATATGATGAAGTTTGTAAAATGCTCGCAGAAACAAACAACCTATAAACCCTGTTAACAAAGAAAGGAGGCGTTATGCCCGCTGTATTTCTAGTTAGCGATACACACTTTGGTCACGCGGGTGTGTGCCGCTTTACCCGCAATGATGGTGTGACAAAACTTCGACCATGGACCGATCCCGATGAAATGGATGAAGCTATGGTCAAGGCATGGAACGAAAGAGTCAAGCCCACAGACAAGGTCTACCACTTGGGTGACGTAGTCATCAACAGGAAATCGTTAAAAACCCTGGGCCGACTCAACGGTGACAAGGTCTTGATCCGCGGCAATCACGATATCTTCCCAGATGTGGAGTATCGCGAATACTTTCGTGAACTTCGTGCATATCATGTAATGAATGGAATGATTTTGAGTCACATTCCTATCCATGAGGAAAGCCTGGGTCGGTTTGGTGTCAACATCCACGGACACACTCACGCCAATCGTGTGATGAAAACAGCACAAACCACACACGAGTTTATGACCCGCGGAGTAAGGCAATGGATTGATGTCCGATATCATTGTGTGTGCGTGGAACAAACTGATTTTGCTCCTATCCTGTTCGAAGATGTAATCAAACGGATTAAGGCAGAAGGTGGTACCATTGGGTTCCTAAATGGCAACGGCACTACACAAGTAACCATGTAACAAGTCTTGGACACGCAGACTCTAAAGTGAAGTGGAAGTAGGTGGAAACCCTACACTTATACCCCGGTGGCGAAATTGGCAGACGCACTTCTCTTAAAAGGAAGAAGGAAAAACCTAGTTGTGGGTTCGAATCCCATCCGGGGCACCATTACTAAATAGATTATAATGAACATAATTTGTGGCCCAGAAACCGATAAGCGTACGGTCTTGATTACTCTCCCTACACAAAAATCTAAAATAGGTGTACTTGTCAGTGGTGGGTTAGATAGTGCTATTTTATATTATCTATTACTATTAGAAAATAAATTAAGAGGTAACATACACGAAATAGTTCCTATTTCTATTATGCGTAAAGAAGGGTCAAAGTATTTTAGTAGTTTGGTTATTGGTCATGTTAATCAATCATTAAAAATACCTTATTGCGATCCAATAATTGTTGGCAATAATACTTTGCCAGAAGAAGAACAAGTAAAGTCTGGAGTGAATCACGCTATAGAATTAGGATTTGATGTTATATATGCTGGAGTTATAGAACAACTACCCCAACATATGATAAATTGGCAGCCTATACCTAGCAAAGAAACTGCTAAATTTAAAACACCGTTTCAATCAATTAATAAAAGCCATATTATAGAGATAATTATTAAATTTAAACAGGAGCCTTTATTTTATATAACTCACAGTTGTGCTGGCGAACAATCGCAAGTAGGAAGATGTAATGGGTGTAATGGCTGTAACGAACGACGCTGGGGTTTTGATCAATTGGGATTGAATGATCCCGGAACTATATAGATATATCTGGGTTAAAGCGCACACTGAGTATTATTCTTATATGATTTGAAAAATTAACCACCTTATGAGGTTTATCAATTTTTACTATTGTTGGTCGATCAATTTTTATAGTTTTAGCTAAGTTTGGCCCGTGTCGCCAATCAATATCAAGATAAGCAAGTCCTTGGCTATCTTTGATATTTAACGAATATACTCCTTCGTACCAAGACATTTCGGCATCACTTTCAGTAATAGGAATGTTAACAGCCCAATTAGGATGGTCTACCCGATTAGGTTTTATGCCATCAATATGAATAGAACATTCAGATTTAGGCTGTTGTATAAAAAGTATAGCATGAGTTATTTTATGTTGTTTGCCAGTTATAGATTCAATATCGGGTAAAAGTTGATCTGACAACCATTTTTTTTCTTTGGCAGATAATAATATCTGCCTTTGATTTTCTATTATGTTTAACTTATGTATAAACTTTTTTTGAATTAAATTCCAATTAGAAACAGATACTATGCTATGATATTCCATGCTACTATTTATAGTATTGTAATATCTGGAACAGGTGGCTTAGTAAAATCTACTTCACAACTCCATGGTAATAATCTTAAACTAATACCAATAGCAATATCGTCGCCTTCATTAATAAGATTGTGCCATTGCTTTATGTTAGCTATGAATGGATCAACGCAATATATTTCTTTGAGAACTTTTGTGTCCTCTTTTTGTACATTTGGCACAGGATTAAATCTATTATCTTCACCATAATTAAATATACCTGCGGGGTTGATAACTTCATGCCATCCCCATTTAATCTTTTCACAATTTTTTAAAGGTAAGATAAGTGTTTGGTGTGCCTGATGTTGTTTGGGAACGTTTGGTCTATTATCTGTGTGAATCATAATCTTAGCGTTTGGCAAAAAATATATTAACAATATATTATGTTGATCGTATAATTTTTTATTTACATTTAGTAGTTTTAAAATACTGAGTTGTTCGTCATTAGATATTCGCCCAACATAACCTATTTTTGGATTTTGAATTGTTGGCGTTGTAATTAAAGAAAGGATTTTTTCTTTTGCGGGATTTGCCCAAGTTACTGTTTTATAATATGACATAATTTTTTCTGTGTTAATATTTAGTTTTAAAAATTTCTTTACTTAAAAATCGATCATAAATATTTGCTCAAGATTAAAGGAATTTACATGAGCATTGTTGTGCTAGGACAAGAATTAAACAAAAAAAATCAAAATGTTATAGTTAAATTAACAGATGCCATAGCCGATACTCCTGTGCTTCCATTTTTCCTTAAGAACTATGCAGCTTTAATAGAGCAAGGTTATGCTCACCCTATTATGACCGGAGCAAATACAAATAAGGCTGTTTATATAGAAATTGACAGCAAAATTGTTGCTCATATTGTATTTGATATGTTAAAAGATGTATATAATACTGCTTGGATAGTTTTCAGTTGTGTTGACGAAGATTATCGGAATTTAGGTCTTTATAAAATTATGCATAAACATTTCGAAATACAAGCAAAAAAATTAGGATCAACTAAAATAGCCAGTTTTGTTCATCTAGATAATAAACCTAGACAGGCTAGTTGCGAAAGCGTTGGAATGAAACCTGTATTTTATCGCATGGAAAAATCAATTTAAAATGACTCAAATTATTTGGGCGGCTTGGGGCAATATTGATATAGCAAGTAAACCGTATAGAAAAAGTTATTCGGATGTAGCTTACAGATTTGAATTTCCAGTTGATCGTTTTGATTTATTAGACAATAGATTGGAAATTAATTGTGCTAATATTGTAAAAACTCCTATATATAACTTCACAAATATCACTAATGACCATCGTGACAAATTTTTCCATGTGTTAGATAAGACTGCCGACGAAATATACCGTTTGGCTGGTGACAAAACAATACACTTAGCCTACAGCGGCGGCGTGGATAGTACTGTAGCTTTGTGTGCTTTAATGCGGCATCCTTTATATAAAGAAAAATTACAATCAGGAAAAATTAAAGTTTGCATGAACAGCACAAGTATTCAAGAATATCCCGAATTATTTTATAATACTATATTACCTACTATTCCGTTTGAATTTATTGATTACAATAAAATCATGAATGATGATAATGCTTATCTAATCACAGGGGATATGGGAGATTATATTATTGCTAGTAGCGATGCTATTTCTCTTACTAATAATGATCCAAATTTAAATTTAAACGACAATTGGCAAAAATTAATACCGTATATTCAAAAAATTGACGGGGCTGAATTATTTTTAGAAATGCTTGACATACTGCGGAAAAAATCTATTTTTGAAATATCAAGTATTAACCAATTAGTATGGTGGTTTAGCCAATGTCTCACTTATCAAGACGAGCTTGCTAGGCCTTATATTTGGTCAACAACTAAAGATAATAATTCAATATTAGATGAAAGCAAAGTATATAGATTTTTTTATAGCGATTTGATTACAACATTCAGTTATGAATATTTGAGCACCAATCCTAATATTTCTTCTTATGAAGAAGGAAGGCGCTGGTTTAAAGAGTATATTGTAAATCATACTAACGATTTACACTACCTAAATAAAAATAAAATCTACAGTCAAAGATTGAGTTTACGACTAATATATAAAAGTCAACTATACATAAAAAATAATAATGTTTTATGGGATTTTACAAATAAACAATTATGAACCAAAGAACTATTCCAGCACAACGCTTTAAAATGTTAGTAGAGTCTGTAACCGAACAAATAGTTTGGTTATCTTATATGCCCGGAGCTATACCTCCTATTATAGATCCTTCGCTAAACTATAGAAGTTTTACTGGCCATCCTAGTATTGATGTTTACAAGGAGTACGAAAAATTTAAATTATTTTATGTGCCAAATACTAAATCATTGGTTATCAAAGAACAACCATTCGAAACAAAACAAGAAGAAGAAAGAATAAAATTTTTAAGATATAAATGCCAAGTATTTGATCTATTAAACGGATTATTTTCATTTTATAGCGAGCGCATGGATTTGCCCAATACTTTCTATTTAGAATCAGTCGAAGGTCCATTGCAAGATGAATGGATCAATGTATATGAAGATACTTATAATTGTTCAAAGGAAGATGCTGTTAAATTATTGAATTTCAAAATAAGCGAATATCAAAAATCAAGCTTCATTATTAAATCTGCTAAATTAAAAATGATAGAAAGTGTTAAAAATGCTAAAACAATCGATGATTTAAAATTTATATTCGACACAACAAATATCAAATTATTTAATGTCGACAGCATGCCAATTTTTAACCAATAAAAAATTCGGCTGTAAGCCAAAGAACTTGACATTATTAGTGATCGACCTTATAATAGTACTACACTCAATTACCAAGGAATTTAATATGACTAAACCGCAAAAACAACAAACTACTTCAGATCTACAAAGAACTTTGGCTGGTCAATGGACCAAAACTGAAAAGCGATCAGAAGCTAGTCGTCAAATAATGGCAAGCAAGAAAAAAACATACGAAATTATTAAAGCATTCCGTAATTCACAAATTTTAGCACGATAATCAACCACAAAGGTATAATATGAAATTAGTTCAACAACCGTTAACAGGCGATAAAATTGTTCCACGATTAGTACAATCTAATTATGACCCAACTAGTACTGTAGGCCGCACTTCAGAAGCGGCGGCCAAAGTAGTTGGCCGATATGAATTAATTTCAATTGGTGCCGCTCGCATTCGCGAATTGCGTTCGGGTCATGCTAGGAAAGTACCGTCAACATATGGAGATTTAGTTACAGTACTACTGGAAATCGAAGCTGGCAAAATTGATGCCGCGGAATATTTACTTAAATCTACTGCTGTATCAAAGCGCAGTCGACAGTAAATGTTAACGGAGAGCTGGCCGAGCGGTCGAAGGCACCCGCCTACTAAGCGGGCATGGATCTAAACAGTCCATCTGGGGTTCGAATCCCTAGCTCTCCGCCAAAAATAAATAGTAAATGTTTATTACTTTAACAAACGCCAAACCGCCATTTACAGGAAAGTTGATTTCCATTAATTCTGATAGTATTGTAACTATGCATGAGAATGAGATCGACCGAGAGGATGGCCGTACTGATCAAGTTACTTTTATTTTTATACCGCCCCACGGCACATGGGAAGTAAAAGAAACATTGGAAGAAATATTAAGACAACTTAATCAATAATTTTATATTTGTCTAAGGCAATATCGGCAGGACAGACACATGAAGTTCTATTACATAATAGATATTCGTCAAGCAGTTTAAAATTTATAATATCACCCAAATTTGTGGTGGAGCATATGCCCGCATTCACTATGCCGCTAGGCCAAACGCTTATACCTGCAGAACCAGCACTACACGCCCATCTTTTAAAATAATGCTTATTTTGAGCCATTAATACATTTGACTTAAGGACTTCTTTAGAGCTATCCGAATAATGCACAAATGCTGGTTTAATATTTTGAAGCCCTTTTATTGACTTAGGATGTTTTTCTTTAATAAAGGCTAATTGGTCGTTTGAATAAAGATACAACGGACGAGCCTCACGTCCTTGATCTTGTATTATTTTTGGTATAATTAATGATCTATAACCCTCTTCAATGTCATTATAAATCATCATAACTTGGTTCCATCTATCAGGCAAACACATTAAGTTAAATTGAAAATTGATTGATTTTTCAGTTAGGAAATCAGCTAAATCGTTAACACGAATTTTTTTATTATCATAATATTCAGGATGAAGTGTTATAACTACTTTATTTGGTAAAACAGGCAAACTACTCCACCAAGATATATTTCGTGTGCCATTAGTTATAATTGAAATTATACTATATGGCGCTAGTAGTTCTATTATTTCAGGTAACTGTTCGTATACTGTAGGTTCACCCCCTGCTATATCTAAAAGTATTTTTCTATTGGTAGTTTTAGAAAGTTCAACTAATTTATGAGCAAAATTTATAAAATCTTTGGGTGTAAATTTTGGATGTTTATAATAATATCCATTGTGTAAACTTTCATGACAATAACTACAGGCTTGATTGCAAAAATCAGTTATAACCCAATAAACATAAAGATAATTGTTTGTGTTTTCAATTCCTATAATTTGTTTTTCCATAGTGTTATTTATATTAAATTTTTTGTAGTAAGTTGGTAAAAATTAACTTTACAATAAAGCATCAAAAAAATTAGCTCCTTTATAAAAAATAATAAGTAAAAAATATAATAAAGGAAACATATGGCAACCAAAGGCAGTAATCAAAAAGCTCGTAAAGCAGACCCAATGCGTACTAAAAACGGCAAAGAACGTTTAGGTCCATTAAATATCGCACAATTAGAAAAATTAGCAACAAGCACTCGTAAAAAAAATGTTGCTAAAATTTATCGTAGAATAGCAGAATTAAAAAGTCGCAAAGGTTTCGTCGAAGTAGTAAAAGAAGTGTCCGCAGAAGCGGTGGTGGAGTCGTAGAAGTATTGCCCTTTTAGCTCATTTGGTAGAGCAACTGATTTGTAATCAGTAGGTGGTCAGTTCGAATCCGACAAAGGGCACCAAAGTATTATTCCGGTCAAGCAAACACGGTGTAGGCAGAGGACTGTTAATCCTTGAAGCCTGGTTCGATCCCAGGGACCGGAGCCAAATTAAATAAGATAACTCACTTAATAAATAAAACTATAAAAAATGAATAACTCAGTTAATTTAGAAAATATTGCTTTTGATTATTCATACCCGTTTTCAATTAAATTTAAAACAATATCAAGACTTCCAAAAAGTTGGGACGAAGAAGTTGTAGAGACTGCTCGGTATATTAAATCTAAAACGCCAAAACCAATTATTATTGCTCTAAGCGGCGGCATTGACAGCGAAGTTGTTTGTAGAGCTTTTTTAAAAGCAGGTATTGATTTTACTGTAGTAACCGTTAAGTATAAGGATAACCTTAATTCACACGATATAGAATATGCTGAAAGATTTTGTAAAAAATTTAATATAAAACAAACTTATATAGATATGGATCCGTTTGATTTTTACGAAAATGGAATTCAAAAATATATCAACGAAGGTTATAAGTCTACTAATCTTTTTAGATACTTACAATTATTTTTATTAGAAATAATTGATAACATGGGCGGTTGTGCAATTTTAGGTGGCGGTGAACAAATATATTACGATATTGATAATATAGTACAAATAGAACATCCAGAAAGTTTATTAGTGTCGTTAGAATGGACTCAAAATAAAAATTCAATACATTTTCCTTATTTTTTCCAAACTACACCCGAATTAACAGCCGCATATTTAAATCACGAACTAATCAAACTACTTACAGCTGACCCAAAATATTACAAATGTGAATGGTGGCCAGGATACAGCGCAGAAAAAACAATACTGTATCATTCTGTATTTACAGATATGGAAAGACGAAGAAAGTTTAATGGTTTTGAAAATATTAATAAATTTCGTAATACAAAGCAAACATTATTAAAGGAAAAATTTCCTGTTAATTTAGTATACACGCCGATATCGCTGCTTAGAACACAATTAGGAATATAATGTTTAAAACATATATTAAATCCAAAATTCACAGGGCAACTGTAACAGATGCCAACTTAGACTATATTGGAAGTATTACCATAGATAGAAATCTAATGGATGCGGTAGGATTAGAACCATTTGAATTAGTCCATGTAAATAATTTAAGCAATGCCGCTCACTGGGAAACATATATTATACCAGGCACAAATGGTCAAATAGTGTTAAATGGACCACCAAGTCGACTATTTCAGAAGGGCGACTTAGTTGTTATTTTAGGTATGATATTATTATCGCCTGGCGATATTACAGTTCATAAAACTGTGTTTGTAGATAAAAATAACAAAATAACAAATATAGTAGAAGATAAAATTGAATGTAACTATTAACTAAAGGAAATATATGAGTAAACTATCAGAAATATTAGTAAAAGCCTTAGAAAAGAAAAAAGGTGTACATCATAGTGACGGTAGTGACATTAATACTACCGTAGAAAAAAAAGTAAAAGTTAAACCTTCAACAGGGCCAGCTAAAAAACCACCTACTCGGAGTGCTGGCAGAGGCCGTTAATAAAAATTAAATAAAATTATTGTTAGGATTATAAAATACTGCTGGATCAAAATTGACTAAATCAATAAATTCAAAGTTACTAGTCATACATTCAGCAGTTTTCTTTTGGCCGTATAAATGATATAAGCTACCCACCTTAACTTTATTATCTCTATAATCAATATCTCCATTGTATTCGCATATAAGGCGTTTGGCTTCCCACTTATAAGTTTTCCAAGAATCTTGTAACTTTAAGTGATGATTAAGCATACTCCATTTTTGAAATTCTGGAGTGGAATAAAAATGATGTACATAAGTATCAATAAACTCGTGATTAACTAAAGGACGCAAATTAGTATCCATTCGTAAGAATATACGCAAATACACACTTTGCCATTTAAATATAAAATTCCACCACCAAAAAAATTGATAATTTGTTTTTACTTCGCAAGGCGCTTGAATTTTAATATGGTCATCTATGACATCAAACCATTTGTTTGCCGATTCTTTAGTTATATTATTAAAGACATACCAGTTAACAATAAATTCTCGGTTGTATTTTTCTCCAATCTCACTAAAGAAATCTTTTCTATACATATTTCCAATTATTTCAGAACCAAATAACTGATCGTTAAGTTCGCCGTCGACTAATATGCTAGATCCATCAACTATACTGCTCATTTGCTCGCTTGGAACTATATTACACATTTTTCTAATATAATCGTGATAGAAATTTTTGTTTTCGTATATACTATCAACACTCATACTTACTTGTACTCGAGACTTTAGCTCTTGTGGTGACAAGTATTTCATAAACGATATTAATACCATTGTACTATCAATACCGCCTGAATAAAAAATAGTAATTGGTTTGTTTAATCTACGACTTAATTCAACAATATTAGCAACGCGATGCTCACAACATTGCTCGTATGTTAAATTAAAGTTAGATAAATCCCTAGGTAACGAACAGCCAGGATATGTAGTTAAATTATAAGGCATTATAACATGGTTTGCTCTATCAATTAACGGCACATTTAAACTTAACATTTTATACATACCGCTCCATAGAGCTAAGTCATTAGTTCTATTATTGTTTAGTTTACCGCAGTATGCGGCATATATTTGATTTACAGCCACGATCTGCTTTCTAATTCTTCACAACCAGTAATGAAAACTTTTTCAAGTTCTTCTTTGGTATTACATTGATTTAGTTTGTGTATATATTTGTGATATATAGCATGAATTCGAAGGTATACTAATCCTATACTTTCGCTACGCATTTTAAGTTCTTGAAAGGCATTTTCAATCGATGTTTCACTAAGATCTGCCCATTCGTGTATAGCAGGAGTATAATAGTTTTCTTCTGGACGGCATTGACGATATTGCTCCCATAAAAATCCTTCCATTATACCAACTGAATGATAATCGTTAATACGAATAGTTCTTCTTCGGGTTCTAAACTCCCAATTTAACATATAGTTGTAGCGCAAATTTACAAGACGTTTATTTTCTATCCACTCAGGTGTTATTAATTCTACAGGCATATCATAAAACTGGCCTGTAATAAAATTAAAACAATGATGTTTGTCTAAACTACCTAAATTGTTTATATGTTTATATTTTGACTCCATCGAAGGTAATGTAGAGCCAAGTTCAAACACACCAGCATTTATAAGTCCAGCTCTTAAAGTATTGGCATGACTATGAGATTCGGGGCCGCAATAGACCCCGTGTGTGTCATAGTCAACCAATATTACTATATTTCGGCGAACTGGAAATGACAAAATTATACTTTTTTAGGTAACAGTTTAGTAATACTATAAGCAATAACTGCCGGAGCAAACATAGCAAATACTGCCGCATACATAGCATATACTGGCATCTTTACACTTCCCGCATACCAATTAATAAGAGAAGTAATAATTGCGCCAAACAATATAGCATAAAATACTCCACGCTCACTAAATGGATTTTTAGTTAGTGTAAGTAAATTGATAATAAAAGTACAAGCTCTAATACTACCATAAGCCAATAGTATAATCCAAAGATCTATGTTATAGGTGCTAATAAACCAACCCAATACTAAAACAACAAACATAGTAATACGAGCAATTTTAACTGAAGAATTTTCGTTTTTATTAAAATCATGTGCTATAACCGAAGCACTTCCTGTAAAACTACAATCCATGGCGTTAGCAACAGCGTTAAGAATTATAATACCAAGTACACCAACACCAACTATACCAATTGTTTGTTTAATAAATTCAATATGACTAGTTTGTAAATCTTTAACTTCAATACCATAACCATTAGCCATGATACCTAAGATGCCCATCATAAGTGGCACTAACCCAAATAATACTGCGCCTACTGCAAAAGTTTTGTTGCTAAAAGTTCTTTCTTGCTGACTTAATGAACGCTGATAGTAAATTTGATTACCGACGCATCCTGGTAATAATGTTAATGCTGTCGCAATGCCAAATGTACTTAATAAATTCCAATCAAACAAGTTGTCAATATTTTTCTTACCATTGATTGCTTTTACAAGATATTCGCTACCGCCGGTAGCTAATGATACTATTAAAATCCCAAAAAGTGCTAATAACAATGTTGCCATTTGTATGCTACCTGTTAACAAATTAGCCTTAAGTCCGCCTTTAGAACTGTAAATGAAAACGCCAATTCCTAATATTGCGGTTAGGAAAGGAATATTAGCGACCCCTAATACTGTTAGCAGTTTAGTAATAGCAGTTAAATTGACTACTACGCCAGCTAATGCTAACATTAAAGCTAAGGCTTGATACAATGTTGCCACGCGGGTAGAATTATAGTGTTCTTTCATATAAGAACTTAACGTGTAGCCATTTGGCATTTTGTTATTAACAATCTTAGTCCACCAAGCCCAAATACCTAATGCCGCCATATTTGGAATTAAAAACCAAGTTAATCCGGCCCATCCTCTATCAAAACCTACGGCTGCCGACACAAATAAAGCTATACCCCAAACCCAAGCGCCACCAACCGACAAACTACTTTCTAAAAACCCAGCACGTCTGTCAACTATCAAAAATTTACTTTTTGATACATCGTATCCTTTAGTATAAGTGTAACTTAACACAATAAAAAATACTAGATATAATATTAAAAATACAAATAATTCGGTAAATGTAAACATATGTTAATCCTTACTTTATGCTACCTATTTACTTGTATTTGGGGGATTACAAAAATTTCTCTATCGTTAATGATCGATCTCAAATAAAATTTTTTTGGTATCTGCGAAAGAATAATCTTGAGTTATACGCAAAGTTAACATTTTTCGAGTATTTGAAGAATTGGCATTATCCCAACTATGATATATATCAGTATTAAATAATATCATTTCGTTTGGTTGAGCAATCATAGATTTTATAGGAGTAAAATAATGTAATTTTTTATAATCGGGATAGACAAGTCTTGTATATGCTGTATCACCATTCAATGGAAATTTTGAAAATTTTTTATCTTCATACCAATTAGTTACGCATTTATTATCTAAAATTTCTATCGGAATGTTAAAACTTGTTTTATTATTGAATCCATCTTTATGTATGCCACACCCACCCTCCGGTGGTGTTGTAAATATTGCTACTCGTTCATATTTAAAATTTACTACAGTTGACATGGGCAACATTGAAATAATCGATTCGGCCGCAAGAATGTCTAATGTATCGTGGGCATAACCTTCATATTTTATTGATTTTATAGGTTGTTGATTTGATACAAATTGAATAATCTTTTCTAATCCGTCAAAAGTAAATCTAATATAGTAAGGGCTGCAATCTTCAATTACGGTGTACATAAAGGTATTTATTGTACAGTTGACTAACAATTAATATTCAGCTATACTAGCATTATGAATACAATTATTAGTATCGAAGAAGCATGCGATGTCATTTATCAGTTTGCTGATGCTAATCAAACCGATCCACTAACAGGTATAGAGCTTATGGTAAAATACTTTAAGCAATTATCCCCAAAAGAACAGCAGTCTTTGATGGTTTTTATGGACAAAACCAAGGTAGTTGACAAAGAATTGATTTAGTTGTACAATAGCAGTTATAGTAGAATTTTTCATTGTTTTAACTTTATAAGGAAACACAGCCCATGTCAGAAACAAGACAAGTCACCACCGTACAAGCTAAACGTAGTTTGCTTAAGGCTTTTAATCATAAGCGTCCATTATTTTTATGGGGGCCTCCAGGAATTGGTAAATCAGAATTGGTAGCCGACATTGCCGAAGAATTAGGCGGCTATATGATTGATCTACGACTAGGTCAAATGGAGCCTACTGATATTCGTGGCATCCCATTTTATAATAAAGAAGTTAGCAAAATGGATTGGGCTGAACCAATTGATTTGCCAGACGAAGAATTAGCTAGCCAGTATCCAATCGTCGTTTTGTTTTTGGACGAGATGAATTCTGCGGCTCCTTCTGTTCAAGCGGCGGCTTACCAATTGATTCTAAATCGTCGTATTGGAAAATACAAATTACCCGAAAACGTTGTAATAGTTGCCGCAGGCAATCGCGAGTCGGACAAAGGCGTCACATATCGTATGCCTACTCCGCTAGCTAATCGTTTCATTCACCAAGAAATGAAAGTAGATTTTGCGTCTTGGCAGGATTGGGCAGTTACCCATAACATTCATAAAGATATTATTGGTTACCTTGGCTCAAACAAGCAAGACTTGTATGACTTTGATCCAAAAAGCTCTAGTCGCGCTTTTGCTACTCCCCGTAGTTGGTCGTTTGTAAGTGAGATTTTGTCAGATGACGACGGCGACGAAGAAACAATTACCAATTTGATCTCCGGGACAATCGGCGAAGGACTTGCCATCAAGTTTAATGGTCACCGTAAAGTTTCGGGTCGTATGCCTAAACCAGAAGATATTTTGTCTGGTAAAGTTACTACATTAGATGTCAAAGAAGTTTCGGCTATGTATTCTTTAGTTATTAGCATGTGCTATGAACTAAAAGATGCTGTGGAGAAGAAGGTGTCGGATAAAGATTTTCATACTATGTCGGATTACTTCTTTGCGTACATGATGAAGAACTTTGAAACTGAATTAGTTGTTATGGGCGCACGAATTGCGTTAACCGTGTACAATCTTCCATTCCAACCAACTAAGTTGAAAAACTTCGACGAGTTCCATAAGAAGTACGGCAAGTATATTCTGTCAGCTTCAGCTTAATAGCTAACAGGAGGGCGGTGTATTAGTTGTACACAGGGCTGTGTTCGCACCGCCCTCCTACCTTTTATAACTTATGACTATACCTAATATTATTGTAAACTCCGTGAATGGTCCAATGATTGTTAATGAAAACGATCAATATATTGGTCAATCTATACGCCATCTAGGAGCGTGGGCACAAGATGATATTGATTTGATTGCCAGCTTTTGTGATATCATATTGGAGAATAAACCTAAAATTTTATTGTATGATGTCGGCGCTAATATTGGTAGTCATACCGTAGCTCTAGCTAAAAAATATGGTAATAGCATAGCTATTCGATCTTTTGAAGCACAACGACAAATATATTACATGTTATGCGGCAATATAGCTATCAATGGTTTAGATAATGTTATATGCGAATATGCAGCGGTTACCGATGTGGCTAATAATATTATACCTATTCAGTTACCAGATTATAATACAGTTAATAATTTTGGTGGTGTAGAGCTACTTACACCTGAACATAGCGATAATCACACTATGGATAAACCTAATTTAGAATTTATTAAAACTACGACATTAGATAGTTATGAGGAAAGTGTTGATTTTATTAAGATAGATATTGAAGGTATGGAACATTTAGCACTAGAAGGTGCTAGAAATACATTATCTAAACACAGACCTGTCTGTTTTGTAGAAATATTCAAAACTGATCAAAAACTTGTTAAACAAATATTTAAAGAATTAAATTATATTGCTTATGCGTATAAACAAGAGGATTGGATCTTTTGCCCAGCAGAAGGCGATTTCGAATTAAATGGGGTTAATACTATTGATTTATAATTTAAGTACAATAGAAAATAAGTATTTTAAATATGCTATACATATACCTATGATATTAGATTTTCATTATGTACGACAGTGGATGTCTACCACCTATGGATATAGTGATACATACAATGAAGAAAAGATGCCTAATGAACATTGGGCATTTATGATTAAATTAAGTCGTTATGTAGTCTATTTAAAAAGCGAAGAAGAATTAACTTGGTTTAAAATTAAACATGGTGAGTCATTGTGAATTACTATTATGAAATTCCTTCAAGTACTAGTTTTCTTGGACGACCGGGTGGTTATTACTACCAAGCTAACTGTAGTCCCGCACAAGGCGGTAGCCTAAATCATATTGTACATAGCGAAGCCATAAAATATAGCACCCGTGTATGGCTTGAAAATGCTAACGGAGTTACACTTGTTAAGGCACTACCCAATGATGATGGCTGGGGACAGATTGATGAACGCGAATTTGTCATGGTTAAACTGCAGGCTAGGAATTTAATAGGATGATACAACAGACTGGCTCCCCGGCTAGATTAAAAACAAGTAAATTTCAGTTATGTTCTTCCCCAGCCGAATCTAGACCAGGATTGATAATAGTAGACTATATATGGTGGACCGAGAATGAGCGAGAAATACTTAATTGGATGAACGAAACCTTACCTAAAGGTATTGAGCATCAACAAGGCATAGTATTAAATTTTGACACTGAATTCGATCGCATTAATTTCCTTATGAAGTGGGGGCCATAATGAATAGAGATTTACAAGACGATATGAAAAATTCTCCCTGGTTTATGGAAAAAATTAAAGAAGATCGTTATGCTCAAAATGTCTATGCCGCGCTGTGCAATATGCGTTGGCAACCCCAAGATGTTTGGCCTGTGCTTAAAGATGAATACTGGTCTTGCTCTTGGCGCGGTGCTGGGGGTATTGTAGCTTCGCTTCGAACCAACGAAGATTATATGGATTGGTATTGTTCGGGTATGGGCGGATTCGCTACTCATAATGAAGAAGAAGACAAACAATATATGCTGGCAAAACAATATGTGTCAGAAGGTACGGTAACAGCCGAAGTAGCTGAAGATTTATTAAATTTAGGATGGACATATAGTCCTTGGCCAGAGCATGAGCAATAGCGAATATTATTCCAATACTGTAGCAAGGCTAGATACAATCATTGGAGACAGTAAAACTATTTGGTTACAAATTATGTCAGCTAAACGAGAATTCGATACTACTGATCAACCCAAGCCCGATTTTTATTCTTGGCTTAACCAAACTTATGGAATTAAATTAAAACTAACCCCAAACGGTGATCTAAATTTAGAAAATGACATAACCGATGACCAAAAATATCTTCTTTTTATGTTAAAGCATAGTAAATGAGATTCAATCCAAAATATAGTCAACCTATGTTAGATAATTTAGTAAAAACCCGTGGGTGGAGAAAAGTTAAATACCGTCCTGCTAGATTTGAATATGCGGGAGAAAATCGTAGTCCAGAAGTAGAGTGGGCCGAAGAACATTGTAAAAAAGATGTACAGTATAGAGATGGATATTTTTATTTTTCTGAGCCAGCCGAAGCTACAGCATTCGCATTAGTGTGGACTAAATGATTAATTGGAGTTATCTTATTGCTCGACTAGTTGGTGCTATTGGATCTTGGATTGATTCTAGTAACTTACGGAATAAAGTCTATAAAATGGCCGAAGAGTCTGAAATTATGATGACTGCTTTAGAAGACATTGAACGGATGAGCACTGAAATAAAAATTAAAAAATATGCCCGTAAAGCAATAGAAACAGTCAAAGGATTACCTTTTGAAGATACAAATTAAGCATAATTTGGTAATTTTCGAGGATCCGTATGAATGGACTATTATCAGAGATTTAGTGAAAAAAGATTTTGGAGATCAAATTTTTGCTATTTCATGGAGGCTCAGGCGAGAACTTGGATTTACTGTTAGACATCATAAAGCATTGGTTCCTTGGCACGATGATCACACTAGATTTAGTTACGCAGACCAAATACATTTAGATTTTTACAATGATGCTTCATTATCTTGGTTTGTGCTTAAATATTTAAATGTCGAAGAGTAAATGAAATACAAAATAATCAAATTAGATAGACGGTACAGCGGACATGCTTTTTATCAATATCTGATTGAACCAATTACAACAGACACTACAGAAGGTCCATTACAGTTTATTGAAATTAGGAATTGGTGTTGGGCTACCTATGGGACTGGGGCTGAACTTAAATGGAGTTACAAAGGATCATTGTGGGCATGGGATACCGAATACAAATATCAACGCATATACCTAAAATCCCAAGCAGAACTAACACTTTTTACCCTGAAATTTGCCAGTTGACAAATAATTCATTTAATTGTATAATAGTAGTATAGTTAATAATAAAGGACCCGTAATGGCTACAGCAGGCACTACTACAAATTCTAAAGAAGCAGATAAGTTCAAAGACTTACTGGGGCCTACAGATGCTAAGTTAGACGCACAAGTTCGTGAAAAATTGATTACTGCTCGTGTTGGCTTGTTACTTCGTGCTAGTTTCTTTGGTAATTTAGCTACTCGTCTAAAATTAGTTAACGCAGACGAATGGTGTACTACAGCCGCCACCGATGGCCGTAATTTTTATTACAATAGTCGTTTTATCGAAATGCTTCGTCCTAAGGAAATTGAATTTTTGTTTGGTCACGAAGTATTACATTGTGTATATGATCATATGGGCAGGCGAGGTGATCGTGATCCACAACTTTGGAATATTGCCGATGACTATTGTGTAAACGGTGATTTAATTAAACATCGTGTAGGCGAAAAAATTACTACAGTTCCTTGCTTGTATGATCACAAATATGATGGCATGTGTGCCGAGGAAGTCTATGACATTTTATACGAAAATGCTGAAAAAATCGATATCAATTCTTTAATTGATAAACTTCTCGACGACCACTTAGACGGCGAAGACGAGGACGGTGGTGGTGCCGGTGGTGGTGAAGGTGGAGGTGGGGCTGGTGGTCGGGGTAAACCAAAATTATCACAAGCAGAAAAAGATGCTATTCGTGACGAAATAAAAGAAGCAGTACTCGCTGCGGCCGCGGCATCAGATAATGCTGGTAACTTGCCCGCCGGTGTAAAACGACTGATCCAGGATATGACAGCGCCGAAAATGAATTGGCGTGAGTTATTACGCATGCAACTTGAATCTACAATTAAATCCGATTTTACTTGGATGCGAGCGAGTCGCAGGGGTTGGCATATGGATGCCGTTATGCCAGGTATGCAACTTGATCCAATGATCGATATTGCTATTAGCATTGATGCTTCGGGTAGTATGCTTGATAGAATGCTTAAAGATTTTTTAGCCGAAGTACAAGGTATTATGGATTCTTTCCCAGCATATAGAATCCATATTCTCACTTTTGATACTCAAGTCTATAATCCACGACAATATGATAGCGAAAACTTAGACACTATCTGCGATTATGAAGTACATGGCGGTGGCGGCACGGACTTTGACTGTGTATTTCATTACTTTAAAGAAAACGATATCCAACCTAAGCGGCATATTATGTTTACGGACGGTTATCCAAACGGCAGTTGGGGCGACGAAAACTATTGCGATACAGTATTCATTATGCATGGCACTACAAGCATTGTTCCGCTATTTGGGCAATATGCGTATTATGAAGAAGAGAAAACGCAATAAACTTAGGTAAACCCGCCCCAATTTTACCAAAATGCCCCATAAAAGGGGCATTTTATTTTTAACAGTACCTATTTTGTATTAAATATCTATATGGAAAATTCAACTCAAATTACTGTAGCGGATCTTGGCGCTCTTCATGGCATTGTAGATCTTGCGGCATCTCGCGGAGCATTTCGCGGTGCCGAATTAACCCAAGTTGGCGCTATCTATGATAAGCTCACAACTTTTCTAAATGATGTAATGGCACAAGCTAAAGCAGCAGCGGAAGCTAATGCTAATACTGAAAATGGAGAAACAATTACACCCGATGCCGCCGAGCCAATTAGCGACACACAACAAGGAGAATAATATGGCACAGATTAAACACGTAGGTAAAAATGGTGACCGAAAGGTCCTAGTATTATATCGCGAGGTTCCAGGTGACGAGCACATGTGCTTAGTAGTTTATCCTGAAATTTTAAATGCTTCATGGCAAGATGCAATCCAAAAGGTCGTAGAAAGTGATGTTGGTCAGCAAGCTAATCAACTAGCCGATGCTTTACATCGTTCTTTCTTGCCAGATGGTCGTCCTATACTTGAAACATTACACACGGAGCGCATGATTAAAAAAGTTCGCTGTGCTGATGTGTTGATGACTCCTAGTACTAACGCAAGTGTTCGTTTAGATGAACTTAATAAGTTAATCAATGAAATGAATAAAGGCGCAGAGGCTATGAAGAAGCTAGAAGAAAACGAAGCATCGCGCGGTATGGTTGACCCACAAGTGAAACGTGCTGCCGAAGCAAAGTTTAAAGAAGAACAACTTGCTAAACAACAAGCAGCTGAAGCTCGTTATCAAACTTCAGCTCCACTTAGCGCCCCACAAGATGGCGTATTAAGTGATCGTGCTATTGCCGCTAATATGTTGGCACAAGCTAAGAAGATGGAGCAAGAAGCTACCGCTATGATTTCAGAAGCTGCTCGTATGAAAAAAGATGCTGAGCGTATGGTACCAGGAGTTAATCCAGCAGAAGCTACTTGGACTCCAGCAGAACCAGAAGCGCCTAAGCGTCGTGGCCGTCCACCTAAAGCAGAAGCCGCGGTGAGCGATGCTGCCAATTGATGAGTTAGTTGACCAGTGGGAAATTATTGTTAAAGAAGTAAACAAAACAGATGTACCACTGGAATGCATTAAAAAAATCGTAATTAAGTTAAATGATGGTAAACAACGCACCATTAACTTACATACACTTATCAAACAAGGATTACAAATCGAAGATATCGAAGCATTAGTCTCTAGAACATTTTCTGAAATGGATGCTGATATAAAAGACGTTGATTTTGTAGTTGATATTAAAAGTGTTGCGGCGTTAGTTCAACCTGAAACTGATAAAATCTTAGGTAAACTTTGAAAGTAAAATTAGTAAGTAGTAGCCAGCCCAGTAAGGAACTAGCAGAGCAAGGTATTATTAATGCTCAAGAACTAGTTGCTTACTGTGCTAGGGTTAGCAATCCAGCTAATCAAAATAACACAGATACTAGCGAAAAACTTATTCGTTATCTTATTAAACACAAACATTGGTCCCCTTTAGAAATGGTCAGTGCTTGTTTGGAGATTGAAACTACCCGTGACATTGCTAGACAAATCTTACGCCACAGAAGTTTTAGTTTCCAAGAGTTCTCTCAACGCTATGCTGACCCAACTAAAGATTTGGCGTTCGTTACAAGAGAAGCCAGACTTCAAGACACAAAAAATAGACAAAACAGTATCACAACTAATGATCAGCAATTACAGGATGATTGGGGAGTTATGCAACAACGAATCATCGATGCCAACCAGCAAGCCTACGAGTGGGCTATCAATAAAGGCATAGCCAAAGAGCAAGCCCGTGCTGTATTCTGAAGGACTAACTGTAAGCCGTTTGTATATGCAAGGTACATTACGCAGCTGGTTACATTATATTGAGCTCCGTAGCGGGCCAGAGACTCAGAAAGAACATCGCGAAGTTGCCGAATCTTGTGCTGTTGCTTTGGAATCAATCTTTCCAATGGTAACCGAATTTATTGTAAAGTAGTTTTTAATATGCTATAATAGTAGCATGGTAAAGATCATTTTTCATTCCTTTGGCATAGGCGATCCAGAAGATCCAGAAATATATGCAGCTTTTCCGTTGGGCGAATTTATGGATACCGAAAAAGGTCAATGGATTAAAACTAACTGTGCCGATCCGCTTTATATTATTCGTCCTGATCCCGGTACTTATGGTCAACGAGTATTTGTTTATGGCGATGTTGAAGAAAAACTTGCAACAGAATATTTTTTAAAATGGGATAAATGTTTACTAAACCCTTAGACTTTTATGTAAAGTGGTTAGCAACTATTGTGGCCTTACTTCATGTAATTTTGACCGCGCACGATGTTGCTCCTTATTATAAGTTCACAGGACTGTTAGGTGCTTCACTATGGATAATGTTAAGTTTTCTTTGGAAAGAGCCTAGTTTAATTCTTTTAAACATAATTATGGCATTAATTTATATCCATGGTATATTGTTATGAAGATACTTGTAACTGGTGGATTAGGATTTATAGGACACAATGTAGTTCGTATTCTCGAAAGTTTCCGCCACGACTGTACTATCGTTGACAATAAAACAGACTATAACATTATATCTAAGGATGAATTAAATTATTTGATGACCGAAAGGTTATGTAGAATACAAACCCGAAATATTATTTTAGCTGATATTTCTGAACCTTTTGATACTAGCATATTCGACGGTGTAGATATTGTTATCCATCTAGCTAGTTTTCCACGACAGAAAGTAGTTAATAAGAATCCTGTACAAGGTAGTAGAGTAATGATTGAAGGATTACTTAATTTATTAGAACAAAGTGTTAAACACAATGTAAGAAAATTTGTTTATGTTAGTAGCAGTATGGTGTATGGCAATTTCAATCGTCAGGCTATAGCTGAAGGTATTGATGAAAATAGCGATTGTAGACCTATGGGACAGTATGGTATTATGAAATTATCGGGCGAATGGTTAGTACAAGATTATAGTAGACAACATAAATTAGATTATACTATTGTTCGTCCTAGCGCCGTATACGGGCCGTATGATGTAACAGATAGAGTCATTAGTAAATTTTTAACACAAGCTATGCAAGGTAAAGAATTAACTGTTAATGGTATCGACGACTCGTTAGATTTTACTTATATCGATGATGCCGCTATGGGTATCGCATTATCTGCTATTAGCGAAGATACCAAAAATTCTACTTATAATATAGCTCGGGGAAAATCACACTCGCTCATGACAGCAGCAACTTTAATAGTTGATATGGTAGGAAAAGGATCTGTATGTATAAAAAATAGAGATACATCATTTCCGATTCGCGGGCAATTAAATATTAATCGAGCTAAGTTAGACTTTGGATATTATCCAACAGTTGATTTAGCCCACGGATTACAAGAATACTACAACTGGCTTAACCATGATTAACATTTACCAAATTCCCAAAGAAGAAGTTGAAAAGATTGAATGGAATGGCGATTACAAGGATTACGATTATAATCTTTTCAAACTTGGTAAGGACCATAAAGAATTTATAATAATAAATCCAGCTTTTGAAAATTATAAAATCACGTCGATTCCGTACGATGGCAATCGTTGTATTGTATGGAAGTATAAAGATCAATGGATAGCTAAATATTTTAATGCGGCATGGGAAATAGAAAAACGCTACAGCGAAATTGAAGTTGAAATCGAGTTTGAAATTCAGTGGACTAGAAATCCTGAAATAGATGACAAAATAATTTTTGAAAATGATCCCACCACAACTAGTATTGAAGATATATACGATTTAAATTATGAAATAATATGGTATGTAGATCCTAAATTAACTGATAATAACGTCTGGGCATTCAAAGGAAAATTAAAAAACTATACGCCATTAGGTACTAAAAATATGGGATATGTTTCCATAGCTAAGTCAGATGAATTAGATGTTGTTTTTATTAGCTACAATGAACCAAATTCTGAAAAAAATTGGTTAAGAGTTTTAGAAAAATGTCCTAATGCAATTCGTGTAAACGGGATAAAAGGAATAGTTAATGCTCACAAATATGCTGCCGAACTAGTTACTACCGATATGTTTTATGTCGTTGACGGCGATGCTTACTTAACAGACGACTGGAGTTTTGAATATCAGCCTAACATATTTGATCGCGATTGTGTACATGTATGGCGCAGTCTTAATCCTGTAAATGGATTAGAGTATGGGTATGGCGGAGTTAAATTGTTACCCAGACAATTAACTTTAGATGTAGATCCGTCTTGTGTAGATATGACAACTAGTATTAGTAATAGATTTAAACCTATGACTAAGATAAGCAATATTACTGCGTTTAATACAGACGAATTTAACGCTTTTCGTAGTGCATTTAGAGAATGCACAAAACTGTCTAGTAATATTTTAAAAAGACAACTAACAAGAGAAAGTGGTAAAAGGCTAGATATTTGGTGTACGGTTGGAGCAGACAGTCCTTTCGGTGTGTGGGCAATCAAAGGTGCTATAGCTGGCAGAGATTTTGGGCAAAAAAATAAACATAATAAAACAAATTTGTCATTAATTAACGATTTAGACTGGATGAAAGCAGAATTTTTAAAAGGTTATTGATAAATAATACACTATTAGGAGATAAAATATGGCAATAACTTATGTCGTTACTACAACAAAACCAGCAGGTGCTAAATTTTTTAATCAAGTCAGTGCGGAGAATAAAAATAAAGCCGATAGTCATTCATTATGGACATCAACTTTGCCTGGATTTATTAGTCAAACGTTAGTAGATACTAGCGATGATGTTAGAACCTATACTGTAATTTGGGACGACTTAGAAAATTATGCTAGTTGGGCATATCAACGAAGACACAAGCCATTTTTTATTGAAAGAAATGCTTATAATAAAGACAATGGCATAACTTTTAACTATGTTGAACTTATATCTTAATAGATTAAATTATAATTACTCATATTATTAGTCCACACTGATTTAGCATCAGCTGTTAAGTAATGTATCATTACCCATTGTTTACAACTTTCAGGAACAGGATCTAGTGATCCACAAACATTATATCTATTTGATTCCATTATAAAATCAGCGCAGGCATTAATTTTAATTAATTTACAATATTCTTCAAATCCTTTCAGATTATCTTCCCTACTAATAAAAACACAATCTAAGTTAATTAATTTTGCTTTTGCTAACTGAATGGGTAAGCAATAAGTTGTATTAAGAAATTTATTACCTCCAATAAATTTACCAGAATGTCTATATTCTGGATGTATCCACATTCTACTACTACATCTACCAATGCCTTTCCCCCATCGACTTTCATTTACTTCTAATGCGCTAAAACAAACAATTCTGTTATCAATAATGACTACCGGAAAAGAAACATACTTTGTAGGTAAAATATTGCTGTAATTAGTTTTCAAATTATCATTAGAATTTTTAATAAAATTCTGGCATGTGTACCATAATTTATCATCAAAATTAATAGCATAATCAATAATTTTTATCATCGTGAAATATTTACTTAAATACATCTATGCCTAAAACTAATTCCTTTCTCAACTATATCCTTTATCCTGCTCATGCTATTGCCTGGGTAGGAATGCTTCTTTATTTGTACTTCTTTGATTTTACTTGGGTTAATTTCTTCCAAATATTAGTTGGATGGATTATAATTGAAGGTCTGGGTGTTGCTGTTATATTACATAGATATGTAAGTCATCGAGCTGTTGAATTGCGTCCAGGATTAAAACCAATTTTGCTATGGATAAGTTGTTTAAGTTTACAAGGAAGTCCGTTAGGCTGGGCTGCTGTACATCGTGGTAGCCATCATAGATATTCCGATACTGAAAAAGATGCTCATGCTCCTAGCAAAGGTAAATGGTATGCTTGGCATAGCTGGTTACATGACTGGGACGAATATTTCAATCCCAAATATGCTATTGACTTAATCAAAGATCCTATGCACATGTGGTTTGCTAAAAATTATAATTGGATTATATTAGTTACTTACATTGTGGTTGGGCTAATATCGTGGGAATTATTATTATTTGGATTTATGATTCCAGCTGCGATAAGTTTATATATGGAAAGTAATATCAATGTATTTTGCCATAGTCCAGGATATGGCTATAGGAATTTTGATACTAAAGACGACAGTCAAAATGTTCCGTTGCTAGCTTGGATCACCTGGGGCCAGGGATGGCATAATAATCATCATGCTAAAGCAAGTTCATATGATTTTGGAACTTCAGTAAGTGGCCTTAAGAAAGAATGGGATTTTAGTTTAATATTTTTGCCGCTAATTGCTACCAAGGAAAGTAGAAAAAACATACTCGACGGACGCAAAGTTTAATGAATTTTACTTACCGAAATCATCTAAAGTATACCATAGATGGCAGAGAGTATGGTTATAGAGAAACTGAGATTGATAAATTTGAAGTCAGACTAGGTCCTGTAGATCCCGATCAATATCGAACAGGGTCTTTCAAAGATGAGCTTCACAGAACAGCAAAACTTATACAAGAAGATTTAGGACATGACCTTATTTTATTTTTATCAGGCGGAACAGATAGCGAAATAGTATTACGTAATTTTATTCACAATGGGTTTAAACCTAGGTGTGCTATGATAAAATTCAAAAATGATTATAATATTGGAGAAGTATACGAAGCTAAAGCAATAGCAAGTGAATTAGATGTGAAATTAGATTTAATAGATTTTGATGTTAAAGATTTTTTCTTTTCCGGCGAAGCAACTGAATTTGGTGAGAAAATTCAAAGCACACAAATAACTTATATTATGGTGTATAATCAGATTTTAAAATTGGGCGCCCCGGCGGTTATGGGCGGCGAAGCAGGACTTACACGGCAAGTAAGCAAAGATAGAAGTTTTTGGTATTATGCTTTTAGAGAAAACGAAGACGCTAGTGCTATTCGTTTTAGTTTGAAATATAATATTCCATTAGTCAATGAATACTTTAGTTATACTCCAGAATTGTTATTGCATTACTTAGAATCAGACGGCGTAAAAAATTTAGTCACAGAAAAATACAATTACAAATTAACAGCAGCGTCGTCTAAAAACAAAATACTAGCATCATTATATCCTGAATTCAGGAGAAAACCAAAAAGACATGGATTTGAAAGTTTAATTGCTTTTAACGGCATAGCTTACGAGGAGATTGGCCTTAATCAAATTCCAAGATTAGAGTATAGTTTAGACGGTATACCATATGATCAAGCAATAAAACAATTAAAGGGTGAAGCATGAAAATTGTAGAATTAAATCAATCACATTATGAAAAAACTGGCCATTTATTTCAAACTAAAAATTTTATGGGCACAGATACAGAAACCAATTATTTTGTTCCCACAGATAATAATCCTATGGCGAAAATTTATCATAGAGCTTTCGGAAGAACTTATCTTACTGGTTTGTCAAGATACAAAGCTCTTGGGTTAGAGGATGACCAGGGAAATATACTAGGATATATATCTTTTTATTTAAGTCCTAACGAACCTGTATGGTACGGCACAATGATCCGTTCAGCGCACAATAGAGAATATGTACGACAATTATTAGAAGCTGCCATGGCACATAATGAAAAGCAAGGTCGTTATAGATTTTATACCTTATGGTCCGCCAGACATGCTAAATTACTCCGACGATTTGCATTTAGCACTACAGCTAACGAGCGATATGATTATTTTGACGAATGTATAGTCCCAGCTAAAACTAAATGTGTACATCAAAATTTTTGGACTATACTGTTTAGTCGCATATTGCTTCCTACTGATACGGTTGTTCGTTGTACATATCTCAAAAGAGAACATAGGCCAGACACACCCGTTGGCGGATTTTTATAACTGATTGAATTTTAGAATCTGATTAAGTTCATTTTCAGTGTATTCAGATCTTAAATTTCCAGATTCTGTGCCTAATCCTCTTAGTGGTACCATTTCTATAGATAGCAAATGTTTTAAGAGATTATATTGTTCAGTAACTATTTTTATTTCGTTAGCTAGTTCGATTGCTTGATCAACAATTCCGGGTTTAGCCATTAATTTAACAATAAACTGTGTTAAATTTTTTGTGCCGGAAGATAATTCTTTAGCAATAACTGACACATTTTTCATAAACAACTCTTTTTTCATAAATTCAAAGTGTGCGCTGAATATTAATATGTTATAGTTGTCGCAATTTTTTTCCCAGTACCTGGATCCTTGACTTCCATTTGACACTAACATAGTCCATTGATTTTTACTACTAAGATATTGTATAAAAGGTTCAAAGTCAGGATTCAATGTCGGTTCTCCACCGCCAAAATACCAACGGATAGTATTACCATCGCTCCAATTATCAATTGCATAGTTGGCTGTTTTAATTAAAGTATCTAAAGTTTTGTGCGGATCTGTTGTGTTATGTACATCGGGCCAGCAATAGCTACAATTATAATTACATTGGCGACCTATGTCCCATAATACTTGCTTAGGCACTTTATGAGTAAATCTTATCGCATTAATGCAATTAATATTAGTAAACTTTTGATCGATATCTGTAGTATGTTCATTTACAAAATTAATAGCGGACGAATTTTTATATTTTGTAACTACTATATCAGACCCACACCCGCAAGATTCGTAAGGACATATCACAGTTTCTTTAGGAATTGTAAACCCTTGATTGATATTACCTAAATGTCCCCACGCTGGTTTATTATTTTTTAAAAGCCACTTACCTACACCACCAGAACAGTTACCATTCCAAACATTACCATCAAAATCTATGTATAAACTTTGGATACCAGTATTACATACCCATCCCTTAAATTTATTTAATTTAGCAGCGACAATATCTTCTATACTAGCCAATACTTTACGATTATCTTCAGTGAGTACAACTAATTGTTTAGCCACCTTTATATTCCTTAGTACTCATAATATCAAAATTGCAGTGGCACATTTTTTTTGTACAGCGTATTGGGTCAATTGGCAAATTTAAATTATTATCAAATATATTACCAATGGGGCCACCTTCTAAGCACCAACCTCGAGAAATCGTTCCACGCTGATCTACAATTAATTGTTCGACCCCAGCATAACAATCCCAGCCCGACCAATCATTTGCTTTTTCGTTAATAAATCTATGAGCACTTACTACCAGTGATTCGCCGTTAGGATATAACATCTTCATTGCGCCTCTGTAGTAATCAAATGATTTAGTAAATTTAATATGTTTGCTTATCAACTCGTGTTGATTGTCTATTGTTTTCTTTTGTTCAGGAGTATAATCGTATAATACTTCACCAAAGTCGTGTATCAACGGTTGAAGTGCCATAGAAATATTACCAAGATCTTTAATATTATTGGCAATTTCAAAACAAAAATCAAATTTGGCAGGGTCCATCATAATGTTGACATGTGTCCTTACATCATTCTTAAGTGCTTTTACAACTTCTACAAAATGATCAGCATCAGCGAATTCAGGATGAAAACTTAAACACACGTGATCAAAATATTGTTTGTTTTCGTTCCAGTATCTTAAAGTCCTAGATCCGTTGGAGATAAGGCCTACTTTTATGCCTTGTTCAGTACAATACTGGCATATATCTAAGAAATGCTTGTATAAAGTTACTTCGCCGCCAGTAAATTCAAAATATAATTTTTTGTTAGGATGTGTAGCTTTTACTTTTTGTATAAAGTTTTTTATTGTGTCCGGCGTTGGCCAAGGATTAGTCCCGTTGTGTAAATTTTCTGGACAATAACTACAACTAAAGTTACAGGTATTTCCTAAGCACCAATTAACTACAAACCAGTCTGTATTAGTAGGGTTGGCATGTTCTAATTTATAATATTTTTTTGGCATTCTTTATTTAATTCCAATTAACATATATCTAGTAAATTGCCATTTGGGATAAGTAAACAATTTTTCGCCTTGATACATTACTTTAGAAAGCGGATACTGAGTTATGAACTCATTTAATGTAGCAGAATATACAACATGATCATCATGTGGCATATTGTTACCTTGTAATACAACTCTTGTACCTTTTGAAACACGATCAAACCAATCCATATTTTTAAAATGCTCAGTACTTGTGTTTATAATTAAATCAGGAGCTCCTCTTACGCCTTGACCGCAGTCTAAAGTAAATGCTTTAAATTTCCATTCCTTAAAAACCCAATTTTCATTAATCATATCAGCTATAGGTTCACACAATGGGTCAATGTCAAAACTTTCTATGCGATCAACACAAAATTTTTCTCTACTTAATATTAAGAATGCCAACACTCCATACCAACCGCCATAAATGTGTGTTAATTCGCTAGTCCATTCTAATTTTTCTAGTTCGCGACATAGCCATAACTTACTGTCTATTTGGCCGTTTGAAAAGGCGTCTTTGTTTATCATTTACCAGCCTTCCTGTTGTCTAATAACATCCATCTCTCGAATCATTATACCTTTATTGCGTCGGTCAATTTGATAATGTCGTTTAAAAAATTTGCTAGCATTTTCATCTAACATGACTATAGGTAAATCTAATTGGCTAGCTAACTCTGGCGCAATTCTAGCCGCTACCTGTTCAGGATTATGACCATCTATCGTATCATATATTAATTTAAGTGCGTCGAAATTCTGTACTTCTTTGTAGTCCCAATTAGGGTTTAACATTAACATATATGTACCCATTCTAGCACCTAGTATAGCATATATTCCATTTTCAACATCGCGGCCAACATTATGCCATATTGTCAAATTATTTAAATTGCGATTGTTAATTTTAAAATCTTCTAATGTAGGTTTACGGCCGCGATCCAGGCACATTTTAACACCTTCGCGGAAGCCAGCTCGCCATGCTTGGTAAGGACTAGCGTTGGGATATGTTGTCGAATAACAATCCCACATAGCAATATAATTGGGATAAAAACAAAACTCCACATCATTCTCAGGACTGCCATCAGTATTCTCGTGGGTTTTCATATTAAAGATAAAATCTTTAGTCCAACAACTAATGCCACCGTTACCATACATCAATCCGTTGATAGTATTGCGAGCTTTCCATCGAAAGACACAATCTTCACTAGCATCATCGATACTTAAAGTAAGATCAAAAAAATTATCATGCGGAATATTATCGCCATCTATCAATACGAATCTTTCCGTAATAGCAGCATCGGCCGCTGCTTTATGTGCAGCATCTGACCCTTTTACCCCATCCACACGATTAGCCCATGGAACCATATTCTTAATCTGAGCCCAATTTTCTTCTTTATTAGGTTCATCATATGACAAATAAACACAATCTAATTCCGCGACATCAATATTTTTCACTCCATACTCCACTTAATATTAGGTTCACTATCTTTGACTACTACAGAAATATCGTTTGGGTGACACGGTGTCCCATTTTCGCCAGGATACAGTCTTCTAACTATCGATGTTTCTATTAATTCTATTTTACCATCAATCACTCTAAAATGTGTAGGAGGATTGACATACTCTTCTCTTGTGATATCTATATAATTACCTGGTAAATCTTCCTGGCTGAAAAATAATGGCGTACCACGATTGCTATAATACAATCTATATAATATAGCTGTTGGTTTTGTGGGGTGGAGGGCTTCCCAAAATTCTTCTTCATTCATCTTTTAATCCGTGATGCGGTTTGTCAATATCTTGAAATAGTCGTTTTTCTTGTGTTGTTAACTTATCTTTGGTTGTTTTATTATGTCTAGGACTAGCACACATAGGACAGTTAGATACACCACAATCCATTGCGTGATGTTTAGCCAATCGATGCGGTTGATTAATATATTTTTCGTTAATTCCCGACGATTTAGCAATTTTAAGTTGTCGTTTAATAACTGACCATGCTTTGTGCAATCGCGTACTATGTTTAATTTTATCTTCTTCCTTACTCATTTGCTAGTTCCTTTATGTGATAATGTAATAAACCCCACTGTGCTACTGTATTGATTCTAACACCTGGATTACTATATTCCAATATTAATTCTGTAGTCCAATCTTCATCTATAGTACCTAAGATATATTTTTTCATATGTACTATAGTAGGACCTAGATTGGCTGGTAACGTTACATTCTCTTCTCCTAATATCACAGCAGCAACACCATAAACTACATCTGTGGTTGGCTCAAAGTCGGGAAATTTTAATATGGATTTATAATCCTCCCACTTCTCAAATATATCTTTTACTAATTCAAAGAATAGTTTAGCAGTATCTCCCTTTTGCCAATATGTAATAGCATTATATACATCTGGAAGATTATTATTATCAAATATTTTACGATAGTATCTTGATTTACCAGGTTGATCATAAAAATTTCTACAACCTTGACTAATAACTACATCACGATTAGAAAATAAATCCCACCAATGGTCAATTGGGCCAGCACACAGCATGTCGGCTTCTAATTTAATGGTTAGTTCGTATGGGCTAGCATCATAACATTGCCAATCGTTGGCAAATCCTGGAAATTTTCCATACGGCAACATATCCTCTGTTAGTATAGTTATATTAGCATCAGGATGCCACTGTTTTATACTGTCAGCCAACTTGTTAGCACATTTTATATAAATGTCACCTATAGCTGGAATAAGATAACCTTGTTTAATTAGCAATTATATCTCCTAAATGTTTTTTACCCATAGCATGAAAATCTTGAGCTAAGGTAATATATCTAGGTTTACTATCGGGTGTTAAAAAATCTACACGATAGTTATCTTGACTTATTTGAGATAATTTGTGTACCGGTGTTAACGATGCTAACTCCCAGGGAATACCTTTATGGTCTATTGTGTGCCCATTAACCATATTTAGAGCTATGCTTAAAGCAAAATCATTTCTGTATGTTGGGTGTACAGTATTATATAAATCTTTATAATGTTGCCAATTATTTTTTATCATAGACATTGAAGCAAAAATTAATTCAGCTTCTTGCGATCTTTTGAACATCATGACAGTAGCCCACCACATTGGCATATTATAATGCCCAAAACTATTAAGTTCAACAAAATTATCTAAATTTGTTACATCATATGCTGTCTTGTGTGCTAGAAAATTTTCCTCCATATCAATTAATTTTTTAAGTTGATCACTGGCTACCACATAGTCTGCATCCAATACTAGAGTTTGCGACCATGGAGTTAATTGATATGCATCTACTCGATTACCGTTATACCATGTTACATTATTTTCTTGGTCGGCAAATTTCCTAATATCTCCGCTATAAGGTTTAGCTGGAATAGTTTGTTCAAAAAAATAATTATTAGGAACTTTCTGATCAGTTACCACTGCCACGGGTAATTGTAAATGTCTACGAATATTTTTAGCTGACCAGTTGGCCATGGCCAGATAATCTATATGTTCATTATTAAAAGCAAAAATTAATACGCCAGTAGTCATCTATTTTTATTAAGTTCTTGATATTCTACTAACCAAGCATTCATTTGCTTGTGTAATTTTGCCTGCATAATATTACACAATTCTTTAGCATTTACTTCGATTGGTGTCTCATATAAGTCTAAAACTACAATTCTTACATCATTATATAAACTAAGAAATGTTATCATTTCGGGAGTAGCTTTGAACATACCGCCGTTCCAACCAAAGACTAGTTTTCCTTGATATTTTTCCTTAAGAGTTCGTTTGGCTGCCGCATGGTCAAACCGAGCGCGGCTGTGCGCGATTAAATTATTAGTATCCATCTTGTTATTGTACTAGAAAAAAGTAAAAAAGTAAAGTGGGTTATACCTGTTTGGCAATACTGATTTTACAATAAAAATGTTAATACAGTTAATAACCGCCAGAAACGGTAGTAGCTACCGTTGGAGTGCCCCAGGTGTTTGTCAAATATGTAGTCGCAGGCGGGAAATATGTTACTACTGTAGCTGGAGCGGTTCCAAAAGCAATACCAGTAGTTGCTGTGCCGCCGGAGATATTTACAGCCGTATTGCCGGAGGGGCTACTCCACGTTGTGACAAGCGTAAGAACAGGGGCCGTATAAGCCGCGGTAATTTGTACATAATTACCAGAATAAGTATAACTCGAAGGAAATTGTTTGTAAATTATAGCAGGTGTAGGTGTTAATTGAGCAAATCCTGTACTGGTTGCCAAAATAGTTGGAGTGCCGTTTCCACCAATTTTAGTTGTGCCTGTATAAGTCACCCCATTAATTGATTTACTTGCTCCGCTGCTTGACAAATAAATTGTGCCGGCTGTTGAATTTACTAGTGTGTTCCAGACTGAGTCGGCCGCATTTCCTGTTGAAGTTTTACTAAACTGGATTTTAATAGTTGCTCCTGCGTTAAAGAAATAATTTGCCGCATTGGCATTAGCAAAAGTAACAGTACTAGTAAATGTCAGTGCCCACGCCGAATTTCCAGATCCAGTGGGTGTGGTCTTGCTGGAAGTACCAGTCCAGCCAGTAAATTGCGTACCTTGAGTTGAAGCATTAAATTTGTTAGTATTAATATTAGCAATATCGTTGCCAAAATTATTTAAAACTGTAATTGTGTTACCTATTTGAGGATTAGCTCTTGTTGTGATAACTGTGCCTTGATGACTCGCACTATTACTAACTCTAGTATTTAGATTTGCCCAAGAATTAGCATTGGCAACTGTTCCGAGTACTACATTAGATGTGGGTGTCTGACCGTAGCTTGTATTCCATACAGCATTTACATTGCTATTAAAGCCATTATAATCTGCCGCTTGTATTAAGCCGCCAGTAACATACGTCATCAGTATTTCCTATTTTATTTGATAGTGACAATGGCTTCAACAGTACCCAAGCCAGAATCTAGCTTATCTACTAAAGAACGACCAATAACATTGAATGCTGTTGCTTCGCCTGCTTTAGCAGCTCTTGCCATACCATTACCAGCAGAAACTAACCGATCACCTTTGTTAACAACACCGGTAACTTTAACGGGCACACGACCTGTCATAGCTACTGGCGGATGAGTTGTGTCGTTACCTGCGCCATTATTCATCAAATAAGCAGCGTTTGTGCTGATAACTCCAAACACTGATTCGCTTAACTCTGTATTAGATTTTGTAATTTCTGCTGTGCCGCCTAACTCAACTACTGTTCCAGGAGCATATTCTGTGTCGGCTTCAAATCTTTCAGCTACGTCAGCATAATTAGCATGGATCCCAAATTGACTGCTAACAATGCCTGTAGATCCATCAATAAACAATGCTGAATTAACAACGCCAGCTTTGTTGATATTAAATGAAACATTTCCATTTAACGCATCGTTAGTATATGTAGTTTGCGAGCCATTAGTAGATAATATAAATGTACTATTTGCTCCAATTCTTAAACCGTTGTTATTAAGTATGTTAATTGTACCAGTAGTTGATGTATTAGCATCAGTACGCATAAATGAATTAGCAAATAACCCGCTTAATGCTTGTGCGTTAGTTGCTGTGCCATTGTATAATGGTACTTGCCCTGTTGTAAGAATCGTTGCTAACGTGATGCCAGGTTTTACAGTAGGAAATCCTGCTATTGCTGTTTGTGGTGTAAATGTTGCGTCTTGTGAAACTATTCCAACAATGGTATTGCCTGTATACAATTCAATTACAGTATGTGAAGTGGCTGTAGTATCTATAATAGTATTGGCAATAGCGCCAGTTATACCTGTTTGTTGGTTATATATTGGTCCAACTAATAACCATGTTGCGCCGGTCCAAACATAAAGTTGTTGAGCAGTAGTATTATACCATAAATCGCCTTGGCTATTATTTGTAGGGGCTACACCTGTTGCTTGTGACCCGCCTAATGATTTCCAACCTACGCTATTTCGAACTTGTAAAACACTTGTAGTTGTATTAAACCATAATTGACCTACTAAAGGATTAGTAGGAGCTGTACTATTAGCAGCGTTTTCTAATAAATGTACAAAATTATCATCTAAAAACTGGCCGTATCCAGCATAATTTTTCCCCACCAAAGTTTGCGAACAAGCAGTTGTATTGATTGTTCCATTTGGTATGGTAGCTAATATGTTACCATTTGTTAGTGTAATTGTATATGACATTTATTTTACTCCGTCCTTTGTATTATTTATGGCCATTTAATATGTATATTTATGCGGCACTTAAATTTGTCAATGTCTGTATTCTAAGGGTATAATCTATCTGTATTTGACGATTTAAACTCTTTTGTACAGGATGGAAAATAACATGTGTAATTAGGAACAAATTGGTGGCAGAACCATTCCAACATTGTAATCCTAGCTCATCAAACACATATTCTCCATTAAAATTGGTACTATTATCAAATGCTTGTTGTCCAGCAGGTTGCCCGTAGTCCAATAAACAAGAAACCAATATATCTGTATAAGGATTTCCCGAGGTATGTAGCACAGTCATTTTGTTATTTGCTGGGTCTAAATTAGTAGCAGAATTCTGATCTACTATTTGAGCATAAGTTTCGTTATATAAACTAGCATTTTGCCCTGTTATATTGGGTGGCAAATATGTAATAATTCCAGCTGGATCTACGGCTGATCCGCCATTGCCAAACGCCATAGTATAAATCCACCCCTTACCTTGATCACTAAGGGTATTAGCCATAGCAATTGAAATGTTTTCATAATTGATAGCATTTTTTTTATCAATTAAAACTTCACCAGTAACTGGATCGGTGATTTTAATGAATCCTTCGATTTTAGCTAGGCCAGGCTGAACAATCATGCTTTTTGCTCCACAAATACTTTGCGTGTTTTTGGATCGTAGATTTTTATAAATCCGTCAACTATAACTGACCCTGTATCATTGGGTCTTTTTTGAGGCTGAGGTTGTGGTTGATTAGGTGTTTTATTTTCCATTGTACTATATTTATTATGATTAATATCTGCTTTGTATTTACCTTAATTTCCACCCCTTAAAAATAGAGCCATTGGATTGTCTGTTATTTGTAAGGGGACTCCGTCTGAAGCTGTATCAACTCCTGGATTATACCAGCTTGTACCTTTGCGGACAACTATGCTAATTTCTGTTCCTGCGTCTGGGGCAATAGCAAAAATAACTACAACAGGATCTAAATTAGATAAAGTATATCCACTAGTTTGTAATGCTCCCCCTAAATAGACTTCTACAGCTCTACTATTACTTGGTAACCCAGGATCATAGTTGCCGGTAGGACCGTCGGTGGAGTATAAAGTACTATCGTATGGTATAGATCCCACCCATTCGTTGGCATTATTAACTACAAGAGTTGAAGTGAATACTTTCCTCGATCCGTCGCCCAAGAAAGACTCGCTTTCAATGTAATCTTGATATTGTTCTGGTAATAAATTGCCACGGCCCATATCATAAACATAGGCTCCAACATCGTGTGAATCTGCTGCAGTGCCAGCTGTGCCACGAAGTAAACTGCTGATAGTGTTAGCAGCCAAATCGATATTACGATACATAATTCGTTCGCCATCAATAGTTACGACTCCCCAAACATTAGCGGCAAAATCAGGAATACTTAATGCGCTAGCATTAGCTACATATATAATATCAGCTGTGGCCGTAGCTGCCTGTGCAACTGTAGTTGTAGTAGAAGGTGTCATACGATAAGTTGCTTGTATACCACGCATATCTTGGAATATTCTAAATTCCATAGCTTCTGGTACTATTGAACTAGTAACATTAGTTACTTGTACAACATCTGCTGGCCCAATTACACCATTTGTTAATGTTAATACATTTCCCTCTATGCTATACTCTATGAAAGGTGTTAATATTCTGCCATTTTTAATTACCCAAGCACGGGATGCATCTGTGTATGATTGATAGAGCACAAAATCATTTACAGAAATTACTTGACCTTCTTCATAACTAAAAGATCCTGGACTGTCATTTTCTACTGGCGGAGAATATAAAGTTATATCATATCCCTGAGAGAATGTAATACCTTGTGTAACAGGACCAACAAATATTTGTGTAGACAAACGTTGTTCTCTAGTATCGTTAAATGTAATTACAGAAATAATCTGACCGTCCGACGGCACTATTCCAGCGCCAGAAATAAATGTTAATGTTTGTGCTACTGGGTCAATAACATATTGTGCTAAGTTATCTACAGTAATATAAATCTCAGATCCAACTGCTGGTGCTGTACCAAATAGAACAAATTTAGTATTAATGTCAAGATCGAAAGGAGCGATGTCGTAATTATCTTGTGGATAATCTCCGCTAAATCCAGTATAAGCTGGTAAGGTATAATCTGTTGGATTAACTTGTAATATTCCATCAACATATACTTTAACATTAGAGTCAGATATTGTGGTATAATCTATGCCTGTGCGCTCTGGTAATATGTATCCGACAACATTACCATTTCCAACATAAGGAACTCCAGCCTCCCCTATTGCTGTTACTCCGCCAATAGTAACCAACGCTACTGATGGATTAGTATACTCTAAACTTATCGTCGGATCTAAATCATATACAAATTGACCGGTTACAGCCGTCAAATACTGAGTAGTTGGTACACTCCAACTATAGTTTGTAGTTACGTTATCAATTGTAGTAAGTCCTATAGCCACTAAACTAATAAAATCAGTTGAACCATAAGTGTTAGTAAAGTTAATTAATGTTGTACCAAATGTTACACTATTATTATCAACAAATGTAAATGCTAAAGTTTGAACCCCATTTACAAATATAACAATTTCTTGTATTAAACCATATGCTACAGGAATTACTAGGCTATTGCCAACATTGGCGCCGTTATAAACATTTCTATATAGTTGATTTCCGCCGCCCAATTCATAAACATATATTCCTAATTGGTCGCCATTAGCGACCAATAATGACGAGTTAAGAATAGTAATTGTTTGATTAACCCAATCGATTGTATAATCAAACCCTTGAGATAAATTATATCCCTGTGTACTATCTACAATTTCTATAGTAAATGGATATTGTTGCGATCCAGCAAAACTTATAGTTGGACTGCTAATATTATAAATTGCTTGTATTGTAACCTGTGAAAAACCGTGCCCTCGTCTTAGCCAATCTGCTCCTGGTGTCGTATAAACACGGAAATCTAGTGTGTCAAATTCAATGCCAGGTACTAATTCTTCAGGAGCATGACTCGCAAAAGCATCTATATATTTGCCGCCGTTTATATTAATATCTGATGGGCGGATTCCCAAGTATGGATCAAGATAAGAACTTTCAAATATAGTATTAAGTATGCCTAAATCATAAGTTGGTCGACCGTTGGCGTCAAGAGAAATATTATCATATACATTAATATCAAAATTACCACGATCAAAACCTGTATCCTGATCAAATGTTACTGCCGATACTTGTACTCCTGGATAATCTATCCCGTCAATTAATAATGGCAGATTAAGTCCCGGATTATTAACCGTTCCTACATAAAAACCTTGTGTACGATTAATACCACTTAATGTGCTAGCATTAACTTCTGTCCACTCTATAGGATCAAAAATAGAATTTTGTACATATCCAGCTGCTCCGTTAGCTGCATATACAATATTATTATAACGAACTTGTGTTCCATTAATATATTTGACTAGAACTGTGCCGGTTAATTGTCCATTGTATCCAATCCCTGTATATTGAGTAGCGTAAGTTAAATTAATTGTTGAGCAAGTCAATGCCGAATAATTTCCGTTTAGTGCTGATATAGATACACCGTTTATAGAAATACTGTTGCCAGTTAAGAAAGGTACTGTAGTTTCCTCATATTCGAAGGTTGCTGTAGCAACGCCATTAGATGCTAATACATTTGTTAAGGATATGATGATTAATTCTGTAGGAGTCCAGTTAACTATATTCGATTGATATTCGTAACGATCATATTTTAAAGCTAAGTTAAAAGAACGGACCAAATTATTACCCATAATTGAAACAGCACGAGCTGTTTGGCCGACAAATTGTAAAATAGCCGTTCCATTTGTTACTATAATTGTATTAGTAATAGCTGTTCCAGTACCATTTCCAGTACCGGTAGCCACAAACACTATACCAGACTGGTTGCTAGTAGCACCAATAGCTGTAAAATTAGTTGTGCCTACAAATTGAATTGTATATGTTGAGCCTACTATAAAATTGCCTGCTTCAATAATTCTAGTAATAGGTTCTACATTACCTAATGTACCAGCATCAGTAACTTCATAGATAGTATTTTCAGAAGTTATAATAGATTCATTTGATACAACTGTTAACCCAGCTGACCAAGGAGTTGGTGCCCCCGGTAAGCCACCGCCACTTATAGTTATAACAGCATCTGTAGTATATCCTGAACCTGGATTATCAATAATAATTCCAATAACTTGACCTGAAGTGTTTATAATAGCTGTCATTAATGCTTGTTCTATACAAGTACCTGTAACTGTTACCACTGGAGCAGAAGTATAGCCGGCTCCACTATTAGGAATAATTACTGCTTCAATACTTAACAAATAATTTTCATACCATTGGCTATACAAACTTGGATATTGCCAGATTTGAGCATTAGGCGCTGTATTACTAGCCGAAGAATGGCTAGTAGTGATAGCTTCAGTATATGGAGTTAATATTGGACTAACAAATTGTGGTTCAGATAGTGCTGGATTATAATAAGCCGGCAAATCATAGTCGGTAATATCACCTAAGAAATCATCATTACCCGTATAAATTAAATTAAATTGTCTAACTTGTACATGATAAGGTTTTACTTCTTGGAAATAATCTAAAACAAAATCTTGATTTCCAGAAAAATATGATTGATATGGTAATAACGAACGAATTTCGTGATTAACATCAACATAACTAGTTTTAATTAACCATGACGGATCAATAAATTCACTATAAACATAGTTAAACATCAATATTAAACTACTGTTACGCTCGTATTGTAAATCTTCAACATAAATTTCTTCGTTTAAGGCCCGTAGAATATATCTGGTTTCTACTTGAGGAGTCTCATCAAAATATTGAGAATCAAATACTTGAGCATCAAATCCAAAATTTCCAGCGGCATAATTCCACAAAGATTCCTCAAAAGCTATTGTACCATCCTCTAATCCTACCCGAGTCCATCCAACATAAGGATCTGGTCCTGAACGCAAATATATTTCAAATTTGCCCGCCCCATTACTATTAACTCTTACTGAACTACCAATAGGAGCTGTAGCTAAACTTAAAGTTGATAATTTTCCATAATTTGGTACAGCGGCCACTGGAGCTATAGAAGAATTATAACCGGGCAAGTACCAGTTAACATAATACCAATATGCTGGAGTGTCAAAACTTTGCACTTGATATAATGTTAAAACTTGTGGAGCGGTAATTTCATATATAGTCCAGCGACCATTTTGAGAACTGTCCGAAAGCACTAGATATTTGTAACCAACTGGAATAGCAGAAAGATTTTGATAACTTAATATTTCTAAATTAGCTACTTTTGTGTTCCAGATAATAGTGGTTGCTGACCCAGTGCCAGAGCCGCTGCCTGTAGCAATAAAATTTACCCCTACTGTATTACTGCTTGCGCCTATTGCTGTAAAATCAGTAGTTCCTACTGTAAAAATAATATAAGTTGTCCCTATAACAAAATTGCCAGCTGTAACAGTAATATTTGAAGCAGGAATTGGTTCAGAACTGTTTAATAAATTAAAACTACGAGTTTCTGTAATCGGAAATTGTGCCAATACTTTATTAGCACGACCTAAATAGTTTTCTAATGCTGTAAATCTATCAGCAAACATACTTTGCCGAGGACGGAATTGAACTCCGTATTTCATGCCGGGACTTAATAAAGGATCCGGAACTGGATTACCTATTGTATCGAGGCCGCATAAACTATCTAAAAATTTCCGATATAAATTTGTGTTCAAAAAGGATGAATCTACACCATCTGTAATAATTTGATATTCTTGATGTATTACCGCATCTGTGATTTCTCTATCAAATCCAATACTTAAAATTGTATTTGTGGCGTTTAATAAATTTTGTGCGTTATAAATTGCTATTGTGGAAGCATTAAGGCCGGCTATGTAAGGTAATCCACTACTTTTAGGATCAAGTATGTATGTAGATACAGCAACTGGACTTAATGTTTTTCCTGCTCCAGTCGCAACTGTAGTTATTCCCTTTACCCAGAAATAGTAAAGAGTTGTAAAGATGTTATTTTGTCCTAACTGACTGGAAATAACATAACTTGTTGTACTTAATGGTGTCCCTACTCCAGTATAATTTGACGGAGGATTGACGCTTTCAACCCACTGGTAAATGTCTACAGTACTACCGGGGAATGTTTGACCCCATCGTCTACTAGCATACACTATGTCATCTTGATTTGGATCAATAAATCTTACAGTATCAGTATCCCACCACATCTGTCCAATATGTTGGCTGCCCCAAGTTTGTCCATTATTATGTACTGAGCCTTGATTATATTGAGCCGGATCAACCGCGCCAATATAATCAATATTGCTACGAGCTACTCCCAATATTTTTCCTTGTAGTGGATCGAAGAAATCAAAATATGTTTGATATTGTCCTGTTAAGGTAGTATTGACTCCCGCCGATTGTTCGCCGTTATACGAAAAAACTCCGTTAATTCCATATACATCAACAACGGGTTGCTGAATTCTTATAGGTTTCCAAGATGGTGTATTGTCAGGATTTTGAAATATAGCAACATATCCAGCCGAAGTGGTATTATTATCTGTACCACCAGTAGCGCCTACCATTAATTTTCCACTTACATAACTTACAGATGTACCAAACCGGTCTCCTGACTTCACACTTATATTTTTATTGTTGATGTAAATTTGTTGCCCAAATGCAAACTGTCCAGGATCGCTTATACTCTTTTTACTACTTGGGAAATAATCATAGGTATAAGCTACGCCACCGTTGATAATTGGATTAAAAAATGTTGTACTACGTTCGTCAAAAAATGTTTGGTTATTATCAAATATTGTTGGTTCGTATACATTTCCATTAGGAGAACCAACAATTAAATTAACAGCCGAAGTATCTATACTTATACTAGCACCAAACTGTCCATTAAACACTGGCGCAGGGCTTAATATTTGTTGTGTGAATACAAAAGTATTGAATCCTAATTGATTGAATAATGACTGTACTGTACCAGGCAATACTGTTACATAATTGTAAGGTATAGCAGTATTCATATTTTTAACTGATATAGTTAATCGACCTGAAATAATTGTAACCTTTCTGCCAGCCAACGGAGCATAAAGGAAATAAATGCTTTGTGTAGAATTATTATAGGTGTAATCTACATCTACAGTTTGTTTGATATTATCGATGTAGACTAACGTAGTGTAGGAACTTGCCGACGAATATAAATCTCCTATGAAGAAGATTTTGGTGCTACCGTCTGCTAGAAATTCTAAATTAGGTGTTGTAGATGCTAACACATTTGGAATATTAGCAACATTTATAGCTGCGGCCAAACTTTCAACTGTGTTATTAACACTAGGAGTTAATGTTACTTGAATATCATTTATTCTTAAAGTACCTCCTACATTTAATGTTGGATTGGCTATAGTAGAACTTGTTATTCCATATACTCGAGATTGATTAACTTGGTGATCGACCGATCCAGAAAGGTCAAGTCCAGTACTATCAAATGGTGCCCCAAGATATAAACTGCAATTTAACGGACAAGTATCAATAGCAAATCCATACTGAGCATTAGCGTTAGGTGTTTTACTAAACAATTCTTGTATTTGTGTTATTTGATTTGTACCAATCTCAATTATATCTCCGTAATTAAATGTTATATTAGAAAATACAACATTATTGCCGTTAATAGTATATTGACCTTTTGTAGATTGTGCTGTAGTCAACAAATACACTCCGTTAACACTTACTGATACAGGTGCGGTTATGCTACCTGGAGCAGTATATGTTGTTTGTAGTGGATCGGCTACTATAAAACGAAGAACACTTCTATCAAACACATAGGCTTTACCAGTACTAGTGTTTGAATTTGGGGCGCCGATTGTAATTTGTCTACCGTCTGTAGTAGTTGTTACTGTAGCCCCAAATCTATCGTTTTCCAAAGATTGTGCCGACGAGATTTTCTCTACATATTGCCAGTAAGTACTTGTAGATACATAGATAGTTGCCCCGGCTGGCGGAATAGTAATGAATGTTAAAGTAGTATTAGATGAATTAAATGTATAATCTAAATAAGGTCTTTGTATAACTCCATTAACACGCACTACAAAATTATTAATAGTAGTAGCATTATACAAATATTGATTTAACACAAAATTATTACCATTTGTAATTCCAGTGCCGCTATAAGAGAATCCAACGATTGTTCCTAATATGTTTACACCTGTAACCGTAATAATTAAATTATTAGCAGGATTGGTTCCACCTAATTGTGTTCCATTTATAGTGAGAACATCTCCAATACCATAATTTTGACCGCCAAATTCTAATGTTGGATAATACACTCCTCTAATATCTTGTACTGTAAATGAAGCTCCGGTCCCAACTCCTATTACTGAATTTTGAATTCTTTGGTAATATGTTACTTCATCTAATTGTTGCAATTCATTACGGACTATTGTTAGGTAAAGACCATTTGCAGGTGGTGTATTATTTAAAAATGTTATGCTAGAAGCATCGATTGTATAACTAACACCATAAGTTAACAAAGTATTCTTTATAAATTCTGTGTTGCTACCAAGATATACTTTTAATTGTGCTGGATTTAAGTAATTAATCTGCAAATCGTTATTATATCTATAAGATAAACTATTATTAGCTGTAATATATTGTATTGATTGATCTTCTACTATTACTTTTTCATAAGCATATACACAATTAGCTTCGGGCGCTCCAATATACATCCAATGTTCATCCGCACTGACTACTCCTGATGTTCCAAATCCTATTGGACTAAAATTCTGATCGGGAGGAACTAATATTTGTGATATAGCTGCCGAATCTGCTCCCGAAGCCCTATAGATTACAGCCGCATATCCTGTGCCCGACATACTAGTATTAGCACCAGCTACTGCCCAATTAGATGCTCCAAAGGATAACATATTGCCAAAATTACTAGTTTCTGGAACATTAAGTCTTAAATCAGCACTAAATTGGTAGTCGTTTAATATATCTTTGAAATATGCTAGTACTCTACCTTCCCCGTTGGCTCCGGTAGGCGCACCTACTAATGCAAAAAGATTATTTTGAGTTTGCGCTATGCTTGCAGCATATTGATTAACAGCAGCTAATCCGGGTGTTAAAGCAGAACTTGTAGCAAACGGACTTTGTTTTTGTACTGCTTCCCAACGTCCTTCGCCATCATTATCAACCCAAGCTATTGCTCCTGGAATTAAACTATTAACATAAGGTAATGTTGAAATATCGCTTGCTTGACTTACTCTAGCACTTTGTAAATGTAATACGAGACCTATACCCGAAACTGTTGTTACATTAGTTTTTGTAAAACTAAATGCTATAGTGAGTGTTGTAGGTGTCGGAGTAGCTAATACTCTATAAACTCCATCAACCGCATTATTAAAATATTTTATAATAATTAAATCACCAATTAATAAATTATGTGTATTATTAAATTGAACTATACTAGTTCCGTTTAAATTATCACTTAATTGAGTCATAGTTGCGCTTACTGCTGTTGTTCTATAAACTCCCCAATTATAAGGATTAATTTTAGCTATCCAAATATAAGTCCCAATGCCTATCGTGTTTATATTAGCTTCTATAGATGATGGATCTTCAAGACTGAATACAGTTACATCGATATCGTCTAAACATACATAACCTGCTGATGGTAACGCGGTTGGAGTATTACTGCCGTTATAAGTAGTTGGCAAAATATCAGTAGAAGTTATATTATAACTTTCTTTCCATAATTGAGAAAGATAAATTTGCTGATTAGCTTGACTAGTTTCACCTGGATTAATAATTTGTATGGTAGACGGATTATATGACAACAGCGCCCGATTTAGCTGCAACTCAAAGTTACTCTTATTTGCTTGCGCCCCATAGGTGCCAGATAGTATTCCCCAATTTTCATAAACATTATATGCTCCACTCTCATTACGGTTTAATTGAGCATTATTAAATATTTCTGCGGCTCGCAAAGATCCTTTGGTTCCTATAAATTGCTGATAAAGTTGTACTTGAGTAACATCGTTAAGATTTAAATTAGTCATATACTGACGCGGACGGAATCCTATTAAACCAAATGCAAACAAATCGTTATCAGATGTTAAATTAGCTTGATAAACATTATAAGTGGTGATTAATTGATCAGCTTTATTGGCTAAGTTAGGTAGCAGTCCATTATCAATCAGTTGATAATCGCTCTTTACCCATTCTGTGTAATTAAAAGTTTGTTGAGGCTCACTTATAATTAATGCTTGCCAATATGTATTTTTATATAATACAATTTCACCTTTAGTATATTTGGTGTACTGTTTCCATTGTTCAACATTATTAAGATTTAATATGAAACCTTGAGCATTCAATTGCCCATCCCATTCTGTTGTAGTAGAAGCAATCAAACTCAATCTAGATTGTCGTAAACCTGTTACTGGATCATATATTAAATCATTAAATTGAGTTGTATTGTTCAACACAATCATGTCTTCATAATTTGTAAATTTTAAAGTTAAATAATTTATTGTTTGACTGTTAGTTGTGGTAATAGAAAATAAATCACCTTCACGATAAACTATCAAATTTCTAACATCCAAAACTGAAGCATTTTGATCTAATAACATATTTTCTGGTGTGACACTTGCTACAGTATCCACTATACTAATAGGTTGACTGGCAGTAATTTTAGTTGCACAAGGATTTAAATTAATAATTGTATTTGGCTCCCATCCTTGCGAGGCAAAATTTAAAAATTCTTCGCACATTTGCGACCAATTTAAAGTATAACCATTGAAGATGTTATCAAACACGATGCCTTGACTAGATAGCCATGCGCCGTAGCTTAGTAAAAAATCGCATACACTAGCAGGCGTGGTAAAAACATAACCATATGGAATTTGTTTAATATTAGCGGTATACTGAGATGGTACCTGTACAGATAAGTTGTTAACTGTAATTGTAGAATAAAGTCCTACTGGATTACTTTGTAATATTTCAAAATAAGGTTGAATATTACTATAACCCTGAACTGAATACCCAATGCCTCCAGCACCTAGTTGTTCTACTTGTACAATTACAGAACTGTATGTAATTTGATTAAACGGTTGATTTTTGTAAAATAATAAATCATAACTAGATGTTGGAATAAGCAAACTATTGTTAGTAGAATTAGGACCGGCACGCTCAGTAAAAAGTCTAATGTATACAGGATCAGAAAAAGATGCCATACGATAGCATAAACGTACATCTAAATTTGCTAAATCTGTAGTTAAATCGGTTGTGCTATTAACTCCAAATTGCTGATTATAGTCCACAATCCAGTTTATGTATGACGCTTTGCTTACACCGTTTCCATACACTTGTACACCAGAAGCATCTAAACGATACCGATTATTAAGTAAGTATTGCCCTAATTCAGTATTATAACGATATAAATCTCTATCCGCATATAAAGAGAAAAACTGTGCCGGTTTAGTTAAAGCCAGCATACGCATAATTGCAAAAGGATAAGAACTGCTATTCCACCAAGATGCTTGAACAGGTCCGCCATCACCCGCTACCCACGATTGTTGGAATCCATAAGGATTATTCCTGCCCATAATACTTAGATTAGGCGGTAATAATTCTCCTGATGTGCCGGCTGGAATAATTTTACTCAAGCCAGGGCGGATGTATTCAGGAAGAACATATGGTCCGGCAGGATTACCAACAATACCTGCTTCTAAATCATCCCATAATACTGTGTTGCCCGATGTATAAGGGGCAGGGCCATATCGTAACACCCACCAATCTGGTTCTTCAGAAAATCCAACCATTTCCCAAGGAGTTGAATTAGGAGTTTCTGTATCATAGAAATAACGATAAATGCCGCGCCAGTTACCTTGTAAAAATACTTGATTATCTATTCTATTAGCAGCTTGACTATAATTCCATGTAAACGGATTATTTGCTATATAATTTTGTGTAGTATAATCGACTTTATTTTGTCCTACCCAAGATAAGAAATCTTCACTTATAATTGTATTAATTTCTTGATAGGTATATGGCGTATCACGGAAGAATCCTGGCAATAATCCTGTTGTTTGATTAGGATAAAAACTTACGTCTACTTCGTCAGTAGCCAAAGGAATTGGATTATCATCTAATTTAATATTATCATAAATCCGTTTTTCAAATTCTAACAATACTTGATCACGAATATCTCCAAACGCAATAGTAATACTACCGTCATGGCCTTGTATCACTTCTGTTGGTTCAGAGTATGTGTCGTCAATAAAAATACTCGGAGTATATTTAGGATATAAACCCATTTTACTTGGTGTGTTTGGACACCAATTAGGTATTGTAGTCGGATATTCATTAATAGTAACAATATCGCCTACATTTAAAGGAACATGAATTGTTAATTTAAGAGCATCTGTAGAAACAGTATACTGACTACCACGCAGTAATAATACATTATTAACGTATACTAATAATCCTAAATAGTTTGATGATGTAAAATTATATAACTGTGTAGTATTAAACACATTTGTTGTGATAGGATTTATGACTGTTGTTGTCGAAGTATAATTTGTTCCAACTGGTAACATGTCTGACCAGTAGAAAGGGTCCAAATCAGTTAAACTTGTAGTAATATTTCTTATAGCTAAATCTAATATTTGAGCTACTGTTTCAGTTCCGTTTAAATTTAATTGTGTTACTGCTGTTAACAATTTATTTTTGTATTTTGTATATTCGCGATTATTATAATCTAAAGCCGCAAAAATGTTATAATTTGCGGAACGTAAAAAATATCCTGTTAGTGTTAGTGGCGACGATTGTTGTAGTATTAACTGCCCGTAAGGAATAATGTTTCCTAAATCACGAGTATTATTTCTACCGTTTATTGGTCCGTGAAGCTCAGTCAAATTTTGACAAATGGTATTATAGTGATTACGAACTGTACCTAAACTAAATTGGGATGAATTTTCATTAAAAGGATTGTTTTCAAGATTAATAGGTATTTCATAAAACCCCTGATTACTAACTTGTTGACTATAAACTAATACTTCGATTATATCCCCAATTACATAACTTGAACCATTAAGCGTAATACTTGATGTATTTGTTGTGGTATCAACAGAAAGTGTATATGTTAACGGTTCTTGATAAAGACTATTAATGAATATCTGAGCAGGCGGAACATCTAAATTTGTTTCAATAACAATGTCAAATTGTAAAGGCGCTCCTGAATAACTAAATTGAAATTGCTGCCTAGCTAAAGACGGTATAGCGGCTGTTTGCCAACCAATCTCACGAGTAAAGGAAACGCGATCTGAATATTGCCGTACAAACCCAGAACTAACTTCCATAATTGTGCCTGTGCCGCCAACTGGTGTATATATAAACGAGTCAGTGTATAAATTATTATCAAATAATATATCACCAATATTATCAATACTAAAAAATGCTAATGGAATGCCTAATACCGTATCAATTGGATTGTTGGCATTTTCAGCATAACTTAATAATTTACACCCATTAAAGTTGCTACTTGGATATTGTATAGGATCAGCAAAACTATATCCACTGCTGTCAAATACGTCAAATAATGGAGGTTGATTAACAGCCGTTTTTTGTTGTGTCTCCAACCATTCAGATCCATTATAATAAAAACTTTTACCTGTTTGAGTATTACCACTAGTACATACTGTTACTTGATTAATTAATACTGGGTTAGTACTAATAGGTACCAAATCAATTATAGGCACTAAAGAAGTTTCTGGATCTACTACTATAAAATCAACTTGATAAATCTGATTTCTTACCTCTGGATTTTCATCGGCCGAAAAAATAACTAAACTATCTTGTACTAAAGTATATCCATCAATACCGTACCCAAATTGTCCAGCTACATTTAGTAATGCGTTAGTTTGAGTCGTGTCAATCACATTAACTGGAGTGATTCCTTGAGTTCCAAAATTAAATAATTTAGTCCCGGCACGGAATTCTAAAATAGGACGATTAGCTCTCTGAATACTTGTGTAAGAAGGTTTTAAATTATTATATGCGGCAGCCGCATCTATTACATCTACATGAAACCAGCGGTTGCTACGACTCCAAGGATTGAGATCAGGGCTTGCTATACTAATTGTTAAATAATCAGGTTGTACAGGCTCGCCATTAATTTCTTGAGCGTATGTTTCTGGGACAATTAAACTAGTTGCCGGTACCAAAACAATACTAGATCCTACGCCTTGCACATAATAAGTATTACCCACGTAGCTAGTTGGAAAAACATTGCCTTGAAATATAATTTTTAAACCGTTAGTAAAAGTTATGCCATTAGGACTAACATAATTTTTTTGTCCTACTATTTCAGTATCAACATTTATAAAAGCATTGACATTGATAGAATTTATTGTACCACCACCGAGGTACGCTGCGTCTTCAGTACTGTCAAAAGTTACCGAAGATACGGTACAATCAGTTACAAAATAAGTTCCGTTGTATCCAGATGGATTAATCTGACTAACAATAATAGAACTTCCAATTGAATATGGAGCGGTAAGCTGCGTTGTAAAATTTAATGTTACACTAGTTCCAGTGGCATTAAGTCCTATTACTGCCAACGGAGCCACTGCTGAATTTACATTTTCAGTAATAAATTTTATTTGTCCAAATATTGTAGGATCTTCACTATCTTGATAGTAAACATACGGCAATGATGCAGTTAATAAAGGTATTTGTTCGTATAATCCAGAAGAATTTTTATACCATTGTGTATTAACAAATTCTGCTCCATAAGTTATACTAAACTGGGTATTATTTGTAATTGTAAGAATACTGTTTAATTGTATCACTCCAGAAACATATTGAATTTGCCATAGACTTGCTATTACTGTAGGATCTGTATCGTTAGTAAACACTAAAGTACGCGAATTAAGATTTGTTATACCGTCTATACCAGTAGGATTGGCTGCTAAAAATGTATCAACCAATACACCATCAAGTTGACTAAAGGTAAAAGTTGAACAAATTAAATCAACTGTACCTACTCCAGTAGCTGGATAGTTAATATATGGTAAAGTTTGATAAAAACTTTGTGCCGTTAAAGATGGAACATCAAAAGCAACCGTTCCTAAATCAGTTCCGTTATTTGATACTCCTAGAACATCTCTATCGCTGATGTTAGGCGACCAAGGTAATCTACCATCGATGCCCGGTTGTGTTTGTATCCAGAATTGTGGGCCCGAACCGCTAGTAGCGTCTATGATATTTAACTGACCCCTTAAATTGTAATGTATATCATTAGAATAATAAAGAATGTCGGGAGCATTTTGTGGAACAGTAAATGTAACTAATCCAGAAAATGCTCCGTTATTAGTAACACCTTCGTTGAACAAATTGGTTGTACCAAACGATGCTTCGGTTTTGATAAAAAATTTGTAAGGATCATTTTGTACTAAATTCCAAGTATAAGTATTGCCGCGAACTAACGTTAATGTTGGGTTAGGCTCTTGATTTATAGCCCAGCTACTTGTTCCATTATTAATAACTCGATACTCGACCGCATTAGCTGTATTTTGTGCTACTACAAAATTATAATTTCCTTCGCGGACCAGTGTTAATGTTGGATTATTTCCTTGTACTCCGCTAAACGTGTAAGCTCCATTAGCCCGAGTAACTGTAAAAGTTTGTGTTGTTAAAATAGATGTTGGCGCTACTGTAACTAAATCTGGCCCATTAGGCAACCAATAATATTGAGAATAGTTACTATATTTGTCAAAATCTACAAATGGATCCCAAGAATAATATTCGCTTTCAAATAATCTGTCCTGTTGATTTACAATTCCGCCTTGTGTCGATAGTGCATCCAGTATTCCAGGATAGGTTATAGTATCATCAATTTTACCAGTAACAGGATTTAAAGATATAACACCTGGTTCTAATTGATAATCATTTCGAACTTTAGTTGGTTCAATGACATAATTGTCGTTAGCATTTACGCCTGGGCCAACTTTTTGCCCAATAAAACCTTGTGTTTGCTTATATTGCGGTTCCTGTACTAACTGGTCGAGAGTAGCGTTCAGGAATTGCGTGTTTACCGGAGTTTGAAATATCTCTGGCAGAAAATCTACTGAACGAATCTGCGCTGCCATTAAATTGCTCCGCTACCTGGGGTAGTCTGTAAATTGGTACTAGTTAACGATTGTATTACTTCGATATCATTAATAGTAGCACCATTAACAAAAATCTGATATGGCGCACATTGTATTTCGTATAAATCTCCAAAACTCTTTTGTGGATTAAGTGGTACTAAAACAACCGATGATACAAAAGTTCCTATTTGAGCATGGATATAAGCCGCTAGTTCACTGAAATAAAATGTATCACCAAAGTTCCAATTAGCAATATCAAAATAAGCATTCATAGTAGATAAAACTAAATTACGAATTTGATTATTACTAGCATTTGTGTTGGAGGCTGGAATGACTTTAATAATAGCTCTTAAAGATTCGGGAGCTTTACTGCCAAATAATGGAAGGAATTCTACACTATTAAGAATCATATTGTCGCTAATCATCTTGTAATTTTGTAATCCAGCATAGTCTGTGGTTAATTCATCAATGGTTGGCGCAAAAGGTTCTGTTATTGTATTAGTAGTATCTTGTATCCAGCGTGTATACTGTGTATAATATTCAAGTGTTACAACATATAAATCAATAATGTTTGTACTGCCAGGATCAATTAGATTAGTTAACGCAGAGTTATGCCTATATTGAAAATATAATTCCTGTCGCCCAACTTGTGCTACCCACCCCTGAGTGGATTTTAATACTCTTGCTCCAGTCAAAGGTAATGTTAATGTATAAAATGTATTAGTATCATAGGCATAAAATATTTGTCCTGTTGGATACTGTTCTTTAACTTGTTCAATTTCTGCCAATGTCGGATAATCAGCATTCACTATTCCTGCTGGCTGTAACAAATATCTTTCAAGATTATCAAAATCTACAGTCAACTGGAAAAATACATAAGGCTTAGGAGTTTCTGTACTAGATGGACTTGCTCCTACTATTTCTAGAAAGAAATCTGGATTACTAGGAATACCCTCATTGTTATAATCTTGATAACTTACTAATACTTGATAATCATCTACTAACCCATCAGTTAGTATAGGTTGGGCAATAATTTTTAATGTTATGTCACTTAATAATGGTAAATTACTATTTGGTTGACTATTAGTTCTTAAGATTTTAGTAAAATCAGAAATAACAGTTCCGGTCCGACTATCGTATATTGACTGCGATGTATTAAAAAAGAAACGAGTTTGTAATACACTACCAAAATAGTAGTTAAGACTGCGAGAAATAACTGTATATTGACTACCATTAAATGTTGCTTGTATTAACCAACTAGCATCAATACCAGCTCCTGAAGTATTTCCAGCGTTTGCCTGACTCCATACTGCTCCAACATCAAGATTAGCCGCTGTTATAAGGTACCATGTATAAGGAGTGCCTGTAATTGAACCTGTACTGTCATATCCTAATCCAAAATTTGCCTTTAAAAATACTTGATTAACTATAGATTGTTTTAAACTAGTTGAAAATTCAGAAGTTAGCACCGGAATGACTTCGGTAACTATTGCTCCTGTTGGAACATAAGTGTTTAACACTACTGGCCCTACACCATTAGCTAAATTTCCTTGCCCGTTATTACTGCCATCGCCAATTATTGCTGTGGGAGATGCCCAAATTACTAAATGGTCGCCATCTAACAATGGTATCCCAGGTTTTAACTCATTGTTACTATCAAAGTAATATCCGTTCGGTGGTACAAATTTAATTAATGCTGTTTCAACAATAAATTTAGCTGTATTACTTACTGTAGATCCAACCGGAACTGGGGTGCCGTTGCTATTCACAAAATACCCAGTTGTTTCATTTACGATAGTAGTGCTTTCATTCCAAGAATAATTTAAAGGAATTAAACTTGGTCTTGGAAAATAAGCATAATAAAATTGTTTAAATGTGGCTTCTAATAATAAAGGAGTTATGTCGTTTAATATTACATTGTTAATATCATTTGTTGTTTGATATGTAAACGCAAATGCTGGTGTTTCGTTGATATACCACAAAGCACCATCAGAAGAAAAAACATTAGTAGATGAATATTTGCCAGTAGGGTCAACTAAATCTAAATAACGACTGGTGCCAATAGAACTACGATTTAATGCTGAACTTTTTATAATAGAATTATATTTTGTAAATGGAAAATTCGTATAGTCCTCTCCGTTTACCATTCTATCTTGTGTGTAGTAACGAGCTGGAGCTCGCTGTTTAATTTGTTCGATAGTTTCGCGAGGCGCAGCATTAGTAACTGGTGTAGTAATACCACAAGTAAATGTTATAGTTTCAATAGTTCCTGAACGACTAACATAAGAAATAGGTATTGAAACTGATTGCATGTTTTCTGGATTAATAATATATTGTAGTCCATTTGATGCTCTTACATAAGTGCGGAATTGGCCCACTGGTATAGTAGCAAACACATTGTCACCAAATAACAATGTAATTTGATCATTAGTACGACTAGTCACAGAATATGCTGACCGTATAGTTGAAGTCATTTGCTCAACTGCCGCTGCATATACAGATGGAACTTGTTCCCAAATTTTTGAAACGCTACCTACATTATCAAGTTGATATAACCAAACGTCTGTATTATTCACACCTTCAATATTAATATCAACTGTGCGATTAGCTACGCTTTCAGCTAAATTAAAATCTTGATTTTGTAATACACCTTGTTTAAAATAAAAGAAATATCCAGTATTAGCACTAGAAAACCCTAGTTGATCATTACGAAATAGTATATTAAATTGTCCATTAGGTAATGGTGGGGGTTCATAGATAAATGTTTCGCCTAATGTAGTCGCATTAACCGCTTCAAATGGCATGTTAACTCCATTTATAGTAGCAGTATAAGGAATTACAGGAATATAACCTGGAACCAAATTAATTGTATATTCCTGCGTGTCTACGCCAAGAATCGTTTGATCATTACCGGGTGAGCCAACATATTGAGTATTGACTAATGACGCATTTATGATGGCTGTAAATTGTTCTTGCCAGTCAAAATTACTAGGATCAGCCCAGTTAATTGTAATGTTCGCAAGATCTATTCCGTTATAATCTGTTACATTTTCTGTAGTAGAAACAGAAAATACTTTAAGATATCCATTAGCTTCTGTATTGCGTTGCGGAACATAACTTACTAAATTAGCGAGTTTAATAACACTATCGCGGCGTTCTGCGGTATCAATATAGTTTTCCCGAGTATTTAAATCTGTGCGGAATGCTAATGCTTGGCCCATAAAAGCCATAACATCTAATAGTGCGATAAACTCCGAAGATTCGATATAATCGTTAAATGTTTCTGGGTAATATTGACGCAAATAATCTATAAAACTCTTACGTAAAGTTTCAAAATCGTAACTTTGAAAGTTACCTTCACTATAGGTTTGATAGATTCTTTTCCAATCTTCAACTCCAAATAGTACAGTTTGCCTTGTTGTCTTCGCCATGGTTATTCCAATGTTACAAGTATTTATGAAGAAAATAAACTGGGTAGTTTAAGTTAAACGTAACTTGCGGAACGCTGCTGTTCATTAAAAAATATGGACAGAATTTGAGCGGAAGTAGTTGCTACTGTTTGTAATTCTAATTCTAACAATATGCCGTTCTGCTGGGGGTACATATTAACATTATTAAGATATAACCTAGGATCGCCGCCAATTACTCGCTGGACTTCTTGATATACAGCCGTTTGTAGTTCTGGAGTTTGATTTTCAAACAAGTATGCCCATAAAACAGTACCATATCCAGGACGGCCAACAACTTCACCTTGTCTAATATTAAAAGCGTTTAATAAATCTTGTTTTATTAGTTCAAAATCTACAAGCGTGAATGTTTTATTTTGATTAATTGTATTGAATCCGATAAAGGTTGCCATATAATATATTTATTCTATACAATATTAACTATTCTAGATCCGACACTTTGAACAGCAGTTTGAGCTTGAGCTAACAAACTTTTTGCTGCGCTGATATCTGCTGTTGTACCTAAACTACCAGCAGAAGGTAAGTCAAACGTGGGTGGTGAAATTAAGGGAGATCCTATTACTCTAGTGACCGCAGCATCAACAGTAGCTCGATCAACTGTATTTGTAAATCCAGCCGCAGGTTGGACTCCAGCAACCATATTGCTTAAAGAAAAATCACTGAAATTTACACTAAATTGTGATGCTTTTGCTAGCGAATTAATGCCGCTAGTCAAACTTGTTTGTGCTGTATTAAATGCCGTTTGTGCGGCACTAGAAGCGCCAGATGCTAATGACCCTAAATTGGATCCAATACTAGATAAAGTAGAAGTAGCACTATCGGCCCAAGCTGTAGCAAGTTGTGTGCCATATTTACTACCGGTAGTTATTAATGCTCCAATATCGCCATTAATTGTAGAAGATATAGACGCTGTTGTTCCTGCTACATTTCCCCCTGTAAGACCACTAGCTAATCCAGAAAGCTGAGATGCAGTAGAACCAGTTGCTGATGTAATATTGTTTAGTGAGTTAGTAGCAAAGCCAATTGCTCCTGTTGATAAACTTGACAAACTTGAGCTATACGAAGCAATAGCATCTGATCCAAGACTTTGAATATCAACTGGTATATCACCAACAGATGCGCTACCAAAATCTGAAAATACATTACTAATTGAATTTCCTATACTTCCTAATGTACTTACAGCACTATTATATAACGATGTAATGGATGATGTACTACTAAATCCGCCATTTAATCCTACAGACAATAAAGCTAATGCAGATGTTGTAACAAGTGTTCCTGTCGGATCATATACTTGTCCAGTATTAACTGTTGTAGTTGGCGTAGTCGACGCTGGGGGGACAATAGTTCCATTAGCTACTAATTGAGTATAACTTTGATTGAATAAATTTTCTTGAATAGTATTTTGTAATGCTTGTTGTCCTACAATATCGTTAACGCTTGTTACACCATACAATCCTGTCCACGGAGCAGGCGAATTCATAAATGTTACAAAATTATCAGGATTTGCGCCTGTACTAGAGTTTGTGGCACAATATCTTTGGCAATACCCTGGTTTGATTAACCCGGCTTGCTCAAGTTGTTGACAATTGAATCCATATATACCAACTCCAATTTCTTGGGACAATGTATCAACATTGCCGCCAGTAGTTGTTGCCATCTGTGCCATTAAGGCTTGTGTTTGTGTAGCTGATAAAGTTCCAACTCCATTTGGCCCTAATCCTACTGGTCCAGTAGGACTACTAGTAACTTGTGTGTAGTTGGTTTGATTAATTGGATTTTGAACAGGTGTTTGTGTTAAGGTAGCAGGCAATTCTGCTACTAATGGCAATCCAGCTATAACTGCTAATAAAGTTTTATCATTTACACCTGCTGTACCTCTTTTTAATCGAGATATTCCAAATTCATTCAGTGTTTCTTGAGGATTGGTGAGCCTATCTCCCTTTTTGTAGCCAACAAATGTTCCAGCAGCGACTTGTTCATAAAAGATTTTATCTGCTTGTAGTTGTGTTGTACCAGTGGGAGCATTTACTTGATACTGAGACCCAGAAGGAAGCGTGTATTTAAAAATTGACATATTAATTTGTTTTAGTAATAGTTGTTCCAGGCGGAATAGTAGGTGCGCCTGGCGGAATAGTATTTGTTCCAGTTGCTAAACTTACTTTATTTTGTACTCCTTGATTATGATATGGCCAAGGTTCGTGAGATGGTGCTCTAGTAACAATACTTTTTATACCTGTAGCCGATACTGCCCAACCTGCACTAGCAGTAAATTCACTATTTGGCATCGTATATTCAGTAAGCGGGTTAGGTACTGCTACACTAGGAGCGAAGCCTGGGTTTAAATCAATAGTGCTTCCTTCAAATGTTAATGCTCCTGCTGAATTCCATGAGCCGCCTTTACTATCTAATACTAATTGACCGTTGCTTTTGACTCCAATAGTTGCTTCACTAAATATTGTAAACGCAGCTTTACTAATACTTGTAAACGAACCTTCCGTTTCAAATGTAATACCTTTTTTACTTTTCATATTAATATTTTCACCAGCAAAAATATTAAAATCTTTATCTGCGTGTAAATTTATAGTACCTTGAGTTCTTAAATTAATAGAATTAGTTGTATAAACATCTAATGTACCTTCTTGACCAAATTCTAACCACACTTGTCCATTAGCATGAGCAATATAAAAACAGTTTCCATCGTCAGACATTGTAATCTGATGTCCTTTTGCTGAGCGAATACGCACTAAAGAATTTTTTCCTCCAACATCTCCGTCATCCATCACAAAAGAATGTCCGCCTCTTCTACCAACAACATTAACTGCTTCTGGAGGAACAGCCCCAGATGCTACTTGTTGTTGAATAGTTGAATCTTGTAGGCCTCCCTGATATATTGGTCGACCAGGTGTGCTAAATCCAAAAGCATTACTTGGACTTTCTCGCTGACTAGATGAACTTATTGATCCACGAATTGGATCGTTAATTGTTCCTGCTTGAAATAATATACTAGCTACATAGCTGTGTACTGGTTTTTGCTGATCAAAAAATTGAGGATTTTCATTAATTGCTGTATTTTGTTCCGCATTATTAATCTCAGTAACCGGTAATTGCGGACTGTTAGCAAAATATGTTGCTTGATTTTCATTTTGTGTTACTGCTTCTGTCGCCGCACCAATGGCCGGCACCATGTGATTTATACCTTGCGGAGGTATTACCCCTACATAAAAACCTTGATTAGGATCACCTGCGACAAAGAAACACAATACTTGAACTCCAATGTCTGGCGGACTAAAACTCATACCATAACTTTGTTGGTTGTTAGTTGATCCGTAAGTGCCTACTCCTGCCGACGTACTAGTTTTAGGAGTCGCTCCGCCAAATGGTGGTATGTAACTTACTGTACGCCACAATGTTTTATCTGTTTTGTCGCCACCACCAAATTGTTCGATATAAACTTGTACTCGACCGCTGCGGGTTGGATCGACGTTGTTTACGATTTCGCCAATAAAAGGTCCAAAATCTGTAGGAGTGCCGCCCCGGTCAAATTTATACGGTGCTGATCTACCTGTTGTTCGTTGTACATTAACTGCCATTATGCGTCCTTAGCTGCCATTAGTTGCGTTTCTGTAGTTATCGGTATATTACCTGTATTAAAAACATTAGATGTGCCAGCCAAGCCGGCAAAAACATCGATACTGCCATTGCTTGTTGGAGCTTGGGCGGGCGTTGTTGGTTGTATAGATGGCGCTTCTACTGATTGCGACAAGTTTGGAGGAGGTACAGGTATATTATCAGGATCATTATTCCATAAATTCGAATTAAGTTGATTTACTAAATTAATTCTGCCGCCGTTATTAGCGACTAAATCAGGTGTTCGCGCACCACTTTGTGGTCCATTTGCTGATATTTGAGTAGAGGTAGTAGATTCTGTCGATCTTCCAGCTATACTAGCCAACTGTGTTGGTTTTAGATTTTTTAAAGCATTGCCTTTTAATTCTTGTGTAAATTTACCTTTGCTAAATGTGCTTCTTACTTGGGTAGCGGTGTACGCGGCACTTGCTTGTGTAGGTGCTGCAGCTAAATTATTGTTATTACCTTCTGTCGAAGACGCATTAACATCTACTAATCCTGTACCACTATAAGGTCCATTTTTTCCGTTATTATAATCAGCAGGAGCATTCCAATTAACAGCAAACACTACTTGCTGGATGTCAGGATTGACTGTGCCGTCTGCATAAAATCCACTACCAAATTCAAATCCGGAGGCTGTTAGGCCAATAGATTCTTGCTGAACTAGCCACGCAGGGTCTCCAACAATTTGCAAAGTTATTTCTTTTTGATCAGCAAAACTGTAAAGATAATCTGCTAATGTACTAGCTGGATTATTTGCTCCGTTTTCTGCTTGTTGATCGCTTTGCCCAGATCTCGGCGAAGGAATATTTCTGTCCGGACCAAGTGCCGAGCCTATATAACCAACTTGATTTACTAACGGATTTCCTACAGCACTTTGTACATCTGAAATTGATGATTTGCTTATAGCGTTATAATATTGATTATTATAACTTTGTTCGTAACTTAATACTTGGGTATTTTGCCCAGTAAACCAATAATTATAAAGTTTTTGAACTCCCCGGAATTGAGCTTCTGGAAAATATTGACTTTGTGCTTCATTTAATGCGTAAGTTGATATAGTATATGTAATTCTGTAAGCATAGTCATTACGGATTGTATCTATTTTAGGACTGATAGGAACTGCATTTACAGTAATCTTAAACCAAGATGTAGTATTATTATTTGTAAGCGAAGTAGTTGGAATCGCATTTCCGCTTACTTGATCTATACTAGATTTTAATTGATCTGTAATATAACGACTATTACGCATAGTCATTTCAATAAATTGTATAATCTGAGTTCCTTGACTTACAGCAATATTTTTTGCTTTAGAATTGAAAGTATTAGTTCTTGGATCTACTTTATCTTTGGCTGTATTAGTTTGTTGATTTGGAGCTGATTTTTTATCGAGTGTGCCTGGTAACATTATTCCAGAACTAGCAAGACTTGCCGGAGCAAATTCAATTACATATTGATTAGCATATTTCACTTTACCAGTTTTCACTAATTCTTGTTCATAAGCATTTAGAGCATCACATATTCCGGTATAAGTGTATTTTGTAGTGCCGCTCGGTGCTGCCGATGCGATAGGCGGCGCATTTCCTGGTAATTTTGTTTTATTGTCTGCCGCGAGAACTTGAGCCCTAGTGCCAGTAGCTTCAGCTATGGCGGTCGCTCCCCCAAATTCAGATTCAAATAGATTTGCCATGTTTAGTATCCTGCCTGATCATAAGGATTAAAAACTGCCGCTACCGTTTCATCACTTTCTGAAGAAATTACTATAGGCGACGATGTTGTACTTGGAGAATTTGTAGACCCGGCTTCTCTACCATCACTTGTGTTATTGTTGTTAATAACTCCTCGGCCAGTACCGGCTAACACATCACCAACTGTTTCACCTGTAACTTCTATATTATATGGGATACTACCAAGTCCAGAGGTTTGAGCATATTCAAACGCATGCGGGCCGCCTTTTATTTGATATTCAATTGCCTTATTTGCCATTTTAAAATTAAGTTCAATAATTTTAAATGGATAATATCTTGTAACTACAGCATTAGATATTCCAGGTACAGCGCCTGCTACTCCTTTATTTGATGTTGGGTCAGTTATTAAGTGGCCGTTTATATCCCAACCATAAAAATTAACAGCCATAACAAAAAATGCTGAATTACTAGCAGCTTCGGATTCTTGATAAAAATCACGACAAGCATTGGTTAAATTTGGTAATAATGTTATTCCGTTAGGTTCAGTTACTTTAAACGAAAGTTGAACTAAGGTAGCTGGGCCTCCTCCGCCTAAAGTATGAGTTATTTCAAAATCATCTATATAATAATCGAGGGTGAAATATTTGTTACGACCAGCAGTAGCAGACCCAGGTTGATCAGTTAAATTAGTTGGCGCAGAAACTCCGCCTTGTTGAATTGATGCTCCGCCGCTTTGTACGAGCAAAGACCACTGACTAACATCAATTTTTTTAGCATTAGTTATGTTTCTAAATTGTGCAGGTGTTAACAAATACCAACTAAGACTGTATGTATAACTAGCATATTGATCTAATACGTTTGGCCTTGGAGTTATTAAACTGCTTGGATTTGTTCCAACATTTAATACTGCGTTGGTTCCGGGCGTAGTATTTAACAAACCAAAATTATCGTCAGTTGGCGCTGCCGCTCCGGGTTGTCTTGCGACTGTTAAATTTTGGTTTACTTGATTTTGTGTGAAAACAGGTATTGGGCCGCCAAGTGTTTGCGTTTCTCCCGGAAATATTTCAGCAGGAGTTGCTTGTGTTTGTTCTGTAGTGCCAACTTTTGGATTTTCCGCTTGCCAGGCATTTAATTGTTCTGGACTTGGTGCCGTACTAAGTTCAACAATATCGCCTGTACTAGGGTTAGCATAATAATAAAGTCCAGTCGGAGAAGGGCCTATATAACGAGTTGGTAAACTTGATATGGCCATTTTATAAACCTAACGCAGATTTAAGTGTAGTAATTTTTGGCAGATAAATTTGAGTTCCTGCTTTGAAATCCAAAGGAGGTGATGTTAATGTATTTGGGTTGCGTTGATAAAATACCCACCATAGATTACTATTATCATATAAATCATGTGCTAACAAATCTGGCCTATATTGATATGTTGAATTAATTGTAAAATATTGATCGTCAACTAATTTTGGTATAGGACGATTAATCATCACATCTAAAAAATACTGACTATACTGAGTGGCATAATAAGGACTAGTTTGGTTATAAAAAGTTGCCATTACCAGAACCCTCCTTTAAGTTGATTACCGTTAGCAAACTCTCTAAGACTAAATTGTTGACTAACTTGTTGGCGAGTATTCACTGGTAGCAGTTTAATAGTAATGTCCATTTTTGTTGGCACATAAGTTGGAGAGCCTTGTGCTAAATTTGGCACATTAGGTGAGCCAAAAGGAGTATTAGGTACAGCCCCTTTTGTCGTAAATGCGTTTGCTAACCGCTGTATACTAGAAAAAATATTATTAGTTGCTACACTCTGTTTAACATTGTTTTGTACTGTTAAATTAAGACCAACTTGATTAGTTACTTGAGCACGGATATAGTCTACATCTTCAGGAAGACTATAACTAAAATCAGCAATTAAACAAGGATGGTTACTAAATTGATATTGCCCAAGCCCAGATAAAAATACTAAAGGCGGAGGACTACCTCGCTGAGCATCTTGCCCGTAAAACATTTTTGTAGCACTTCTAAAAAAATGAATTACCGCCAACAAATAATTTGCTTGTGTTGTATCTTGTGCTGTAAAATGTCCAGTAATACCAATGTCACCTACTTGACTATTTTGATAATAATAACCTCTAAAATTAGAATGAGTTAAATCATATGTTGAATAGTTTGCTTTATAGCTAATATCAATTTTAGGAGTATACGGAAATATCACTCCATTGGTTACTCGTAAAGGTTCTAATATACCAGGTTGTTCAGCGTTATATAGATAAGTTGCGCCTTGCGCTAATCGTAATTTAACTCGCCAGTCCCCACTACCTGCTTCTTGTCCTAATTGTACTGCTCGAACTGGTTGAGCCCGGGCATTGTTAATACCGCGTTGAATTTCTGATGCTAGTGGACTACTATCGCTTGTTGCAGGCGATGATGTTACATTATTAGTAGAATCTGTAGCTAATGTAGACCCGTCGTCAAATGTTTGAAATGTAGATCCATCATCGAATGTTTGAACGCTAGGATTGTAAGCGTCAATAGGTGCGGGCGCTGTATCTATTTCGGCTACCGAAACTGAATTTTGTGGAGCAGGTGGATTAGCGGTTGCAGGATCAGCATTGTTGGTTTCCGCATTTTTCTGCGCACTATTAAACACTTGTTCTTCAGCTATGACTGCTTGCTGAGCCTCTAGATTGGCCCCATTAGCCTGATTGAATTCTCTTCTTGCAGCGCTGGCTTCTGGGCTGCTTATTCCATACTGAGCAACTATAGCGTCTTTTTTGTCTGATGCCTCCTTAAGTCTAGCCGCAGCTTCGGCCGCGACAACTTTGGCTGCATCAAGATCAGATTGTGCGCGAGCTACAGTTACCATATTTTTATTTTCCTATATCAGTATTTATGATTTAAATAATGTGCCCATATTATGTTAAAAAGGTTGACAATAGGTTGACTTATGTTATAATAAATAATCACTCAGGAGATTAATTAGTGGCTACAGCACCAATCGTATCACAAAGAAAAGTCATTTATCTCAATAACAGAGATATATTAAAGCAAATACATTTAAGTAAAAACACATATTGTGCTTATCTAGATCCCGTAAACGATCACCAATACGACATTATTTTACCCAGTATTTTAAAAATAAATCAGCGCACAATAGCAGAAGCTAGACGAAATCGCTCTGATCGTATTAAAAAAGAAACAGGTGTAGTTATAGATCCTAAGAAAATACCCAATACTGATTTAGTATTCCGTGTTACTACCTGGGAACATATACCTATGGCTCCTAAAAAGATACCAAAATCAGCTACTACAAAGAAGAAAAAAATAGAAGATATTTTCGAACTTGAATTATTAGAAGAAGATCCAGTATTAGACTTGCTGATTCCCGAAGATGCTGATTCCGCCACTGCAAAATATGTAAGATTACCTTTCCCGCCATTTTTTCATTATCGCATAGATGATAAAAAACAACCGTTTCTTGTGGGGAAAAGTCATTGGGTGGGCGATTTAAAAAAAGGCGAGTTTAATAAAGATCACGGAACAATGACTCGCACACTAGCTAATATGTTTATTAAATTATGTGATAGATATGCTACCCGCTCTAACTGGCGTGGATATACTTATAACGAAGAAATGCGTGGAGCAGCACTTGTTCAATTATCACAAATTGGATTACGATTTGACGAAAGTAAATCACAAAATCCGTTTGCGTATTACACAGCCGCTATCACTAACTCGTTTACCCATATATTAAATTCTGAAAAGAAAAATCAAAACATTCGCGATGATATGTTAGAAATGAACGGGCTTAACCCGAGTTGGACAAGACAATCTGCTGGTAAGAAAGATCCAAATCTTCATTCAGTTGTTACCAATATTGATATTTCTGAATACAATATTGAAGATTAACCAGTTTAGTTGTAATCTACAATCTAGAAGTGTATAATCAAGGATATGACAAATCTATTCCGTAAGGTAGCAGTTTGTACTGACATACACTGGGGCTTAAAGTCTAATAGTTTAGTACATAATCGTGATTGTGAAGCATTTATTGATTGGTTTATTGCCAAAGCCAAAGAAGAAGGTTGTGAAACTGGAATGTTCCTTGGCGATTGGCACAATCACCGTGCTAGCATTAATTTACAAACGTTACAATTTAGTGTACAGGCATTGGAAAAACTATCAAAAGCATTTGATAAATTCTATTTTATTCCTGGTAATCACGATTTATACTATCGCGATAAACGAGATATTCACGGTGCCGAATGGGCTAAACATATTCCAAATATTATTATTGTTAACGACTGGTTTAAAGAAGGAGATGTTGTTATTGCTCCTTGGTTAGTCGGAGACGATCATAAAAAATTACAAAAGATGTCAGCAAAATATATGTTTGGACATTTTGAACTTCCACATTTTAAAATGAATGCCATGGTAGAAATGCCAGATCATGGTGAAATTAATATAGATAGCTTTAGTGGAGTTGAAAATGTATATTCTGGACATTTTCATTTACGGCAACAAAAGAAAAATATAACATATATTGGAAATTGTTTCCCACATAATTTTGCTGATGCCGGAGATAGTAACCGCGGTATGATGATTAAAGAATGGGGTAAAGAAGATCAGTATTTTGCTTGGCCCGGACAACCATTATATCATGTTATGAAGTTAAGTGATGCTATTGACAACGGTGCTAATATATTTGTACCTAATATGCATGTTCGCGTTGAATTAGATATTGACATTAGTTACGAAGAAGCTAATTTTATCAAAGAAACATTTATCAAAGATTATGATTTGCGTGAGATGGCGTTGATACCAAGTAAGAAAACTGATATTAACACTGATTTAGCGCCTGGAGATGTTAAGTTTGAATCTGTCGATCAAATTGTAACAGATCAACTCACTAACATATCGTCGGATTTCTACGATAGTAAACTATTACTAAAAATTTATCAAAATCTATGATCCAAATAAAGAATTTATCAGTAAAAAATTTTATGAGTGTAGGTAATGCTACACAAGGAATTAACTTTGATCGTCGAGATTTAACATTAGTATTAGGCGAAAATATGGATTTGGGTGGCGACGGTAGCAGAAATGGTACTGGTAAAACTACTATTATCAACGCTTTAAGTTATGCTATGTATGGTACTGCTTTAAGCAATATCCGTAAAGATAACTTAGTCAATAAAACTAACGGCAAAAATATGTTAGTTTCTTTAGAATTTACTGTTAATAATCAGGACTATAGAATTGAGCGTGGTCGTAAACCTAATTTATTAAAATTTTATATCGATAACAAAGAAACTGAAGCAGACGACAATGCCCAAGGCGACAGTCGTGAAACGCAAGATGCTATTGAAAACATATTGGGTATGAGTCACGATATGTTTAAGCATATTATGGCATTAAACACTTATACTGAACCATTTTTATCATTAAAGTCTAATGAACAGCGCACTATTATCGAACAGTTGCTTGGTATTACTATGTTGTCTGAACGAGCTGAAAAAATTAAAGAGTTGAATCGAACCACTAAAGAAGATATCACTAAAGAAGAATTTAGAATCCGTGCTGTACAAGATGCTAATAAGCGTATACAAGAACAAATTGAATCCTTAAAGCGCAGACAAGGATTATGGGAAACTAAACATGACAATGACATCAAAGAACTTGAGAAGGCTTTATCCTCGTTGCAGGAAATTAATATTGAACAAGAGATCCAGGCACACAAGGATCATAAAGCGTGGGATCAGAAGAGGAAGGATATCAACGATTTATCTGGTCAGATCAGCCGCACGAAACTGGATATTACACGGGAGGAAAAGACGATTTCCAAGGTATCAAAAGAAATCGAGACTCTCAAAACCCATCAATGTCATACATGCGGCCAACCCTTCCATGACGAGAAGCACGAATCAGTGCTGGCGTCTAAACAGGAAGACTTGGATGGAGCTAGAAAAAATTTCGCAGAGCATAAACAACTCTTATCAGAATTGGAGATTGCCTTCGAAGCCTTGGGCGTGTTAGGTAAGCCACCAAAAATGTTTTATGATAAAGAAGAAGATGCTATCCAACATCGTACCACTATCGAAGGACTTGTAACACAAATAAACAGCAAAAAAGCAGAAATTGACCCGTATGCTGAACAAATTGATGAAATGACTAATCAAGCACTGGAAGAAATATCTTACGATACTCTAAACGAGTTAACAAAATTACAAGAACATCAAGAGTTTTTGCTTAAATTACTTACTAGTAAGGATAGTTTTATCCGTAAAAAGATTATTGAACAAAACTTATCATATTTAAATGCTCGATTAACACATTATTTAGATCGCATTGGTTTGCCACATACTGTAGTATTCCAAAATGATCTAACTGTAAGCATTGAAGAGTTAGGGCGTGAATTAGATTTTGATAATTTAAGTCGCGGAGAACGCAATAGACTTATTTTAAGTATGGCTTGGGCGTTTAGAGATGTGTTTGAATCACTTTATACACCAATCAATGTATTGTTTATCGATGAAATGATTGACAACGGGCTAGATACACAAGGTGTAGAGTCAGCACTAGCATTATTAAAACAAATGTCGCGTGAACGTCACAAGAGTATTTGGTTAGTTAGCCATAGAGACGAACTAGCAGGCCGTGTAGAAAACATACTTAAGGTAGTTAAAGAGGGTGGATTTACTAGTTACAATACAGATATTGAGACAGCATAATGAAATTTTTACGAGCTTCGATATCAGCGATAACTATTAATCCATGTCTTGGCTTTATGAAAATCAAAAAATCGAAATATTACCAGAAGACTGTATTGGATTTGTTTATCTAATTACAAATAATCTTTCTGGTCGGAAATATGTAGGAAAAAAATTAGCAAAATTTAGTAAAACATCATATAAAGTAGTAAAACTTAAAAACGGTAAAAAGAAACGCAAAAAAATCAAAAGTAAGATAGAGTCAGACTGGCAACAATATTACGGCAGTAACATAGAGTTAAACAAAGACATCGAAAAACTAGGCAGCGAAAACTTCACCCGCGAAATCTTATACTATTGTAGGTCCAAGGCTGAATGTAGTTATATAGAAGCTCGCGAACAATTTAATAGAAAAGTACTAGAAACTAATGACTATTATAACGGACATATACAAGTTCGTGTACATGGTAGTCATATAATCAACAAAATTTAATCATCATTGTAAGGCATCATTAAGACAATGTTTGGTCGAGGTAGCTCGACTCGCAAGGAAGAACGGTGAAATACCCGGTCTAGATGAGCTTGTGTGTCACAAGAAAGTTGCTAACTTAAGGCATCAAATGGTTTGGGCTCCGTTGAAACAGATACGACCCATGCTTATAGGACTTGGATTTATTATCGGGTTACTAGGGTTCCGTTGATATGTGAAGCTAGAGTAGGGGGTACCGGTCAACCGCCTCCGTGTGTAGTATATACAATCTCTTTATAATAAATGACTGTACAACTCAGATGAAGTTTGTATCAATCATGTTCACCGTAAGTACGGTGAATTGTGACCGATTAATCTAGATGAAGTAATTTAAAAACAAATATAAGACGAGCTGTTAAGCGAGTCTTAGATTAGCGTAGCTAATCTTTCAATGTCAGAAAAAAGGCATGCCTGACTTCTTAGTTGTTTCCATATTGTCTTTAATAATTTGTCCAATTAATTTTCGTTCTGAAATACTTAATTGTAAAAGTTGATCATAAGTTAAGCCACCACGCATGTACCAAGCCATTCGTAACGCCTCTAATCTAATCTCGTTAATTTCTTCGTCCATGCCGTCAACATATTTGGCGACACCGTCAGAGTCCAAGGTTAGGAGGCGCGCCCGAAAAAACTTGTCATGTCTAATGTAATGTTTTGCTTGTATTCGTTTTGACAATTACCACATTTAATATTGACTGGTTGCATTTCTGCTTGTGTTTTGTGGCCAATAACATATTCTTGGATACGATTAAACAGGCCACGGTCACAATTTTTCATAAATTCAGAAATATATTCGGGCTCGCTTACCATAGCTTGCGGCGTTTTAATTGTTTGTATACTTTGTGACAAGGCCATAACAGTCATTTCTGTCATTTTTTTAAGGGCTTGCGACATAGCAGCAATTTGCTGGGTGTCTATCTCGCCATCTGTCGGGATAGATTGGAAAATTCTTTGCTCGTCAAATTGTATTTTGTTATTATCGGACAAATTTTTATAAGTCATTGGTTTAAAATAAATTTCAATATCACCTTGTTTTACACTTTCTGTATAGTCGGGAGTTCGAATTTTATCAAGTACTGTACGTAAATCTACACCGTATTCATCAGTAGTGTTACATTTTGGACATTGTGTCGCGAACTGCATTTCGTGCCCGTAACTAGCAATACGAATAGCTACTAAAATAGTATCAATATCTATAGAAGGAATAGCCCAAGCATCTTTGATATTAGGTAAACAACTTTGTATAACGTTAATAACTGCTTGGCCGCTGAACAAAGCGTCTGGGGTACGATAAGTTATTTCGTCTATAGCTGTCATAGGTAAAACTGGCAATTCCCCGTTTGTGGGCATTTCCAGCGCACCAAGCGGATAATAATTACCTTGACTGGGCAATTTAATATAAATTGCGGGTTGTCTAAAATATTGACTTAACGGGTTGTTTGAAATCATAGGTTTTTCCTTGTATAAATATTAATTATGGCAGAACAATTCGACCCAAAAGAAATTCAAGATATTATAGATGAATACACTAGACACTTAAACGAAGGTATTCCAATTTCTGAAAATTTGGCACGAGCTTTCAAAGATGCTTCCACAGGTGTAAAAGACTACACGAGAAATTTAAAGGCTAGTAAAGAAGCTTTAGTTAATAGTTTAAAATCTCTTGGTATGTCCATGGTCAATGGAGAATCCGGGGCTGCGGTTTATAACAATACTATTAAACAAGGTGCTAAGACCTTTAGCAATTGGGTTTCAAAAATTCCTTATGTTGGAAAAGCATTAGGCGCTGTAGCAGAAGCTGCAGCCACTTATGAAAATGCTGTAGCTGATCAAGCCGACGCTTTATTTAAAAGTTATCAAGATATAAGTCGTTCTGGTATTGCTACTGGAATGAACGATGCTTTTAAGAATTTACAAGATGCTGGTTATACAATGAAAGAAATTGGTCAATATGGCCAATTAATGAAAGAAAATTCTACAATTCTTGCTACTATGGGCGGCACTACTGCTCAAGGCGCATCAGCATTTGCGGCTGCATCAAAAAATATTAAAAATTCTGGTTTAGAAACTCAGTTTATGCGTATGGGTATGACTGTTAATGACATTAACAGTGGCATGGCCAATTATGTAAAACAACAACAACTAAGCGGCTCGGTGTTACAACAAGATGATAAAAAAGTTGCCGCTAGTGCTGCTGAGTTTATGCTACAGCAAGATAGAATAACTAAACTAACTGGATTATCTGCTGATCAACAAAATAAAATTTACGAAGGAGCATTAGCACAAGAACAATATGCGGCTAAAACTTTTCAATTAAGAATGAAAGCAGACGCCGGTGATGAACAAGCCAAAGCTGAATTGATAAGAAATGACGCATTTATAAAAGCGGCTACTGCTAAAGGCGGAGCAGAGGCTGGTAAAAATGCACAATTGTTTATTGCTGGAGCCGTAAATTCTAAAGGCTATCAAATATTCCAAAGAAGTTATGGGCATGCCGCTGATTATATAGCCAAAGGTGGCACAGACGTTGGTAAAGCATTAAATTTATATACTACAGATGCTAAAAATACAGCTAAAGTTCAAGCGACATTAAGTCAGTACGGAGCAGGCAGTGAAGTTTATGGAGACATGGCATCAAATGCTAAATTGGCCGCTGCTTCAACAGTGGACTATACTCAAGCTAATAAAGATGCTACAGCACAACAAGAAAAACAAATAGCAGGCACAGACGAAGCTACTAAAGCTATGGTTGATCTTACTAAAGATCAACGAGATATAACACAATCAGCAGAGCAAGTTATTAATAAAGGTATTCCTGTTGTTGTTAAAAGTTTAGCTGGGTTGGCTAGTGTTACACAACAATTAACTGGAGTATTTGGCGAACTAGCTGGCAAACAAGGACAAATTGGGGGCGGTACAACTTTATTAAACAAACTTGGTGTTACTAGCGGAGCAACTGCTGCGCCTACCGTTTCTCCTATTACACCACCTGCTGGAGCAGGGGCGGCTAATATAGATAGTCTTATAAATTTTACAGGCGGCACAGGAAGCAAAACACACTTTCAACAACTTAATCCAACTGTACTTAATAGTTTTGTACAAATGGCTTCGGCTTATTTTAGTAACACAGGTAAAAAATTACAAGTTAATTCAGCTTTTAGGTCGATGGAAGAACAAGCTAAAGTCAATTCTGGAACTAATCCTAAAGCAGCTCCTGGAAGAAGTTTACATAATGTAGGTAAAGCAATAGATATTAATTCTAGTCAAGTATCAGAATTACAATCATTGGGATTATTAGGTCAACATGGGTTTAGTCCATTAAGCGGAGATCCTCCGCATATTCAAATGCCGTCAGCTGCTACTGGTGGAATATTAAGTGGACCTATAAGCGGTTATCAAGCTATGTTACACGGCAATGAAGCTGTGGTGCCTTTGCCTGACGGTAAAACAATTCCTTTAAAAAATAATAATAGTGGTGGGTCAAAAGAACAAACTATGTTATTGAGCATGGAATTAGAAAAATTAGATTCCATGTTGGCAGTCATGCAAAAACAAACTGATATTACTACTAGAATTCTAGCAAAACAAAGTTAAAATATAAATTATGGCAAAATTTAGTCCAGAAGAAGCACGAGCGATTATAGATGAATATAATCAAAAATTAGCTGCTAAAGAACCTATATCTGCGGATTTAGCTAAAGCTATGCGAGATGCTTCTACTGGCATCAAAGATTATACCGATAATTTAAAAGCAAATCTTGATAAAACATCAAATGCTGTTCTGAGAATGGGCAAAGCCTTAGTACAAGGCGAATCTGGTCTTAGTGTTTATAATGAGGCAATAGAATCTGGCGCATCGGCTATGGGTGCTTGGGCGCAAAAACTTCCTTTTGTCGGGGGAGCTTTAAATAGTGCAGCCAAAGCAACTGCTCAAGCTGTAGTATTAATCAATAAACAAGCAGATACATTATTTCAAAATTACCAAAGTATTAGCCGTTCTGGTTTAGTAACCGGAATGGCAGATACATTCAAAAACTTAGAAGCCGCTGGGTATACTGTTGCTGAGATTCAAGAGTATGGCGCTTTAATGAAACAAAATGCTGATACATTAGCAACATTTGGTGGCACGGCTGCCAAAGGTGCTAAACAATTTGCTGATATAGCACAGTCGATACAGAATTCAGATGCTCAAACAAATTTTATGATGTTGGGTATGAATGTTAATGACATAAACAGTGGTGTTGCTAATTATATAAAAATTCAACAACTAAGTGGTTCAACAAAAGTACAGACTAATCAGGAATTGAAAGAAAGTGCTCAAGATTTTATTATGCAACAAGATAGGTTAACAAAATTAACAGGTCTTAATGCTGAACAACAAAATAAAGTATATGAACGTGCTTTAGCAATGGAGCAATATAGTGCTCTTATGCAAAATTTACAAGCAAGAGTAGATGCTGGAGATAAAGCGGCTCAACTTGAAATAGATCGTAATAAAGAAGTAATGCAATTTGCATTTGCTAAAGGAAATCAAGCCTTGGCTGATGATGCGGCTATGTTTTTAGCTGGAGCTGTTAATAGTGAAGGCGCCCAAAGATTTCAACGCTCTTTTACTGGTGCTAGTAAATTAATAAACAGCGGTGTTACAGATGCTAGTGTAATTAATAAACAGATAACTCAGGATGCTCAGAAAACATTAAGTGAACAAACAACACTTGGTCTTTATGGTCAATATAATAAAAATTTTAGTGACTTATCTGGCACGATGAAACTAGCAGCTGCTAGTGTTAATGATGTTACTGTAGCTAACGAAACAGCTTTAGATCAACAAAAAGATCAAATTAAAGGTAACGACGAAGCAGTTAAAGCTAGTGTAAAATTAAGACAAAATCAAAGAGATACAACACAATCATTGGATACAATGATTAATAAAGGAGTTGAACCTGTAGCCAAAGGATTTGCCGGATTAACTTCAGTAGCACAACAATTAGTAGGAGTAGCCGGCCAAGCAGCTGGCAAACAAGGACAAATCGGAGGAGGTACTACATTATTAAACAAACTTGGTATTGGTAGCCCACCTTCGGGGGCCGCTCCAATTGTCCCAGGTAAACCAGCTGGCACTACTACTCCTCCAGCAGGTGCCGCTCCTGCTCCCGCAAGTGTGCCATCGCTAGATAATTTAAAAAATATTGGTGGAGCTGCTCCTGGACCAGCTGGGGCTAGTATAAGCGGAGGTTTGATTGCTGGGATGGACTCCATCAAACAAATGATTATCCGTCACGAAGGAGTCAGAACTAAACCATACATAGATTCATTAGGAAATTGGACAGTTGGTGTAGGGCATTTAATTGGTAAATCTCTGCCAGCTGATATGAATAGAGAGTTTAGTCAGCAAGAAATAATGAGTATGTTTGAGCAAGATTTTGCTAAACACTATGGAATCGCTCAAAGAACCCCAGGGTGGGATAAAGCTAACGAGGCTGGCAAAGGTGCTATGGTCGATTTAGCATTTAACATGGGACAATGGTGGCCTAAATTTCCAAATACAGCAAAAGCATTAATGTCTGGTGATTTTACTGGAGCTGCTACAGGGTTAAAGGATAGCGATTGGTATAAACAAGTTGGCAATCGCGGCCCTACAATAGTAGGGCTAATGTCACAAGCTGGAGGACCCAGTAAAGGAACATTAAGCGGCCCATCTAGTCAATACAATTCTCAGATATCTGGTAATAGTTCAGCAGTTCCGTTACCAAATGGTAGATCAATTCCAGTATCAACTACAAGCGAATCGACTGATTCTTCGGAAAATAATAAAATAATATCGATGAAGATAGCCAAATTGGATCAATTGATTAACGGAATGATTAAAAACAATAGTCTATCGCAAAAGATATTACAGCGACAAAGCTAAACAACTAAATATAAAACTATGGCAATTAATAACGGCAAAAATGGACGCAATGGCGGCTGGCGCAAGTATTTCAAGGTAGCTGATGTAAATCAGTTAGGACAATTAAGCCCAATTTCGGGTAAAAACAACTTTGGACTTCCTGGGTATAATCGCCCTGGTTCAGACTTTGAAAGCGGAACCCGTAACGAGTTCGCTTTTCGTAACTATGCATCACGCTTACCAGAAGTTTATTCTGGGCATCCTAATCGTTTAGAGCGTTATAATCAATATGAAAATATGGATTGTGATAGTGAAGTTAATGCTTGTTTAGATATTATTGCTGAATTTAGCACACAAAATAATTTAGATAATAATACACCTTTTGATATCGAATTCAATGATCAACCAACTGATCACGAAATTGAAATGATTAAAAAGCAATTGATACAATGGACTAAACTTAACAAATTAGACCAGCGTATATTTAAATTATTCCGCAATACTATTAAGTATGGCGATCAAGTATTTGTACGCGATCCGGAAACATTTGAAATGTACTGGATTGATATGATTAAAGTTGCTCGTGTTATTGTAAATGAGTCAGAAGGTAAACGTCCTGAACAATATATCATTCGTGACATTAACCCTAACTTTCAAAACATGAGTATGGCGGCTAAAACAACGTCAGATTATTATGTAAGCCGTTCAACTGGTTCTGTTACTACAGGTAATAACTATAATGCGCCAAATGGCGGAGCAGGCGGTGGCGCAGGTGGTGGAGTAGGTAATAGTCGTTTTACGCAAGCTATGAATGAATCATGTATTGACGCTAAACACGTGGTACATTTAAGTTTAAATGAAGGTTTAGATTATTTTTGGCCGTTTGGACAAAGTATTTTAGAAAACATTTATAAAGTTTACAAACAAAAAGAGCTTTTGGAAGATTCTGTTCTTATATATCGTGTACAGCGAGCTCCAGAACGTCGTTTATTTAAAATTGATGTAGGTAACATGCCTAGTCATATGGCCATGGCTTTTGTCGAGCGTGTAAAAAATGAAATGCATCAACGCAGAATTCCTACTGTTACTGGTGGTGGTGCTAATATGATGGATGCTAGTTATAATCCATTAAGTGTTAATGAAGATTATTTCTTTCCGCAAACGTCTGAAGGACGGGGTAGTTCTGTAGAAGTTCTACCCGGCGGTCAGAATCTTGGTGAAATTGACGATTTGAAATATTTTAATAATAAAATGGCTCGCGGATTACGAGTGCCAAGTAGTTATTTGCCAACAGGACCAGACGATTCTGGGGCCGCTATGAATGATGGTAAAGTAGGAACAGCATTAATCCAAGAATTTAGATTTAACAAATATTGCGAACGCTTGCAAAAGCTGATTATGCAGAAATTAGATGACGAATTTAAACTATTTTTACGCTGGAGAGGCTTTAGTATTGACAGCGGAATCTTTAATATTACTTTAACTGAACCACAAAATTTTGCTAGTTATCGTCAATCAGAACTCGATACTGCTCGTGTTGCTACATTTACAGCTATTGAACCATTGCCATATATGAGTAAACGCTTTTTACTTAAACGCTACTTAGGGTTAACCGATGAAGAAGTCCTGGAAAATGAAACATTATGGCAAGAAGAACGCGATGTTGCTAACACGATAACAGCATCTGGTAAAGATTTGCGTAATGTTGGTATTATGCCATCTAGTATGGACGCAGACATTGCGACTGGTGAGGAAATGGCTGATTCTGGATTAGGCACAGCAGAAACCGATACTGGGGCTGGTCCAGCCCCAATGCCTACTCAATTGCCAGGCGGGTCAGCAGGTAGCCCAGCAGCAACTGGCGCTGGCGCTTAACCAAAATATCAAATAGTAATTGACAATTAGTAAAATATCTGTTATCATCTATACATAGCTAAGGAAAATTATGCCAAATAAAGTAGAAATCGTCGGGGACGACTCATCTAATCAAACAACGCAAACTAATTCACTACAAATGAGTGAGTGGCATTATTTTACATCTGCTGTATATACTATACAGAAACCAGAATTCCTTAAAGATATTAATAAAATTACTAGGGAATATGTAAATCGTATTAAAAAAAATAACAAATTAGATGAAATATATCCTGTTTACATGTCTGAAAATATGTTTACTGACCCCAGGCTTTCTATTTTTACAAATTTTGTAGGACACATAGCTAGAGATATATTAATTAGGCAAGGTTATAATTTAACAAATCTAGATGTAGCGTTTTTTGAAATGTGGACACAAGAGCATTATAAATTTTCTGGCCAAGAGGAACATGTACATCCAAATAATCAAATTTCTGGATTCTATTTCTTAGATGTACCAAAAAATCCTCCTAAAGTTATCATACATGATCCAAGACCGGCTAAAGTATTTTCTGCTTTGCCAGAAGTTAATGTGTCGCAAGCTACATATGCTAGTACTATGATTAATTTTACACCAGAACCTGGTACATTAATGCTAACAAATTCATGGTTGCCACATTCATTTACTAAAAATCCGTCGGAAAAACCATTTAGATTTATACATTTTAACTTAGGAATAGTAGCAAAATCTCAAATAAATACACAAGTTGGGGCAGGATCAAGTGCCCAAACTACTATACTATGAAAAAATATCTAATTCGTTTTAATAAATCTAGGGGACAACCTGGTAGGGGTTCTTTACAGCATGTATGGAGAGTATTCGAAGGAGACAAAGAATACATTGTTAAACATGTGAAAATTAATGTACCATGCCAAGACGAAGTTTCTGGTGATGGTCAAGGTAATGATGACTGGAATTTTGCCTGCACAGCATATATGAGTATGGATAAAGTTACATCTACCGCTACTTTTACAGATAAAAAACCTAAATAAAATCAAATATTCAGTTTAAAATCTATTAGCTAAATACTTTACTATGATTTTAAATGAACTTTACGAAAAAAACCCGTCGGCATATCAGGATTTAGAAGACGACAATTCTCAGCCAAAAATGGGTCAATTGCGTAAAACTCGTCTTACATTAAAACAAATCCGTAAACTTCGTCAAATGAACGAATTACGCGAAATTGAATTTAAAGATAAATTAAAATATGTTAGTATGCAATATGCTCCTCCTCCAGAGCCAGCAATTTAAGTTTTTTGTAATAAAAATTACATAAAATACTCATATTTCACCCCCATAATACACTAGTATTACTCTTCTTTAGTAAATAAATTTACGAGCCATTCTAAAGGAGAAATAAATGACATCGAAATTTGAACAGTTAATTGAATATGTAATTAACGATGAAGAAGCGAAAGCTAAAGAATTATTCCATGATATCGTAGTTGAGAAATCGCGCGAAATCTATGAGAATTTAATGAACGAAGAGTCTGACGCAGAAGAAGACGATCACGCTGAAAAAGCAGCTGAAAAAGTTAAAAAAGACATAGAGTATGATGATGCTAAAGACAAAAAAGAGCGTGCAGACGAGTCTGAAGAAGATGTAGAAGAGTCTATCGAAGAAGATATGGGCGACTCATCTGGTTCTGCTAGCGAAGATTTAATGCGCGAAGTTGAAACAGACGAAGAAGGCATGACTGAAGAGTCTGATGCTGAATTTGATGACGAAGCAGAAGAAGCTGGCGACGATGTAACTAAAGATATCGAAGCTGATCATGACGCAGAAGACGGCGACATCGAAGATCGCGTAGTTGATCTAGAAGACAAATTAGACGAATTAATGGCTGAATTTGAAGCTCTTATGGGCGACGAAGCAGTTGACGGTGGTGACGACGAGTTCGATATGGAGCCAGTAGATGGTGAAGTAGGTGGCGATGCATACGCAGATGACGACACATCAGAATTTCAAGATATGCCAATGAGCGAAGCTGTTAACCTAGCTAAAGTTCCAGCTCCAACACATGGCGACAATGGTGCTAACTCTAAATCCCCAGTTGCAGCTAACTCTGGCGCAGCCGGAATGGCCGCAAAGCCAGTTCGTAACACAGCTACTGAAGCAAATCCAGATGGCACAGCAGCTTACAAAGCTCCAACAAGCTATGCTGACAAAGGCCGTGGCGATTTACCAGGCGCAGGCAAGTTTAAAAATGTACCAGCTAAGGACGGCAGTAAGTTAGAAGCCGCACCAAAGCCAAAATTTGACCAAGGCGGTCAAAACACACGCACACCTTTTCCAAAAGGTTAATCCATAGATATGGCTCGTAACACTTATCTCAAGGAACATCTAAGCTTCACTCAGGCAGAGGTTAAACTCTTGTCTGAGGAAGCACAGGATGGCTCCGGCAAGAAGACCCTATATATGGAGGGGATTTGTATTCAAGGTGATAAGTTGAATGCGAATGAGCGTATCTATCCAGCGCATGAAATTGCTAAAGCAGTCCAAACTATCAACGAACAACTTAAAACAGGTCACTCTGTATTAGGCGAAGTTGATCATCCAGATGATTTAAAAATTAATTTAGATCGTGTATCACATATGATTGAAAAAATGTGGATGAATGGAGCAGACGGCTATGGCAAGCTAAAGATATTACCAACACCAATGGGCGAATTAGTTAAGACTATGTTAGACTCTGGTGTTAAATTAGGGGTTAGTAGTCGTGGATCAGGAAATGTCAACGACCGCAACGGACATGTCAGTGACTTTGAAATAGTTACTGTTGATGTAGTTGCTCAGCCAAGTGCTCCAAACGCATATCCAACAGCAATTTACGAAGGTTTGTTAAATCACGCCGGCGGACAAAAGATTTTGGAAATGTTTAAGGATCCAGCTAAGAGCAACAAAGCACAAAGATACGTACAAAGCGAAGTAATTCGTCTAATACGTGGTCTTAAGATTGAAGGGAAATAAAATGCTAGACGCACTAAAGCCGTTATTAGATAGTGAGTTAGTTACCGAAGAAGCGAAAGCTGAAATTAATGAAGCTTGGGAAGCCAAGATCGTTGAAGCTAAGGAACTAGCACGTGCAGAACTCCGCGAAGAGTTTGCACAACGCTATGAGCATGACAAACAAGTGATGGTCGAAGCCCTTGATCGCATGGTATCAGAAAGTCTTATCGCAGAAGTTCAACAGTTAAAAGCAGAAAAAGCTGCTCTTGCTGAAGATCGTGTTAAATTCCAACGCAAAATCAAAGAAGACGCCACAAAGTTTAATAGCTTTATGGTTTCCAAATTAGCGGAAGAAATTGGCGAATTGCGTAAAGATCGTAAAACACATAACGAAGGCCTTAAGAAGTTAGAAGGTTTCATCGTACATGCGTTAGCTAGTGAAATCCAAGAATTTGCCCAAGACAAGCGTGATGTAGTTGAAACTAAAGTTCGTTTAGTTACAAATGCTCGCCAACAGTTAGAAGGTTTAAAAGCACGATTTGTAAAAGAATCTGCTCAAAAGATGACACAAGCTGTAACCAAGCATCTCAAGGCTGAACTCAGTCAATTGAAAGAAGATATCCAAGTTGCTCGTGAGAACAATTTTGGACGTCGTATTTTTGAAGCATACTCAGCTGAATTTGGCGCTACTCATTTAAATGAGAAAGCGGAAGTTCGTAAGTTACATGATGTTATTGCTCAGAAAGATCAGAAGATTGCTGAAGCCATCAAATTCGCTAAGAAGGCAACTGTCTTAGTCGAATCCAAGGAACGTGAAGTACGAATCCTTAAAGAGTCCAATGAGCGCACCCGCACAATGGATGACCTGCTAGCTCCTTTAAACGAGGAAAAAGCAGAAGTAATGCGTAATTTACTCGAAAGCGTTCAGACTCCACGTCTAAAGAGCGCA